CAAAGAGCAAGCCAATGAAAAAAAAAAAAATCCGCATAACAAAGTTCTCAAAAAATATTTCCACACAGAAACCGATGACGGTTTTTTGACACTATGCGACAACTACCACATTTTCAACGAAACAATACTTGACGCATTCAGACTTGGCTATGAATATCCGCATCCACAAAACTTGACACGGCACGCTTTTATAAAGATAGTGTTCAAGACTTCCGACAGCGACCTTATGGACAGAATAATAAACGACAATGACGTGTTCTCATACGCATTTGTCGCAAAAGACAGATTGTCCGTAAGTATCACCGAAAGCAGCAAGCCAAAGTTTGACAAAATTAGATGCACAGAAAAATTGTACGATTTTCCATTGGATGAAATCGAAGGTATAGATACCAAACATTATTAAGCACATACATAACTTATATAAAATAATATGACAGACAACTATACAAGATTATCAAAAATTCAAAAATTTTCTGAAGAATTGATTAAGTTGCAAGAAAGCATTACAACTATTGATAATGAAATTTCAATAGCAGAAAACAATATAGAACAAGAAAAAGAAAAAATAAGCCAAGAAATAGAAAAAATAGTTAGTCTTTTATCAAAAAAGAAAAACAATATTTTGAAAATTAAACAAGTAAATGCAAAAATCAATAGCATAAAAAACGAAATAGCCGAATCCAAAGGTGCAAAACCTATTTGTGTTGGATATGTACGATTGTCAAAAAAAAGTGAAAAAAATTTTGAAAGACAATATCACACAATATATGATTCAAATTTTAATATTGTGAAAGTCTTTAAAGAAACAATATCAGCACATAACATAGAACTATCAAAAAGGCTTTTGGATGAATGTATAGACTATTGCTATGAAAATGGAATACTGCTTATTGTCGTGTCAGAAGCAGGAAGATTGAGTAGAAACAGACACTTGTTTGAAGAAATACGTGCTAAACTTATTGATAAATGTATAAATGTCTATTCGTGTAGCGAACATATATATCTTTTTGATAATGAGTTTAATTTGAATGCCGAATTTTACAATAAAATAATTGATGCAGAGAAAGAAATTGAACAAATACATAACAGATTAGCACAAGGACGTGAATTATACAAAGCAAAAGGCGGAACACTTGGGAGAAGAAAGGGTAGTGGAAAAACATTAGAACAATTGCAAAATGAATATCCAAACCAAATATCTCTTTTACGAGAAGGTGTATCAATAAGAAAAGTTGCACATATAACTGGAATAAGTGTTTCAACCGTCCAACGATTAAAACGAGAGTTCAAAATAACAAAGCAAAAAGATTATGTTAATGTTGAACCTATAACACACAACACAAATATTAAACAAAAAAATACAATATCTGATAAAAAATTATTCTAACTTCAATAAATCACATACATAACTTATATATAATGGATTTGACGGTAAACAAGAATGTGTGGAACAACTACTCCGAGGAAGAAAAGGAGCGGTTCGCCGATGCTGTGTTCAAGCATTACAGAGCATCGGGATTCCCGTATTTTCCGTCAGACCACGGGTTCAGAAAAGCGGAACTTGAAAAGTTCACCGACTTCCCCTATATGAAACTGCTTGACGGAAAGAACATCGGGCAGTCTATGCACGGGCTTTCGTTCTGTTGGAGTTATATGCCGCACGCATATTCAGTGAAGTGCAACAATATGCGCACACCGCTCGAAACATACAACGATGACGAACTGTTCAAGCAGGTGATACGCAAACGTATGAAAATGGGTGACACGGTTACGCCAAACGGAATCCGCAAGATGCTCAAAATATTCACGGGTACGCAATGCGTGTCGAACTTCAGACCGACAGCGGCTGCTGTGTTTTACGAGTTGTTCGGTAAGGGCAAAACCGTTTGGGATATGTCCTGCGGCTACGGGGGTCGTATGCTCGGAGCAATGCGGGCAGGCGTGAAGAAATACATTGGAACAGAACCCTGCACAGAGACATTTGACGGACTGTGCGCCATACTTGACGAGTTCCCGCAATTCAAGGCAAAAACCGAATACGAACTACACAAGGTCGGCTCTGAATGCTTCAAACCCGAAAGCGGCTCGCTTGACCTATGCTTCACTTCGCCGCCTTATTTTGACACGGAGAAATACTCTGATGACGAAACGCAATCCTACATAAAATACAGCACACCTTCTGAATGGATGAACGGGTTTATGAAAGACACACTTGAAAACTGCTACAACGGATTGAAGTCTGACGGTGTGTTGGCTGTGAACATAGCGAATGTGAAAAGTTATCCTACAATAGAAAAAGATATGGTTAAGGTCGCTGAATCAATAGGGTTCAAACACAACACGATTATGCGCTACGCACTTTCTCTGCTTTCTTCCGACAGAGCAAGCAAGTTCAAATATGAGCCGATATATATTTTCACAAAGGACAGCAGGTCTGACTTGGTTGACAGTATGAGCCGAATAAAGGCACTTTTTTGATGGGCAATATTCCGAAATTTTTATTATATTGTAGTATAAGATTCAAAATTATGAACGCCAAGCAAGAACAACTCTTTAAGAAGTGCATTTTTGAAAAAGTGCCGTACAATATTCTGTGCGAGTGCAAGACAAAGAACGGGGAGTCCACCGACAGTTACAGATGCACCCTTACACCGATGGTGGCTGCTTCTTTCTTCCAAGGCGAGGAAATGGACGGCGGCAACATAGTCACCGAAATCAAACCATATCTGCGGCAGATGGAATGTATGAGCAAATCGGAGGAGATTGAATACGATAGCACATTCAACCACCTCGAAGGTCTCGGCGCGATTGAGACGTTAGCCACATTTGATTGGCTGAACGCAAACGGATTCGACTACCGTGGAATCATACATTTGGGTCTCGCATACCCCGCCACGGATGAGGTCACTGAAATTTACAGACGCAATTACGCCAACTACATACAAGAGAAGGATTCGCTTGACAAAAACGGATTCGGTATGCAAATGACTATTGACTTATAACCAAACCAAAAATTATGACAGCCGAGGAAAAACTTATGGCAATCAGAGATGCGTTTGAAAAATCATTTGTGCATCTCGCCAACGCTACATATCAATTTGAGGGTTGTGCATTGTCAAAGAAACGTGATTGGACAAAGGAGTGGATGGATTGGATTGTGAAATTGATAGAGGACGACCCAGAGACGATAGGGGAGGAAAGCACCCAATATCTTACGGATGACGAAGTTCTCGAAGTGGCAAGAAAAATGGCATACGGCATACAACTGACGAAATTTCCAAATGCCCTTCAAGTTTACATCAGAGGATTCCAAGACGGGCAATGGTGGAGAAAAGAGCAAGAAAAAAGTTGATAACTTTGTTGATAACTTTTTTTGAAACTATATCACGGCATAAAAAATAATTGTATTTTTGCAGCATAAAAACAAACGGTATGAAAGTAGAATTAAAGCAAATCATTGAACAGTTGACCGAACTTGTCGGTCTCGAAGATGGCTATAAAGTAGCCGCATTGGTTGACACCAAGACAAACGTGGTTGAAGGTTGGTATGTCGTCAAGGTTCTTGAGGACGGTAGAATCATTCCAATCGAAACTCTGAACTTCAAAACCGTCAAAGAAATGATGGAATGCTCACAGAACGACAACCATCTGATTTCCTCATACATCAAGAAAAACAAAGACACGAAATTATGTCAATAGTGATACTCATTTTAGGCGTTGTACTTGTATTGCTTATGGCATACGGTGCTATTGTTTGTTCCCCTCTTTACGAGTGTATGCCGTTTTGGTTCAGCAGGGACGAGTGGAAGGTTTGGAAACAATGCTACAACGACAGCGTGGAAAGCGGCTATTCCGAAACCCACACTTATGAGGGGAAAACCTATTTGGAAAAGCACTACTATTTTTCAAACGGCAAATACGAGGCTCTTGTATTCAAAATAACAAACAGACCAATGGAATGCGCCATATTCGACAGAGAATCAAGAGACTGCGTGTTCTGCTCGTTTTGGAAACACCACTCCAACAAACTTATGGAAAAACTGCTTCAAATTGACATTCCCCACAAAACATTTGAATAAATACTCCATCATCTGTTAAATGTAATCTTGTTGACTGAACCCCGCGCAATGCGGGGTTTGGTTTGTTTGCGAAATTTTTATTATATTGTATAAAAAAAACTATTATGAAAAAGAAAGAATTTTATATCATCGGATGCGATGACCTCAAAATCAAGGACAAGGTTGAGTTGAGCGAAAACGAACTGAAGATTGTGAAGTTCCTGCCGCTCGCAAAGGCTATGGTTGCATTGGTGTTTTTCATTGTCATAATGCTCGCCTTGCAACTGACCATCAATCAGAAAATCGAAATGAACAAAATGGCAACGGCACACGTGTTCGAGGTTGAAGCACTTATTTCAGAATTAGATTCCGTCACATACTGCTATGACGAGAGCGTGCGTATGAACGACCTGCACGATGCCATATACGATGCTATTATGGGAGACCCTCACGAAAAGCCGACAAAGGAAAATGTGTGGAACTTCATACAGAAGTGCAACACTTGGTATCCCGACATCATTATGGCGCAGGCTGTGCAAGAAAGCGGGTGCGGTAACAGCGCGGTAGCCAAACGCTGCCACAATCTGTTCGGTATGACGAAACCCAATGCACGGAAACTGCGCTGCGATATAAACCGTCACAACAAGTCGGAGCAGTATGCCGAGTACAATAATTGGAAAATGAGTATCATTGACCGCATACTTTGGGACAGATGGGTGTTCAGACACACCAAGGGAATCCCGTCAAGAGACGTTTACCTATGCAAAATAGGAACGGTGTACAACACGGAAACCGAGGGCTACGCCCAACACATAGACAAGGTTTCGCGCAGTTATCAGACCGATTGACGCTGTTGATAACTTTGTTGATAATTTTTTTATAAAAAGTGTGCTATGTATAAAAATTTTTGTATTTTTGCAGTGTCATTCAAAAAGCAATGAGTATGAATACAGAGACAATGAAACAAGCCGCTTCAATCGCCGAACTCAAATCGGCTTACCGCAAACTCGCATTTGAAAACCATCCCGACCGTGGGGGCAGCGAGGAAGCAATGAAAGAAATCAACAGCGTTTTCACAGCCTGCTTCGACAGACTGAAAGGAAAGGTTGTCACAAAGGCTGACAGCGAGGACTTCGGAACAGCCAAGACCGCCCGCGAATATACGGACTTCGTTTACAACGAGTACCGTTGGGAGGGTAGCCGATACGACAGAAGTCTGTCGCTCTCCGAAATCTGCAAGAAAATCAAAGACTATGCGGCAAAGAGATTCCCTACCTGCAAGTTCAGTGTGCGCAAAGACGGATATCGCTCAATTGACATTTCCCTTATGTCTGGCGACTTCAACGCCTATGCCACAGACAAGGACAGAGAACTCAATTATCGAAGTTACAACCACTATCATTCCGACATCAACACGGAATTTTCCTCCCGTTGCAACGAGGTTCTTCGTCTCGTCAGCGAATACGCCGAATCATACAACTACGACAATTCCGACATTATGACAGATTACTTCGATGTAAACTTCTATCTCAATGTGAGTGTGGGCAAGTTCAACAAGGCATACGTAAACACGTCAACAGTAATCAACGGAGAAAAGATAGCCAAGACCGAAACCGAGAAGAGTGTTCAAAAAGCACTCGGCACGAACAATTGGGTGTTCAAGACAACGGTTGCCAAGGTTGAGGACTACTTCATCTGCGAGCGCGGCGACAACCCATACGCGCATTACTATTCACAGTACAGTTTGGTACAAGCCAAGTTGGATAAACTGAACGCTGCGGGCATCAAGGCTGAATCCTTCAGACACGCAATCAGAATCACGAATTGGGAGGAAATCGCCAAGCAGATTGAGAGCGAGAGAGCCGCTATGGTCACAAAGTCGGAAACGAAACCCGAAGTGAAGTCCGAACCCGCACAAGAGGTGAAGTGCGGTGAAGTCAGAATCATTGACTACTCTGAACGCGCAATCGCCGTAATCGGCGACACCAAACCCATCAAGGGTCTGCTCAAATCAGCAGGCGGCAGTTTCAACTCAAAACTCTCCTGCGGCTGCGGTTGGGTGTTCAGCAAGAAAAGACGCAGCGAGGTTGAACAGATAGTCAAAAACGCATCAAAATAATACCGCTATGATAATCAAAATCAAATGTGTCGGGGAGACACGGATAATCAACACGAAACATATCGTTGAAATCGTGTTCTATGAAATGAAAGACAGCAGCGAAGATGCCCAAATCAGCATATTCTACGACTGCTGTGAAGAACCGAGCGTCATTAAGGGCAGAACCGATGAAATACGCAGATTGCTCAACTTCATAGAAAATAAGTTGAGTGACACGGAACGAATCGAAACATTCACTTTTGCCGAAGAAAGCAAACGGGAATATGACAGAAAATTCGATGTTATGTTTCCCGAAGAACATATCGGCGACCTATACGTCCCGAAATCGAAAGTATAAATACAAAAAATATCCAATATGAAAATTGAACGCATAGACGAATATTCACGCCACGAAAAACACAGATTCACGAGAAACGCCATAGGCTCGCTTCTCGGAAAGGGAAAGGCTATCAAGGATTTCACCGTTCTGACGAGTGCAAATCCCGATTCAAAGCCATTAACCGATAAAGAAAACGACAAACTGTTTGCCGATTTGAAGAAAAGCCTCAAAAGCGGCAGATATGTTTGGATTGAGCAGAAAGGTCACTTCGGCGGAAACACCGAGGATTCCCTCTTCATTCTGAATATGCCGTTGGATTCAAAGGGCTATCCCGCAGTGTCGGCATATTATGCGGGCAAATATGAACAGACATCGTTCATTTACGGAACTGTCATTGACGGTGAACTTCATTCGTTCTACTACGAGAAAAAGTATATTGACAAAAAGTACGACAAAAAGGAAAACCCCTATGTTCTCGTTGAGGAAACTGTCGGAATCAAAGATGCTTCAAGCGAGGACGACTATTCAATCATCGGCAAGAACTTCAAGTACACAATACCGTTCAAGATTTTCGGCAACGTGGACAACAAGATTGTTGAGTGCATCAACAACTTCAATGACCGATTCGAGAAAAAGGCGGGTTACAAAAACACATTCGACAGCATCTTGCGTATGGTGACGGAAAGTGTCGGGCAAGCGGGATACTACTACCGAAGCATATACGGTGAACTCCTTGACGGAGTTGTCGTTGAAGATTAGAAAAAGGCGGCGCACAGCCGCCTTTTTTAATTATGTTGTATAACACGCAATTATAAATATAAAAATAACGCATTATTGTATGAAATGGAAATTTAACCCTAAAACGGGAAGAATGGAGCAGGAGAAACGGACGGGTGTCGAAGTGTCGGCAAGGCAGGGCGGCATTATGGTTGAGGATTTCGACAGCCACATCCAATTTCTGATAAATTACGGAACGAGCAAAATCACGCATTGTTTCGGATGCAAGCCGACAGACATACATCTGTTTGACGATAGCAACGCACGCGCCATAGCCGAGCGTGTAAGGAGAATCGGCACGGGTCGCGGCATAGACAAATCTCTGTTCGATTACAGAGCGTATTCAGCAAAAAACAAAAATTTCAATATGACCGAGAATAATCATTCAAATGACGAGCAATTCTTCAACGATTTGCACAAAGATTCAACGGCGTACCAATACAGACAATACATTGAGGAACGCCTTAACGAACTTATGCCGAGAACCGAGGCTGTGAATGAATCAACGGACACCGAGGAAGCCAACAACGACTTCAGCAAAATCCACACAGACAAAGCCCCGAAGGTAAAAGGATATTTCAAACTCATTTCATTGAGGTATATGAAAAGCGTCAAGGACATCAAGAAAATGTGCATTGAGTACATTAACACATACATTGATTCTTGTATGAATGTCGCTATGAAGATGAAAGACGACCAAGTGAAACTCGTTGATTCAGTCAACAGTTTGGCAAAGGACTTGAACTTCGCGGCAAAGGGCGCAAGCACAAAAGACACGGAAAAAACCTCCGACAACTTGAAGGGCGTTCTGTTCCTCACGGGCGACAAAGCGTTACTTGACAAACTCAACGCAATCTTGGAGAAAATTAAACTCCGTTCAAACAAGTCCGAACAACTCCGTAATTGGGCTAAACTTATGATTGAGCAGTCCAAAATAGTTGCCAACGAAATCGTGTTCAAGGAAACCAACAAGATGATTAAGGACGAAAACGAGCGCGAAAAGGCGGAAGCCGCACAGAAAAAGGCTATGGAGGAAGCACAGAAGCAGTACGAGCAAGACAACAACGAAGTCAACAAGCAGGCAAAGGAAGAGGAACGCGAAGCCAACCTGCTTGGCGGAGACCCGTCAGAAGCCACCTCGAAGATAACGACAGATGACTTGAAAGAAGTCGGCAAACTCACGACAGACGACTTTGAGAAAGCCGAACCCGTAACCGATAAAGATAACAAAGAGGACAGCGGCGAAAAGAGCGAACTCCAAAAGAACATTGAGGGATGGATGAGCAAATACGGCGACCCGTCCGAAGATGTTTACAAAAAGTACAAGGAAGTCCTTGACGCTAAAAAAGACGCAGGCGGCGATGACTACACAAACGCCGAAAAGCAGTTCTTGTTCGGAGCGATTTGGGCAGACCACACCGACATCAAGAACGATGACGTTCCCGCTCCCGCATACATAGTTTATATATGTTCGAACTGCGAGGCACTTCGCCAAGCATTGTCAAAACACCAAATGTCCGACAGCGAATATGTCGAACTCGGCAAATACAAGATTGACGGTCTTGACGGCGACAAACTTCTCAAAGACAGCAACGCTGTTGGCGACACCAAAGCGTTCTATGAGAAAGCGGGCAAAGAGTGGAAATATTTCTTCTCAAAAGAATACACTGAAGTCAAGGATAAATCCGAGAAATCAAACGAATCACGCTACGTTATGTCCTCTGAAGATTTCATTAACGAAAAGTACAACAGATAAACTATGCTTAACATACAACCTTTGACAAAACAAGACTTGACATCCAAATACTTGGATGTCAGTCTTGATTTTTTGACGGGCATTAGGGATAGTATCGTAAAGAAGTTCCAAAAATTCGAGCAGGAACATACCACAATGGAGGAAAGGTGTTGGGAAAACACATTCACCGTGGATTATGACAGAAAGGCGAAAGCAAATATTCTGACAATAAGGTATGTTACTTGGGATAATACGGACAAAGAGGAATTTATCGAAAAACTGTCGCATTACTTCACTATGAATGTCGCCCATTTTTGGGATATACTTCCGAATGTTGTATTCAAGGTGAAGTCCAAAAAAGAAGATTCCTACGACTTATACGCATACAAAATGATGAGGGGAAACCCAATATTGTTGAAGATATAAATAATTGAAATTCTTAAACAAACACAAATGAATTACGAAGAAATCAACGAAGAATTGTACAGTCAGTTGTCCGAGATAATCATTGATAACGGATATGAACTTGACATTAGTGAACTTGACTTCATTTCCTTCGGTATGCCAGTCACAAGCGTAGGCATAGACGAAAACGGAAAACTCTACTTCTATTCAAACGAGACTATTGACGAGATACCCGTTGAAGTCCAACTTGAATCCGATGATTACATTGAATTGGCAAACAAAATAATTGAATACTACGAATGAAAAGAGTGTTAAGATTTTTGAAATCCCTCATACGCTACATATTCACGGGGCATTTCCAAAACGTGTCGTTTGACGAATACGCAAAGAGAATTGAGATATGTTCAAAGTGCGACAAAATCAACCAACACAACTATTCCTGCGGCGTATGCGGATGCTATATGGACAAGAAAGCCAAATGGTCAACAGAGTGCTGCGAACTTGAAAAATGGTAGCACACCGCCCGTATAAATATATAGAACATTTTATCAATATGAACGAAAATCTTTTGAGACTTATCTATTCCCACAAGAAATGCGAATTGTCTGACGAGCAGATATTGAGCGTTCTTTTGGGTATGGGCATTGTAGATACCGTTGCCAAGGCGCATCTCGAATACTACAACAAAAACATCGCAAAGAAAAAAGACCCAATGGAAACCGATGAACTGAAACTTGACAGAAGTTTCGAGGTAAGCGGCGACACCAAAAAGAATATAAATATAAAAGAAAATAATACATCCACTATGAAGAAATTAAATACTATTCAGTTATATGAAAATTTGACCAACGCAGCACGCGAACTTCACGAGATGGCTACTGCAAAGTCAAATGCTTCATATTCAGCGGTGACTGCTTATTCAATCATCGAAAAGGCTTTGGCTTCTATGCCAACGGAGGTTTCATTGATTGTCAGCAGAATGAAAGCAGGTCTGCCTGGCGCGGACGAATCCAAACTCAACCCCGCACTAAAATACGAGGTTGCTGAAAGCGTTTACAATATGCTCAACAATTCAAGTTACCTCGTTCCCGTCAAGGTTCTCTGCGAGTATATCAGCGAGAGTATGAAAGAGGACAAATGGGGCTATGTCGCTGCCAAGATGATGAGCATCTGCGGCGCGAAGTCTGCCAACAATATGTACGCTGCCGTTTACGAGCAACTGTCAAACGCTCTCAACGGTGACAACATCTACGAGGATTTGAAGAAAATCGCTTCCGAATCCGAGTTTTGGTGCAGCGAATCAAAGCAGGTTATCGCCCTTATGGAATCAGAGGAATACAGCAAGACCAACGAAATCAACAAGACTGTCGTTGAAAACAGCGGATTCTCTATGGTCGCTATGTTCTCACCGATTCTCGAAAACGAGGATTCTGTCTGCTTCAACCTCTACGGAAAGAACTATATGATGAAAGACGGGAAGGTCAACGAGTGCCAAGTTTCCGACAAACGCTACAATGACGTTGTGAACGGTCTCTGCCTTATGAGTTACAATCAGAAGGACGACACCTTGGAATACTACGGTGCAAACGGCAAGGTTCTCGAATATCACTTGAACGAAGGCAAAATCACTATCGGAAAGAACGACCTTACCGAGAACTCATCTCTTGATTTGAGAAACAGTCTCGCTATCAGCGGTCTTTTCAACAACTCAACAATCGGTGATGCCGACATTCTTACCAAGATGTTCGAGAGCAAGGATATGATTGGCAGACTTGACAGTTGTATCAATCTGAAATCCGAAATCGAAGCAGGTTTGTTCCTTACCCTCATTTCAGTTGAGGAAGGCTACTATGTGAACACAGTCAACTACAATACCTTGGTGAACGAAATGAAGTATTTCAAGACAGCAACCGCTACCAAGAACTTTATCAAGGAATCATTCAACTATGACGCTACTGCAATCCTCAAGGAAGCCCTTAAAGCCGAGGGTGACAAGTTCGCTGCCATTATGGAGCAACGCAACACCATCCAAGACAGAATCAACTTCCTCAAAGGAAAACGCGGTGAGATTATGGCGAAGATTGAGGCTCTGCCATCAAATGTTGATTCGGCAAACCTCGTTGAAGCCCTCAACTTGCTTGAATGCGAAATCAAGGACAACGAATGCTCTCTCGCCGACACATACAAGAACTTCGACCTCGGCAACAACGTACCCGTCAAAGTGTGCAATGTTGTGGGAACTTTGAACCCAGGCGATGTGGTGTATGTTGACGCTGCCGTATTCACAGCAACTCCCGAATGCACAACAATCAGCGTGACCGACCCCAAAACGGGTTCAGCAATCGTTCTTAACAAATCAGACATCGTGTTTGATTTGAACCACCCGTCACCCGAAGCACCTGCAACTCCCGAAGGTGAAGGCGGTTGCGAGGGAGGCTGCAAAGGCTGCGATTGTAAAGGCGGCTGCGAGGGCGGCTGCGAGGGCGGCTGCAAAGAAAAACCTGCCGTAGCACCAACAAGCGGCGTTGACGGCGAGCAGGTTTTGATTGGTGAAAACGAATAACCACGAACACCTTTCTATATAAACGAAGAAGCCCGATGAGATTTCATCGGGCTTCTTCATTATCCAATCAATGAAAATATCGTTCAATTCTATGACCCAAACAATGTGTCGTTTATAGTATTAATTACATTAAGAGTATTGTTGAGACTTATTGATGAAGTATCACTTGCGTACATTTTCATAGTCATATTATCTTTGTCAATCATACAATCATAATTCATTGAAGCAGGCAATCTTTTGTCAAAACCCCAACTATAATATATTTTGTTGCCATCTACTGTCTTAAACAAATCTTCGCCGTCATCCCCTATATTGTTAACGTGATTTTCAATGTATTTACAAACACTATCAGCATCAAGTTTTCCATCCACCTTTTTGAACATCATTTCTGGAACATCGTCTTGAATGTCTCTGCTTACGATTTCTTTATAAATCGCATTCGCTTCCATCACATATCCTTTATCTAAACAAATCATATAATATGCTTTAAGTTTTTCATCAGAACACGCTTTTACATTTTGCCTTCGCTGTCCTTTATGCCATTGCTCCATTTTGTTAATTTTTGTACTTTCATTTGAAGCACTTGACATTTCATAAATTTTTGATATATATTGTTCCGAATTAAATATATCCATAACCGTTATATATCTTTCACAAAGCGCACGGAGAATCCGTTTTGCGCATTCATTCTGACAAGTGGCATTTTCCAATATCCGTCATATATGATGTCAATGAAATACGATTCGTCAACCCTGCCTGCATCAATAATGTCGTCAATCAGTATGCAAGCCTCCTTACCTACACCAACAGTATCAACGGTGTAGTATGAAAAATAGCCGACCATTTTTGCATCGAAACCGAACTCGTTAGTACAGCCGTCATAGTCGGTTGAAACGAGTTTGCTTATATTGTCATAACCAACTGTATCGTACAAGTTGTCATAATCGCTCTTTGTCGGAATACGCCAACCGTTAGGCACGATTTTTCTCGCCCCTACGAGTGTGTAGTAAATTTCCTTGCCTTTCTTGAAATAATCAACATTAGGCTGCAAATAAGAACCGTTTGCCGCGTATAATGTTTTCACATTCTCGGCACACCATTCAAGGTTGCCGATAACAACACTTTTCATTTTCAAACCGTTTGCAGTGTTGTAAAGCCTTTCCTTTGTGATTGGCTTTATATCCAATTTCTCATTGAATTGTTCTATACTTAATACTTTCATAGTTGTCATAATTTTTGAAAATCAGAGGCATCAAACAAAATGTCTTCCATAACGAATGATTCGTGTCTTATTGCAAGCCCCAAGCACCTTAAAAACAAATAGTGACCGTCAGCATTGCCGATTGAATCCAAATATTTTATAGCCTCGTCCGCCGTATAGTATTTTCCACTCCTATCATAAGCAAAAACACAATGTTCATCCAACGCCATTTGGAACACTTCCATATCATCGTCATCGTAATTGCAAGACTCCTTCAAAAACGATTTGTCGTAATCATTCAGCGTATATTCCAACGCCATATTGGAACTTTGCTTTTCCGCAGCCGCTTTCGCAAATTCAGACAGCCTCGCTTTTGACACGGGTTGAATGTTCAGTTTCTCCGCAACGTATGTCTCATATCCGAGTATTTTCATAAGTCGTATTTATGAGTTATATATAAGTCAAACCACAACTTACTGTATCTTGTCGGTGACGAGATATGTGTTGTTCGGGTCTATGCTCACCATATTTCCGAGCAATGAAAGAAATGCGTTGCCGAGAACAATCTTCGTATCCTCGTCACGGTTCACCTTGACCTTGAACATAATGTTCTTATATGAGGCATCGTTGAAATCCAATCTTGCACTGATGAGGTAACTGCGGTTCATATCGGGTTCAAGCAATGTTCCTATCACGTTCCTTATGATAGTCTTATCGCCCACACAGAATGAAACCTTGTTGCCGTCCTCATTGTATGCTGCGGATTTGGTTGAAATGACATTGATGTCAGTGTTCATATCGAACATAATGTCGGTGTCGCAGTCAATATCGTCAAACACAAGTTTAGCCGATTCAACGCTACCGATTGTGGTCACGTTGTTGTTGATATACTTAAACTTCTTTAAGAAGTCGAATATGTAGTTCACGGGGGAAACTTCCGAAACGGAAGAAATACCCTTAACACCTGGCGATGCGTTCACCTCAATAATGTAGTTCTCGCCCGTGTTCTTGTCAACAATCATATCAACGCCGCACCAACGACATTTGACTGCGGCAGCGGTCTTGATTGCAAGTTCCTTCTGCTCGTCACTCAACTCGAACTTTTCGATAGTTCCACCGAGGCTGAAATTGGTTCTGAAGTCACCGTCAATCTTGTTACGGCGCATAACGCCGATAATCTCGAATGATTCAGTGTTGTTTGAAATCCTGCTGTATGACTTGTTGAACACGTGGATACGGAGGTCGTAATCGGATTCGATTTTGTTTTGCAACAGAATCTCCGCATTCGGAACGAGTTTGAATATGGTTTCGAGTGTTGACTTCAGACTCATATAGGAATCTATGATGAACACGCCTATACCTTTCTTTCCGTCAAGAAGTTTGCACACCACAGGAAAGTTGCCGCCAATAAATTTCACCTTCTTTTCAAGTCTGTCAATGTCGTCAGCAGTCACAACTGTTGTGGCGGGTGTCGGGATATTCTCCGCAGACAGCACTTTGTATGTCGTGTACTTGTTCTCACAGTTCTCGTAACTGTCAAGGCTGTTTATGACGAAGAAACCTCTGTTCTCGAACTCCTTTAAGAAGTTCTTTGTGCGTGAGTTTTTGAGAATGGTAAGACGCGGCAGGATAATTGTGTTGTTCGTGCTGATTGCCACGGATTTGTCTGTGTCGTTGAGAATGTAGTTTTTCTCGTCCTTTCTCTCCAACGAAGCCGTCTCTGGGTTCGCATACAAGAACGTAATCCCGTATTCCGCACACTTCTCTTTCAACATTTTACAGAATGTTGAGTTGGTTATTGAACTCAAATAAAGCAACTGAACGGTGTCAATTTTTTTGGACTCCGTTATCAAACTATATGTTTGTGATAAAGTTTTCATACAAAAATTCTTTCTTTTTATTATTTATAAGTGATAGATTTGAACTAATACAAAAAGCAATATGGAACAATTCAACTTAAATTATCACGTAATAGACAGATGCAACAAGAATTGCATTGCCTGCGGTCACTATGCCCCGCTTGCCAAACCGACAGACGAGGGAGTGAGTGTTGAGGATTTCCGCAAAGACCTTGAACTTTGCAGTTTTCTGAAACCATACATCAACACCTTTTACTTGACGGGCGGCGAGCCTACGCTTCACAAGAATCTGAAGGAAATCATTGAAATCGCCGCGCAATGGCACGACAATGTGGTGCTTATCACAAACGGTCTGAACATTGACCTTCTTCGGGAAAACGCAGAGTTCATCAAAAAGAACAACATTCTGCTGTCTGTAACCAATTACAGTCAAAAACGGGTGCAGGAAATCGCGGACATTTTCGGCTATATCGAAAGTATGCACATTCCGAATCTTGACAAAGACGGAAACCGTGTCAAATTCAACACAAAGCAACTTTCGATAAAAGAGGTCAACCCGCAGGTGGAATACTGCGACAGAGGGCTGTGTGTGCAATACAGATACGGAAAACTGTATATGTGCCAAGTAGCAGCAAACCTGCATTTGTTCAAAGCACACTTCGGCGATGCCGTGTCAATGTTCACAGACGAAGGAACTTATGTTGACTTGAACGAGACGCAGGATTTGAATGTAATCGAAAACCTGCTGTTCAAGAAATTCCCTAAACTTTGCAGGCACTGCAACGAGGCGTTCTACCAACACGATTTGAAAGACAATTCCCAACCGATTTGTGCAAGCAGGCAAAGTCTGTCCGAATGGGTTGAGGATGTACAATAGAAAATCACAATATGTTTAATTAAAAATTTGTATGAAATGACAGATGAAGTAATTAAAAAAATCAATGAAAAGAGGGCAGAATTAGATGCCATCTACACAAAGTACCACAATTGGGAACAAGGTACGAAGATTATGATTAACTCATTCTACGGGGGATTGGCAAACCCGTATATGTACTTTTTCGACCCCGCGTTGGCAGAGTGCATTACGAAGCAGGGAAAGAACGCCATTCTCTACGCGGAAGCGAACATCAACGACTACTTCCACAACTATTGGTACGATGACAAAGAGACCCACGAAAAAATGGGCATAACAGTATCAAAACCCGTCAAAAAGCAGGTGACGGTTTACATTGACACCGATTCGGTGTACTCGCAACTTGACGAGGTAATCTCAACTACGGATTGGTGTATGAATCCAGAAAAGAATTGGATTATCAGCGCGAAGTACACAGACGGCAAGACATTCACACGGACATTCTGCGGAAAGAAGTCAAAGGAATACATTATAGACTATTTCAAGTTAAACAGCCCCGAAGTCGAATCATACGAAATAAAGCCCATAAACGGCGAACCAAAGGACTTTGCCCTGCTGCTTGACGAAGTGTTCCTCGCAGACTATTTCAAGCGTATTTTCGAGCGTTACGCGAAAGGAATCAACGCCGACAACTACCTCAACTTTGAACTTGAAACCTATTCCGATGCGGGAATTTGGCTCTCGAAGAAAAAGTATATGCAGAACATACGTTGGACTGATTCTATGCCGAGACACGACATTCTTGACAATTTCAGCAAAATCAAGTCAAAGGGTGTCGAACTCATACAAGCGTCAAGCCCGACATTCGCAAGAAAGAAACTCTCATACCTTGTGAAATGGATTTTCGAGAGGGAAAAATTCGACTTGAAATTGTTTGTCGCCGAACTGAAGAAAATCAAAAAGGAATTGGAACTCTCCAACATTGACGACATCTGTTGGAACAAAAAAGCAACTGGTTATATGAAGTGGGTCATTGACGACACGAAAGAACTCGTTATGAAGAAAGGCACGCCAATCACCACCAAGGGAATCGCATACTACAACTATCTGTTGGAACACAACAGACAGTACAAAAAGAAATATTCGAGGCTCACGGAGGGCAACAAGTGCAAATACTACTACTGCAAGGGACAGACTTCAGAGATGTTTGCATACGACCCAGGCAACTACCCGATTGAGTTCGCACCGAAAGTTGACACGGACACTATGTTCGCCAAGACAATACTCAACCCAATCAACAGAGTCGTAAAGGCTTTGGGCTATGACGAGATTCCAAACGACTTGGTTATTTTAAGTAAATCGGCACTATTCTAAAAAGGAGGTCACTATGTTAATGGATTATATGCAAGTGGGAGACACAATCAGCGTTTCGTATTTTGACAAAAACGGAAAAACGCAAATTAAGGATATTCCTTTAAGCGAGGAACAGATGTTCAATTGGGAATACTGCAAGCCATACAACTTAAAGAATGCCGACAAGAAATACACAAGTTGGGACGGCAAGCCCGTTGTGAAAGTCAAGCCGAAGGACGGCAAACTTTCACCGTTCAGATTGGCTGAAATCATTGACGACCTGCCTAAAGAAACGTATGACGAGATTTTTGAATACAACCTGCCGCAGACATACTTCGTTGATATTGAGACGAAAATTGACCCGACTTTGACTGTCAAGGAATCTGCGGAAGTCGCTCGCCAACCGATAACCCTTATCGGTATCGCCACGCCAAACAGAGGAATCATCGTATTGAGTTCGGGCAAAGACCTAACACCATACGAGCAGAAGCAAATACAAGCGGACATAACAAGGCACACCAAACCGTTTGGCGTGAACTTCAAATTCCAATTCAAATGCTTCCCCGATGAGACCTCTATGCTGAAGCAGTTTATGCACCATATGGTAAAGAAATTCCCCGTTATGAGCGGGTGGAACTTCGTTGACTTCGACTGGAAATACATAACCAACCGCTGCAAGAAATTCGGCATTTCAATCGCAAAGGCTTCACGCATCGAAAAGGTTATAGGCAAAGACAAAAATATGCCTGCACACGCCTGCATATTGGATTATATGCAATGCTATTCCAAATGGGACACTTCCGTATCACAGAAAGAGAATTTGAAATTAGACCAAGCGGGTGAAGACGTACTCGGTATCAAGAAAGTTCACCACGATGGCACGCTTGACGATTTGTATAACAACAATTTCAAGGACTATGTGTACTACAACGCCATTGACTGCGCATTGGTTGAAATGCTGCACGAAAAACTTGGCGTATCGTCAATCGGAAACACTCTGACATACATCGCCCAATGCCCGACTACAAGAATGTTCTCACCCGTGTCATTGACCGAGAGTATCCTTGCACGCAACTACTACAAGATAAACAGAGTGCTGCCCGTTGTCAAAAAGGACAACAAACAAGAGGGATATGACGGCGCATACGTCAAAGCACCTATTGTCGGATTGCACAGATTCTGCATATGCAACGACTTTGCGTCTCTGTACCCGAACATTATTAGGGAATTGAATTTAAGCCCAGAGACATTTTTGATGAAACTCGAAGAGACCGACCTCGAAGCAAAACGGCAGAAACTCGCAGAGGGATTCATTGTTTCCGAAAGCGGTTGCGTGTTCTCGAAGGATGCGGGTGTATTCAGCACTCTTGTCGGAGAGGTTTATAACAAGAGAAAGTCATACAAAAAAACCGCAGTCAACGCGGCAATCAAGTCAAGGTTGCTTGAAGATTTGCTAAAACGCACAGATTTGAGTGACGAGGAGGCGTTGCGGGAATATGAAAAAATTGTCGCGTAACCGATTGATTTAGCAATACAAACAGAAAAGGGGTTGAATTTCAACCCCTTTTCTTATGAAAACCATTGTTTCAGATATGATATGATACAGCAAATGTCTTTCTGTTTCTTCGGCGGCGTTCCGTTGCTGTCAACCTTTGTTTCAGCGGTCTGCTGTGTAGGTTTCGTTTCCGCCTGCGTTTGTTGAACAGTCGCCTGCTGCCTGTCGTCTATGTCAATCGAATCAATCCACTCTTTTACATTGAAGCAAGGGCAAGCCTTGTTGTCAAATTCATAGTGACCGTGGAATGTAGCCTGCGGATATTTCTTGTGCAGGTACTTGCATAGTTCAGCCATTGCAGCCAACTGTTTCGGGTTTCTCGTGTCTTTCGCTTTCTTGTTCTTATCAAGCCCACCGACATAGCATACACCGATGGATTTTGAGTTATGCCCCGAAACGTGCGCACCAACGCAATCTTCGGGTCTGCATTCCCATATAACACCGTTTATGTCAATCACGTAATTGTAACCTATGCCCGCCCAACCTTTGCTTAAATGAAGCGAGTGTATGGCAGGTATTGTGTAGTCAACGCCCTCAACTGAAGCCGTGCAATGGAGTATGATTTCCGTTGTCACTTTCCTTTTTGAAAGCGTGTTCTTGAATTTGAGGTTAGCCTTGCGTATTTCCATAACTAATCTTCACAAGATTCTCTGAAATGGTGCGGATGTATAGGTCTTTGGACATCGGGAATGCCGTCACCGTCAACGTCAGCAAAATCGTAAGCAGCCCTTTCGGTCACAACCTCGTTGTGCATACTTTCAATCTGTTTCAGTTTTTCCTCCAAGTCTCTCGGCGGTTTTCTATGCGGACATTCGTTGACAACGCATTTAGTCCAAGTCAAGTCGTTTATGGCAAGTCTCTGCTGTCCCTCTATTTCGATAGCCACTTGTAATTTGTTCTGCAAAGTATTGATTTTCTCCCTTGCTGCCGTAAGTTCGCTTTTAGTCTCGTTATAGATACGAATCCATTCGTCATTGGTTGATTTTTGATTCTCCAAGTCTTTCGTCAGAACATCTTTTTCCATAGCAGCCGCTTCAGCAGCACGAAGTCTCTTGTTTTGCTTGTAGAACAATATACCACCACCACCAAGTAATGCGGCTATAAGCCCCGTTAATGCTATAATTATTTCAGTCATTTTCAGTAATATATTGTTTACTGCGCAACAGCGCAAAGGTATGAGGGATTAGAAACCTCTCATACCTTTCTTTGTGCGACCCAAAACGCTTGAAATATGGTCTTCCTGCGCCTTGATGTCTTGATTCCAAGTCTTTGCGGAATCGGTGTCAACTCTTTCAACAACCAAGGTTGCTTCGCGGAGGTCGCGAGTAGCCCAGAAGTGATTGATTTCGTTTGTGGTCTTGAGGTTGTAGAATTTAGCCTCGTTAAGAATTTCCTCTTTTCTCTTGTCGGAAAGAGCAGCCCATTTTTCCTTGCAGATTTCTGGCATATTCTCAACAATGTCAAGTCCTTTCTTTGACTCATAGACATTCTTCCAAACCATATTGGCTTGTGCCTCGTTCTTGACATTGGCTAACTTCATAGCCTCGGCAATCATATCTTGTGTCTCGCTTGGCAGAGTGTTGAACTCGTTTTGACGGTTCTCTGAAAGGAGAGACAAGAAATTGTTTTCGGGAATCTGCTCCTCTTGTTTCTTAATGAGGGCATCAAGTTTCTCGGTGATTGCTGACTTGTAAGCATCGTTGGAGACATTCTTCTCAACAACGGAAGCAGCCTTGCCGCCGTTGTTCTGCTTGCTGCCTGCACCTGCACCTGCATTCTCGAACAGTTGTTCGGTCTTGTTGGTGTTGACTTCGAGTTGTTCAGCGAGATAGTCGTTGTGAGCGAAGTTTTGGTTCAGTTTTTCAGCCAAGTAGTCATTATGGTCGAAATTCTTTTGCAGTTGCTCTGCAAGGTAGTCATTGTGTTCGAAGTTCTGTTGGAGTTTTTCAGCCAAGTAATCGTTATGGTCGAAATTCTTTTGCAGTTGTTCAGCAAGGTAATCATTGTATTTTGAAATGACTGACATTTTCTCTGCCAAGTAATCATTATGAGCGAAGTTCTGCTCAAGTTTCTCGGCGAGATAATCGTTATGCTTGTAATTCTCTTCGAGTTTTTCTGCGAGATAATCGCTGTGGTCGGCAGTCTTTTGTAACTGCTCTGCGAGATAATCGCTGTGCTTGATGGTCTTATCAACCTGCTCTGCGATGTACTCGCTGTAATTGATAGCGTTTTCAACGTGTTCAGCGAGATAGTCACTATGGTCGGCGGTCTTTTGCAACTGCTCTGCGAGGTAATCGCTATGGTCGGCAGTCTTTTGAATTTGACCAGCAAGATAATTCATATAGGCTTTCATATTGCCAATCTCTGACAAATCGAAACCTTGTGCCGCACCCTCATTGACACCGCCGAGACGGGTTTCAATGTTAGTGATGGTTTTTTTCATACCTTCAAGAATACCCGCGATATACTCGGTGTACTTTTGAAAATCGGCAACATTGACATTTTGCTTTTCATTTACATTTACTGTATCCATATTGTCTTTAGTATTTTTTTCTTTATTTGTTGAATCGTATTCAAAAATGTAAACATTGTCATCATCTCCAAAGCCATAAGCCTCGTTCACGCGCCTCAATTCAGCGTTCTCGAAGCCTGGGTCTGCAACCAAGTCATAGGTAAACAGTTTTTCCAAGGTCACTTGACCCGTATTCGGGTTGATTTGACCTGCCGCACGGGAAGAGATGTGCAACGGAATACCATCACGAACAAGGGCTTGGGCTTGTTTGCCTGCGTCCGTGTTGAGAAGGCGTATCTTACCGATGATACGGTTGTTCTCCTTGTCGTATTCGAGTTTTTCTATAACGTGTGAAGCGTTCTTCAAAGAAACATCGAAATTTGTCGGATGGTCAAGTTCGCCGAGAAGTGTGTGGTTCTGCACTTTCGGCAACAGTTCATTCATCTTCGGGATGAAGTCAGAAGCCTCATAGATACGCCCGTTGCGGTTTCTTACCTTAAACTCCGTAAAGATACCTTCAAGGTAGATGCTGTCGCTTGCTGATGGGTTTTCATTTTCGCAAATCCTCACCTCGCCCGCACGCTCTATGATAAGAAGTTTTTTATTTGATTCCATATTTGTAAAATATTATCGGCAAGTTTTTATTATATATTTATATGGTCGGTATTTCGCAAAAACGACACCGAACCGAGACGGATTCATTGACCCGCAATGCTCCGTGATTATATTATTTATAACAAGATAAATTAAAAAAATAAACACTATATGGCAATAGAAATAACAAAGCAAGGAAGAACGGAAAACAAATGGAAAGTTGAAGTCGTCTGCGAAAGATGCGAATGCGAGTTCAAATGTGACAACACGGATTTCCAACACGGCAGAATAAAATGTCCAAACTGCGGAAACGAGATAGAGTATGCAAATACAATCACTGCAAAAAAAGCATCGCAAGAACATTCGCTCACCGAAATGAGAATTGACACCATAACAGACCTTTCCTTTAACGAAATTGATTTTGAAAAAATACACAAGTATATGAAATGGTCAAAATGGAAATGGGCTACATCAAAATCAGACGATGGCGTTCCAACAATAGACGAACTGAAAAGCCAAGTCAGAGATTTGATTGCCGATGCAATCAAAAGAAAAACCACAATATCAACTGGGGGGTTCACCGTAGAATACAGAGAATACGAGGAAAACGAAGAAGACCCGTCAACAATAGGTGTTATTGTTTCATTCAACTGCGGACGTGTTACAGTTGACATAAACAAAGACACATTGGAAGCTGTGTATTTTTAATACGGATTCATTTTTCAGTCTTGCGCATTTGTAATTTGCGAATTTTTTATTATATTCAATTATAACAAATAAAACAAAAATGACAAGACGAGAATTGGAAAATATGCCGTGTGTCCAAAAGACAATGCAATTCGGCAAATACAAAGGAATGCGCGTTCTTGACGTGATTGACAAAGACGCATCATATATTGTATGGTGCATAAAAAATGTGAACGGGTTTGAACTTGACGAAAAATTAGACAAAGAAATTGTAGCACAATACAAACGTCACCAACAGAATCTGCACAATGACACGAATCAAACGCTGCACTTGATAAAAGTACACGGTATGCACGCATCCGAAGCAATTGACTACATTGAAAACGATGAAATGCCAAAACCATTCTGACTATGGAAAATGTAAAACCTATAAACGCCAAGAGCAAAGACACGGCTAACAAATTGAGCAAAGCCTTGTGGAAAATCGGCATTGAGAACTTTGTCGGTATCAATATAAGAAAATACGATAGATGGAGATGGATGTGCCAATATGTAGTGCGTATAAAAATAAACAGTTTCGGCGGGGCATACGCAGAGTTCAGACATAATTGGGAAACATACGACACGGCTTTCGACCTTGCCGTAATATACGAGGTTGGCAAAACAAAGATTGACCCTAACAAACTGTTCTCAATAAAAGATGAACTGAACAGCATAATAAACAAGGCAAACAAAGTGTCGGACAATACACTGTTCGACCGCTCATTGTGTTTCAGATACAAGGAAACGCAGTTTTGACTGTCGAAGCAGTTTTTTGTGTTGATAACTTTGTTGATAACTTTTTCCGAAAAAAATACTGCAAGTATAAAAATTTTGTATTTTTGCAGCGTAATAAAGAATAAAACAATAGTGTATGAAAAACATTCTAATCATAGTTGACGCGCAAAACGACTTCTGCCACGAAAAAGGCGCGTTGAGCAACAAGGAAGCCTGCGAAGCGGCAGACAACATTATCAAAATGCTGAACAAAACGGCGTTTGACAAAATCATCTGCACGATGGATACGCACGGCGACAATTACAGCGAAACTTCCGAGGGCAAACATCTGCCGATTCCGCATTGCAAGAAAAACACTTGGGGATGGAAGATACGCGAGGACTTGTACCAAGAACTTTACAACCAACAGAACGTATCGTTCTTGGAGAAAGACAAATTCTCACCGTACCCAACGCAACTGTGGACGAAAGTCGGAATCGTTGACAAGCACGACAAGATTTATGTGTGCGGTCTTTGTACCGACATCTGTGTCATAAGCACGGCATTCGCGGTGAAGAACAGTATGGAGCCAGAGGTTTATCTGATTGAGAACTGCTGCGCGGGAAGCACCCCCGAAAACCATTTCTTCGCCGTCAGCGTTATGAAGTCCTGCCACATCAACATCATCAAGGGCGAACTGCCGCCAATCGGAATCACAGACGAAAACAACAAAACCCAAACAGTATAACAATCAAAACCCAATCAGTTATGTTACAGCACATTTTAGACACGGACTTATACAAGTTCAGCACGAGTTACGCCTATTTCAAACTCTATCCGAATGCGGAAGGCACTTTCGAGTTCAAAGACCGCAACAAGGAACTGTGGAACGACCAAAAGGACTTGTTCCTCGAAGAGTTTGGAAAAGCGTTGAAAAACGCCGAGTTATGCACCTTGGGAAAGGCTGCAAAGAATTGGTGCATCAAGAACATCCCCTACATCCCACGCACCTATTGGGAATGGCTCACCACGTTCAAATTCGACAAGAACAAGGTCGAATACTACTTCGACACCGAGGGTGTGTTCCATTGCACGGTGACGGACAAACTCTACAAGGTCACGTTCTACGAGATTCTGATTCTCTCAACATTCTCCGAAATCAGAAACAAAATCTTCGAGTACCATTTCGGCTGCGTCCCGAAGCAGGAGGACATTATCGCACGAATCAACGAGAAAATCAACTACGCCAACAAGAACGGCATTGTGTTCAGCGAGTTCGGCACACGCAGAAGATACAGCAGCGATGTGCAGGAAATCATCATCAGCGAACTGTGCGAAAATTCCAAGACCTGCGCAGGCACTTCAAATGTGTTCTTCGCTATGAAATACGGTATGAAGCCTATCGGCACATTCCCGCACGAATGGGTTATGTTCCACGGCGCAATCTTCGGCTACAAGCGTGCCAACTATTTGAGTTTGGAGGATTGGATTGACGTGTACCAAGGAGACCTCGGCACGGCACTCATTGACACCTACACGACCGATTCGTTCCTCAATACGCTCACCAAGAAGCAGGCTCACCTGCTGTCGGGATTCAGACAAGACAGCGGCGATGAGTTTGAGGTCGGCGATAAAATCCTGCAACGGGTGAAGTCATTCGGCATTGACCCGAAGTCGAAACTCATTGTATTCAGCAATGCGCTTGATTTCCCGAAGGCTAAACTCGTCAACGACCACTTCAAAGACAAGTGCAAAGTCAGTTTCGGCATCGGAACTAACCTCACAAACGACACTGGTGTTCCGTGGAATCCCGCCAATATCGTTATGAAACTCTTGAAATGCCGCCTTGACGAAAACAGCGAATGGGAGGATTGCATCAAAATCAGCGATGACAAGGGCAAATTTATCGGCAACCAAGAGGAAGTCGAAATCGCAAGAAAGCAACTCAAACTGAAATAGTATGAAACTGCGCGATATAGACGACAGAATTTGGTGGAGACACATACGCCTTGACAGTATCAACAAGCGCAGGAGACTAAAACTCCTGCGCACGGGCAAGGGTACTGACGAGCAACTGCAACTCGCCGCCGTCTGCATCAAGTTAGACAATTCACTTATGAAATATGCAACAAAACAAATCAAATCAAAGTAATATGAAAAACTGCGAATGTTACGACAAAAACGGTAACTTCCTCGGTTGGTTCAGCAGGTCTGTCGCCGTGGTAGCGATTACCGTTCTCAAAGAAAACGACAAAATCTATGTTCTCGCCTCGCAGAGAGGAACGGGTACACCCGACAAGGAACTTATCGGCAAATGGAATCTCACCTGCGGATACCTTGACTTCAACGAAACGGGTATGGAAGCCGTAGCCCGCGAAACCTTTGAGGAAACGGGTGTTGACATCAAGAACGAAATCACGAAACTTCTGTTCGTCAACACAGACCCGAACAGAGACAAACGTCAAAACGTCACACTCCGCTACGGTGTACTGCTGAAAGGCAGAAAAGAGTTCTACGAGAAACAGTTCTCGCACGAACACAACGAGACCGATGAGGTCGGTGAAATCCGTTTCATTGACATCAACGACCTTGACAAATACGATTGGGCGTTCAACCACAACGAAATCCTGCGTAGTATGTTGGACACCATTCTCAAATTTGACGAATAACATCAAAAACAAAAGTTATGGTTGACAATTTTGAAAGACTGAACAGTCTGCTCACATTTGAAAGTGAGGACGACTTCTATATGCTTCAAATTATGAAGCGCAGAAAGGAGAATCCCGAAATGGACAAAAACTCAATCGCCATCAAAACGGTGTATCTCCACAGAAAAGACCAACTGCTTGACTTGAAGGAGGATTTGATTTTCCTCGCCAACAGAGACAACGCGAGAATCTATCTTAATCCGAACCGCAAGTCATTCAAGAACTGCACGCTCGCCTCCCTCAAAGAGTTTGCCGACAGAATCGCAAAAGAGGACTACTACAAGCCGTACAAGATTTTCGATTCCGTTGCAGGCTCGGCAGGCTCGAAGAAAGCCGTTTGGGTCATTGACCTTGATTGGGACGAAATCGGCGACTGCGACCGTCTGAAATTCGTTACCGAAATGTGCGACTTCGTGAACTCGCTGCAACCGATTGACGTTGCCGAAAAGGTACTCCTCGTAAACGAGACCAAGAACGGCACTCACATTCTCACCACCTCGTTCAACAAGCAGGCATTCGGCGACAAATACCCCAAAATCCAAGTACACAAGAACAATCCTACATTAGTTTACTGCAAATAATATGAGTTACTTATTCACTTCGGAATCCGTATCAGAAGGGCATCCCGACAAAATGTGCGACCAAATATCGGACGCTTTATTGGATGCTTATCTAACCCAAGACCCCGATTCAAGGGTCGCTTGCGAAACGCTCGTCACACGCGGTCTTGTTGTGTGCGCGGGAGAAGTAAGCAACAATGAACTCGAACCCATACACATTGACGATATAGTCAGAAACACCATTGCTGAAATCGGCTACACGAAAAGCGAGTATGAGTTCGACAGCAAATCCTGCGGCGTAATCACAGCAATACACCAACAGTCTCCCGACATCGCACGCGGTGTCGTTGGACGCATATGCACCGAATTGCAAGGCGCAGGAGACCAAGGCATTATGTTCGGATATGCTTGCAATGAGACGGAAAACTATATGCCTATCACGTTGGAACTCGCCAATATGCTTATGCGTGAATTGGCTGCAATCCGAAAGGAAGGCAAGGAAATGACCTACCTGCGACCCGATTCAAAAGCGCAGGTGACAGTAATGTATTCCGATGACGGAAAGCCGCTGTGTATAAACACCATTGTTCTGTCAACGCAGCACGACCCATTCAGCGATGGTGACAACGCTATGCAGGAACAAATTGAGAACGATGTACGCGAAATACTGATACCGAGAGTTGTCAGCAAACTCCCCGAAAAGTCACAGAAACTGTTTGACGAAGATTTCAAACTGTTAGTGAATCCAACGGGGAGGTTTGTCCTTGGCGGGCCGAGCGGGGACACGGGACTCACGGGTCGCAAGATAATCGTTGACACCTACGGCGGACACGGTGCGCACGGGGGCGGCGCGTTCAGCGGAAAAGACCCGTCAAAGGTTGACCGTTCCGCAGCATACGCGGCACGCTATATCGCCAAGAATATCGTTGCGGCAGGACTGTGTGACCGCTGCCTTGTGCAAATTGCATACGCAATTGGATGTACGTACCCAGTCGGTTTCTATATCAACACATTCGGCACTCTGAAATTTAAAATGAGTGACGGAGAGTTCGCCAAAAGAATACGGGAATTGGTACATTTGAGACCATATGACATCATTGAGAAATTCCAACTCAAAAACCCGATTTACAAAGCGACTGCCACATACGGACACTTCGGCAGGACACCGTATAAAAAAACCGTTGAGGTTCACTATCGTGACAAGTTCACATACAAAGACCCGAAAAGCGGAAAGTATGTCAAGGAAATAACGTTCTTCCCGTGGGAGGAACTTGACCTAATCCCCGAACTGCAAAAGGTGTTCTGCTGTGACAACTGCGAAAAGTTCAAAGTTGTAGTTCCAGACAGTGCAAAGGATATACATATACGCCACTGCTCCGAACTGCGAATCAATCTATGTGAAAGGACAAAACCCTGCAAATACTTCAAGATAAAAGATGTGTTTTAACGCATCGATTGTTTTTCCATAATAATGCGAAAGCCGTGCCAAAAGCACGGCTTTTTTAGTCTCATATATAAGTTATACATAACAAAAGCAAAGGGAGCGTTAAAAAACGCCCCCTTTGCACTACGTTCAACTTTACCAAAGGTTGTGTTCAACCTCGTTCATATTTTCCTCCGTATTCGGTCTTATACCCGCGTTAGGTCGGAGATGCCTCATACCCAACCTTGAATCCACATCGGCAAGTTCAATAGCCTCATCGGAGTTCTCTCGGTATATTCTGAATGCGTCCTTTATGCGCATTTTCTTGTACTCAATATCCATTTCCATTTTCGTATTCTTGCCTTCGCCGTCCCTTATCTTCAGAATCTTCAACAGATATTTGTCGTTGGTACGCATATCGGAGTTCTGTATGATACCGAACATTGTGTCGCAGGTGTGCAGCAAGCCCGAAGATTCGGCAATATTGCCTATTGTTATGTCATCGCTGTCAAACGCGCCTCTGTTGGTCTGTGTGGCTGTCACGATAAGGCATTCCTGCCGCACGGCGATTGCACGCAAATCCTCTGAAATCTGCTTTATCTTGTTATACAAATCCTCGGAGTTGAGATTTCGGTAGTTCGCCATAATATTGATATAGTCAATCACCACCACGTCAACCTTGAACCCAAGGACTTCTTGGATTGTCTTGATATAGTTTTCAACATCAATGGTCGTACAGCAGGAAGTAGGGTATTCCTTGATAAACAGCCTGCCCATAGGGATATGCTGATTCCTGCGAGCCTCCGCCAACCGCTCGCCTATGAAATTGGCATCCTTTGAAAGTTTGTCGTATTCGTCAATGCTTATGTCAAGCAGGTTAGCACCCATACGCTTGATTACCTTCTTGGCACTCATCTCGCAAGTTATGAACAGCACGTTCTTTCCGTTCCTAACGAAGTTCACAGCATCATTACAAAGGAATATACTGTTGTGGCAGAGGAATCCGTTTACATAGTATCTGTGTTCGTCAGTACCGACTTCAATGTCATACATATTTTCGCATTCACCCGTCTGTTCAACATCAACAACAAGTTCAACACCGTCCTCCGTCTGTATATGGTCGGGGCGACTGTCTTTGTTGAGGTCTTTGGCAAACACCTCATCGTATTCAGTATCGAAGAAAATATGCGTGTCAGCGCAGCGTATGCTCTTGCCTCTGTCGGTCTTTACATTGTAAACATCGTATGGTACTGTCTTTCCTATCGCTTTGATTGGAGCATATCCTTTGTCAGTAAGCACTTCCCAATCCTCAAGGTCAAAAACTTTTTCAAATTTCTTTTCATTCATATTAGTCGTATTGCTATTGTGATAGTTCATTTTTATAAATATAATAAATTTTGGAAAAAAATGTTTGCCGAAGACGAATATGGTGAATGCAGCGAGTGCGAGTGCGGCGGTTGCCCGTACTATCCGAACTGCGATGGTTGCCCCGTAAGAACGGCAAGCGATTCAGATTCAAACAACTAAAACCGAACAATATGTCAAAAAAACTGAAAGCGTACAAACTGAAAGACACCCTTCCGTACAACTTGAAAAACGAGAAGGCTTTAAGTAACTATGTATCAGAACTTGCAGACAATATGTCTGCGTGCAAGGACAAATTCATAGCCCTTGCCATATCAGTACCGAATGACATCTGCCCCAAAACAACAAACGACCCGATTTCCTATGTCGCTAATATGGCAGACACATACCTCAACAATTTCAACTCGAACATAGACTGCTATTCCCAATGTGTCATAATCAACGAATGCACTACACGGGAATACACACCCACAAACATTGAATTTGTCGTATCAAGCGAAATCGAAACATACAAAGAGGCTGAAAAGGCATTGGCTGAACTTGTTATGCGTGAAAGCGACACGATAAACAAACTGAAGGCTCTGTTCTATGCCACGCCCAACACCATAGTCGGCGGCAACATAAGCCCGTTTGAATACGTCATAGGAAAAACGGCAGAATATTTTGACGAACTGCTTGACATCCACGAGCAGATAACCTCCATATCGCTTCTTGTTGACAACCTATGCCTGCAAGAATAAAAGAGAATAAAGGAGAATAAAGAAGAATAAAAGACAACAATGAAAATCCTATCATTCGATGAGTTCAAGTCAATAAACGAATCAATCACCCTCAAAGCAATAGAAGAGGGTATGGTTGTCGTGTACTCCAAGAACGGCAAGGAGACCAACTACCAATATTGGATTTGCCTCACGGACAAAGAAAACATAAAGAAATATGTGGATTCCTTGAAATGGAACAACGACATAACCGATGCCGACAGAAAGAGAATGAAAGGTATGTCGAAAATACTCGTTGCCCACTACAACGGAAGTTGCGACTACATAGAAATTGATGATGTTCTCATAAACAACATATCCTACATCTACAATCCGAAACTCAAACCGAAGGATATGCTTGACAAAAACACGCTCAAAGACCTGCGTGACGAATGTTCGGACAAGAATCTTGTTTACTCGAAAGACGTTGACTTGAAGAATATGGTGTTGAGCAAACCCGATGTTCCGTTTATGAACTACGGTCTGCGGCTAAACGACTATATGGGCGTTTCAAGAGGCGAGATGACCTACGACTTGGGCGGCGTTTACGGAGTAAGATATTAAATGTTATTCATTTGATTCAACCTTGAAATAGCATAAACTAACCAAAGAAAACAAAATAAAAAGGCTCAATGATTTGAGCCTTTTTTGTTGTTTGCTGATTACGGGCGAAGCACAGTCAAACTTCCGTCAACACCAACCTCTTCAAGTCGAAGATTCGGATATTTCGTGCCGTCAATGTCTTTGCTGTGGTATTCATCATAGATAAGTTTCGCTTGATTGACGGTTTCCCTTGATATGCTGACCCTGCCTTCGCCATCATCATAAGAGACTTGGTAATAAACTCTGTTGCTCCAAAAACCGTCACTTCTTTTTACGGTTTCCATTTCGTCAATTTTCATTATGTGTGTCATATACAATACAATATTTTCTTATTTGACTTCACCCTTGAAGTCCTCCCATTTCAAATCGGAAGGCTTGAACACGTCCTGCCCGTATTTGATTATCTTGTTTCCGTTCTCACCGATTGAGATGACATTCAAAGACATTTTGGAACTCTTGTCCTTATTAGCCTTGAATATACTCTCAAAAAACGGAGCAGCCTTTTCTTTTAAGTCATAATTGTTGAACGGAGTAACTGACTTATACTCGAAGCGAAGATTCAGATAATCGGATGCTTTCTCGTCATATACAAATGGCTCAAAATTGTCAAGGGCTGTTTTTGTAAGACTTTTAAGATAGTTCTCAATATCCTTTCCGAGTTTTTTTGTCAGATTCTCGGCGGATTTGTAATCGCCGTTAAGTTTGAACTTCATATAATCGGATTCAAGCCCAGGGCTGATAAAGATGTTCATAACAGTCTTTATGCTTTTGTCAAGTGCCTCGTTCACGGGATTGCCTTCAAACTCGTTAAATTTCAAAATGTTCATAACAGTTATTTTATTATTTATACGGTTAGTCGTTATTCTCACCATTGAAAAAGGCGAATACCTCTTGTATCTGCTCATCACCCCAATTCTTTATGAATCCCTTTGAATCAATAGTAATGGCAAAATAATCACCATATCCGTTTTCGTCAATCTGAAGGAATTTAGGAACATACTCGTACTTTTTAGTTTCAACAACCTTGTTACCTTTCAAAAGTGAATATACACCGCTGTCAACAACCTTGAAGTAAATCTCAACGGGTCTGTCATCCCAACCCTTTATACATCCTTGTTTAATATCCAAGTCCCAAACAATTTCGGAATCACCGCCTTTGAACACGTCAACCGTCTTGCCAAATATGTATTCATTGGTCTCAAAAAGCGATTGTGATTCCTCACCTTCAAACTTGCACATATACGAACCCGAAGAAATTTCTATACGAACAGTGTCTCCGCTTTTGTCGCGCATATTCATTTGTTCAAGTCGTTCCTTTGTAACGGGCTGTATGTTAAGTCTCTCGTTACATTCTTCCATTTCGTCAATTCTCTTAATGTGTGTCATAATTATAATATTGTGTTTTTCGTTATCGTTATAATCGTTCCGTCATTGAGTTTTATTGTGTCACCCACATTGGCGAGATAATCAATAACTATCGTTCTGCCGTCAGCGAGTTTGAGTGTTGTATTACCCGTGTCAATGTCGTATTCAGTACCGCTGTCAATATCGTATTCAGTACCCCAATCAATATCGCTTTCTTCCGCGTCTTTCATAAATTCGGCGATAAGTTCGTCATCGTCATAGCCCGAATCTTCAACTATATCCTCTTCTTTTAGATAATAGTAGTGTTTGCCCGAACTGTCCGTATATGAACCTCCGTTCTTTTCATAGCCGCCAACCCAATAACTTTTCTTTGTCTGACCATCCTCAACGTATGTCCTGCCGTAACCTTTCCTGCAATAACACTTATATCCTTTGACCTTGACCTCATAATTAACATAGTCAACGTCAAGGTCGGCATACATATAGCCCGCAAGTTTGGTCTCGCCCTCGGTTTTCGGCTTGATATGTTCGAGATACCATTTCTGCCGTCTGCGCAAACTCTTGACCGCTTTCTTGAACTGTTTGTCGGCTTCGCCTTTCTGCGCCTCGAATTTGTCAACCATATTCTTAAACGCGGAAATGAGGTCTTTTATTGAAAATCCGATTGCTGTCGCTATGGCGATTATCTCCTTTATGTAATTGGCGATTTTCATAATATCGCTCATCACCTTTTTGAAATCCTCCATAAACACCGTCACCTTGTAGCCTGGGTTCGGTATCCCCGCAGCAGCACCCGTGACTATGACATCGGGATTCGGTATCTTCGCCACCAAGGTAGCCATATCAACAACAAGTTCCTTGAAAGATTCGGTAAAGTTGTCAAACACTCTGTCTATCTTATCACATTCAGCCTCAACAAACTTGTCACCCTCACCCGTTGTGAAATAATCCTTGACCGCCTGCCAAGCGTCCTTTACCATCTTAACGGTATCTTTGAACAACTTGACTGTATCGTCAACGAATTTGCGCAATTTGGCGACTTCCTTATTCACATAATCCGTGTATTGCTTAACCAAACCAAGTTTCTGCGCTTCCATCATAACGGATTTCATTTTAGCCTTTTTAGACTCCGTTGCATCTTCCGCTTCCTTGCTGACCTTTGCCTTCATATCGGCATCAATCTTCTTGAACTTCTGTTTCACGGTATCAATGCCCGATTCTTCTTTGGCATCGGCAAGGACTGTATGGTATTCTTCTTCAAGCGAATGCTTCTCGTGTATCATTTCAGACAATTCCTCATTGTCGGAATTATAGTCAAGTTTTCCGACACGGGCTTCCGCTATCTTTGTATTGAGTTCATCTATCTGCGGTTGATATTTCTCACGAGCCTTTGTAACGAGGTCATTGTATTTTGTCAACGCCTCGGTGTATTCATCTGTGTATAAACTGTTGCTTCCGACCTTGCCCGATTTCTCCTTCAGTTTGTACAACTCCTCGGCAAGTGCCTGCGTATCGGGCATAGGAGGCATCTCAAAATTAGGCAACTGCGGCATCTGCGGCAGTTTCAATCCCAATTTATCAATGTATTTTACTATAAGCAAACCCTTTATCGCAGGTCTGAACGGTGTAGTTAGTGCCATATTGTGTAAAGTTTATGGATTATATTACAGTTTTCCAAGTGTTTTTACTGGTCCGCTCGGTGAATTTTTCGGATTCTGTTCCAATCTACCAAGTGTCTTTGTGGGTTGTTGCGGTGCGCCTTGGTTCAATTCCAAACCGCCGAGTGTCTTGGTCGGTGCTTGGTTTCCACCCGCATTGAGTTCAACGCCCCCAAGCGTCTTTGTGGAAGAATTGCTCTTTTTCTCAACCAACTCAACACCACCGAGATTCTTCGCAGGCGTTTGATTTCCGCCTGCATTCAACTCAACGCCGCCGAGTGTCTTTGTGGAAGAATTGTCTTTCCGTTCATTCAGTTCAACGTTACCGAGAGAACCGCTGTTCGCAGGCTGCGGCGGACGCTCCCCGCGAGTTGTCGGATTCAAATCCGTGTTTCCGAGAACTTTTGTCTCGCCGCCGTTGTTGTCACCAAAACGCTCCCTTGCATAGTCGTCAATCTTTTCCATAACATATTCCTTGCCGCGTGAGATATACGGGCTTGCGAGCGCGTGGAGACCTCCGTTTGATATTGACGAAACCATATTGGCAACCATACCCGCCCAACTTTCGTCATAGACGTTTCCCATTTGTGTGCCAGAGGTGAGGTAGTTGAACACCATAGCACCCGCCTTTTTCAAGAATCCGCCTATGTTAAGCGTATCTTCGTATGCGTTACCGAACACCTCATCCTCGGAATATGTAAATTCAGCCCCCGCATTGTCTATATAATTATCGTAATCAGCATCACTTTCACTCTTCCCGACACCGTTCAACGCACTTATGTCAAGGGTGTCGTAATATGCTCGATGAGCGTTTTCAGCGTCATATTCAAGGAAGTCGGCAAGTGAAGCGACCGATATCTGCAAGTCGGCATAGTTGAATGTGAAATCAAACTTTGTCTCGTTCACCTCATTGTTGACCGTTGTCGAAAACGATTGACCGCACTCGTCAATGTCAATGGTACAATCCTTGAAAACGAACAGCACAGTTGACATATTGGCAACAACATCGCTGTTGGCAGCGGCGTTCATTTTTTCCTCCGTTGTCAGACCTGGGGGTATGATATTCCTCAAATCGTGCAAAAGAATGTAACAGTTGAACCTTATGAGATTATGCGGTATGTTCATTCTTCTGTACTTGTGGCTGAACACAGCGTTGTAATATGCGTCAAACAACGCGGTCATACGCAAATCCATAGATTCAAGGCAGGTAATCTTTATCTTGTTGTCTGTCGCGCCGAGAAAAGAATCCTTCTTGTTTGTATAGTATTTCTTATAGGCATCTTGCAAACCTTCAACCGTTTGGAATGTATATTGGTGAGCCTTGCAGATTTCCCAAAAGCCGTAAACGAAACTGTAAAGATTTGCGTATTCTTCGGGAAACAACATATTGGTGGCGGTGACATTGTTGTACTTTTCCGTAAATGCGTTTTTGTTCAACTTAACGTCCTCGTCAGTCATACCGCCGCCGTCCATACTTGAATCACCCTTTACGCAAGATTCAAGGTAATTCAACGCGCCATACTGTCTGTCAGTCTCAAAGTCATAGTAATTGTAACCGTCACTCTCTTTCGTGGCGAACAAACCCGATGGTTCGGGAACAATACCGAACACGAATGCCAAATGGCTTGGGTCATCCATTCCATTGACAATCTTGTTGTATCCCTTTAATGCAGAAACATATCTTCCACCCAAAAGGAATTTAGACACACTTGTCTTATATGTGTTCCTTCCACTCTGACGATATTTGTTCGATTCCACTAACATTCTTGATGGCGTTGTTTTTCATAAATGCCTCAACCGCATTGTTGTCAAATACATCGTGTATGCGTTTGAGCATTTCATTTTCTTTATCTTTGTATTTATATTCTTTATATTTGCCATCAAGTGACATATTGTTGTAAGTCATACCCAAAGAGCAACAATATTTGTAGTAGTCGTAAAAACCGTCAATGAGAGGCTTCAGATTCCTGCGCTTCACTTCGCAGGTCGTTTTCTCTATACCAAGTTTTCTTTTGTAATTGGAAACGCTTTGCGGGGTAACACCGATAACATCGGCAATAACACGATTGAACTTCGCCGTGTTTCTCACATAAATCGGATTGTCGTGGATAAAATTCGCCATAATGAGCATATTCTTGAACTCCTTGTATTTGCGCTGCGCTATTGAGTTGTCAAGTTGCTGCTGTGTGTATGGTTGGTATGTGAGGTCGGGGTCATAGGTTTCGACCGCATTGTCGTATGCCGACTTGAAGTCACGCTCAAATTCCTCATCGGTATATGGCTCTGATTTGTTCAGTTTCTTTCTGTACTCGTCCAAACGCGCATAAGCAATCTCCCTGCATTTGTCATAGGATATTTCACCGTTGTACTCACGCAAAATCGTGTATGCGCACTCCCTTGTGAATTTGTTTCGGCTCTTGCACATAAGCAAGTCGTCCTCTATGTTCACGGAAGAACGGGAATCGGCTATCTTACCCAACTCCGTTTTCTTCCTTTTACGAAGTTTCAAGTCTGAAATGAATGTGCCAATGTCATTGTATTGCCTGCACAAATTACCCAAATCATACAGTTCGGCAATTTCGCTATCTGAACATCTGTTGATTACGGTCGTCAAATTATTGTATATGTCCTCGAACCCGTATGACAGTACTTTCGGGGGCATAGTATCAACCCAACCGTTGCCGACACTCCAATATGACTTGAAGTCGGAACTGTTGTAAAAGACATTCTTGATATGCCAACCCGTAAACTGCGAATCCCCGTTCATAAGAATCCGAAGCAATTTTATTGCGTTGAGGTACATTCTGTGAAACTCTGTCGGTTTCATTTTCACATCGCTGCCGCGACCCTCTCGTTTCTTCACAATAACGCCCTCTTTCAAAAACCAATACAATTGGATATGGTTGTTCGCCCTATGCACTTGATAAGCACTCGGCAACGGAAGCCCGATTATAATGCAGATGTCGGCTACATTGTCAATAATCTCACTCGGAGACGCATTCGGACAGTTGTCAACGTCAACGACAAGAACATCCCGTATGTAGTGATTCCTCCCCGTTGTGACTTGCAGATAATCCCTCAAATCGGAACGCAATATGTCAACATAGGATTTGTTTGAATCCTTGACAACATAATAAGTGCGCTTGTCGTTCTTTCCACGAGCGACATCCATACACCTGCTGTATAAGCCGTACCTGCGGCTCTTTGACAATTTAGCACCCATTACACTTGATTTATGTAAACCCCCGTCTCTTTTGTTTTAAGTATATACGCAGTCTCCGTCATAGGAAACGCGCCGAAGGTTTCCTCGGTCGCAAGACTTGTGATTACATAACGGTTATTGTCGGCATCACATTGGACAACACAGTTCTCGAATGTGAAACGCAACACCATATTGTAGGTGTAAACCTTGACAATGCTCCGCATATTGGCATCGCCCGTATTTCTATCTTCAAATAATACCATATCCTATTTATATTTTTCTAATGACATAATTGATGTCGAACCTAATGAGTTTCATTATGGTTTCAGCATCCTTGTTCAAATGTATAGTGACATTCCCTTCGTCATCAATCGAAGACGTGACTGAAGGTTTCAACGCAGGAACGTCAATGTCGTATGCAGGGTGATAATATTTGTTGTCATCGTCAAATGTGAATATATCTTTGTAACCACACAGTTCACTATGAACAACTTGCATTTCCTGCATAACATAAGTTTCGAGTTCGGCAGCGTTGTACTGCGAATGAATATAATCGTATATTCTTTCGAACATACGAAGCGAAAGCCTGCTTGCAAATTCCTCGTATGCCGTACTTCTGCGATACAGTTCAGCCAACTGCGTCTGCATCTCCACAAGTCTCCTATCGGTCAACTTAAATTGCTTTACAAACGCCATTTCGGGCATCATTTCCCCATAGCAATATAGGCAATATGACTTGGTTTCATTTGTGACGCGGGCAGTAAGCCAACCGTCACCTGCGCAAACGCCTTCGAGATTCTTTAACGGAATTGTCTTATATGTGATTGCGTGAGGAACATTCTGCTCGTCAAGATAGTAAAAGACACTCCAATCGGCATAGCGACCTTCGTTAATACCATAATCGAAAAAAACCAAATTTGATTCCATTATAAATAAATTACTTTTTTGGTGTTAGTTAAGATTTTTCTTTTCTATTCTTCCATTTTTCTACAATCCGCAAGGTGAGTCAGAAAAAAGACCGAGCAACGCCCGCGTCCCCGAAACCCCCTCAAATTGTTGTTTCAACTTCGGTTGTCACGGCAGAGGGGGTGGGGCGGTCAAACTGTCAAAATCACTTCTGACGCGCTTTTTTCCGCCAAATGCCTTTCGACTTTACTTTTACACAAAGCCTTACGTATTTGTTCATTGGCTTTTTCCAATGCTTTCGGGTCAACCTCCCTAACCTTATCCTTATGTTCAGCAGCATATTGCCTCAATGATTTTATGTGTTTCATATTTCTACAAAATGTGAAAAACCGTTGCTCTTTTCAATCTCTATCGTTTTGTCAACAAAGGACGAATCCAACACGGCGTGGTGGACTATATACATATTGATTCCGTTGTCCTTTGAAAACCCGTTAAATATCTTCAGCAATTCATTGCAACTCGCAACATCAATTCCCGACAGCACCTCGTCCAAGAACAGAACATTTATGTCCGAAATTTTGGTCTTGATTATGTGCAGGAAAGCAAGTGTGACGGCAATGTCAATTTTCTTACGCTCACCCGTTGAAAGACACTTGTACTTAACGACCTCGCCGAGATAGAAAATGGTACAGTCGTATGTGTTGTCAAACACGATTCGGTAGTTGATTCCGACTTTCTCACAGATGTCAATTATACTGCTGTTTATATAAGGGACATATATATCAGATATGTACTGTTTCAGCCCCTTTTCCGAAAAGATGTTCAGCACTATTTCAAGCAACTGCTTCTTTCCGCCGAGGGTTCTCAAATTTTCAAGAAGCGGACGTTTCTTTTCCTCAATATCGGAAATGAGTTTGCGCATATCTGCGGCAACCTCATCGTTCTTATTTTTCTCCGCGTTGATTTTGGTTTCCAACGAACCTTTCCTCACTTTGAGATTGGTTATCTCCGTCACCTGCCTGCTTTTTGTCCTATTGACATCCTGCCATTTCTTGACAGCCTCGTCTTTCTTCGCGGACACTTCCCTTTCCGCCTTGACCGCCTCATTCAGTTTTTTCTCCAAGTCGTCCATCTCGTGAACGTGTTTGTCGTCCGTCAAGTCAGAACCGCAAGTGGGGCATTTGCCTTTTTTCAGAAGGTCTATCTTTTTGCGGAGCGCGGGCATATCGCTCGTAACATTCGCATACTCAACACTGTATTCGTTGACTTCCTTGTTATACTGTTCGACCAACGCGCTATTTTCCTTGTACGACTTGGCTGTCTCAACAAGGAGTTTATTGGTTTCCTCAAGTTCAGCCTCCATAGCAGAAGTGTCAACCTGCTCGTTTTCCAACTTTGAGATTTTGCCTTTGATTGACTCTATCGAAGTGTCATATCCGTCAATGGTTGTGTTGGCATCCAATATAGCAGTCTTGACCTCTTTCAGTTTTTCCTTTACCTTGAATGCCGCCGAGTTGATTACCGTGTAACCGAATATGCGGTCTATAATTTCCCTCTTTTCGGCAGGCGTAAGTTTTACAAACGACTTGAACACATTGACTGACAATATGATAGAGTTCTTGAAGATATTGTATTGCATTTTGAACACCTCATCTTCAAGATATTTCTGCACATTGCTTTTGCCCGCCGTGTTGAGTTCCTTTCCGTCAACAAACGCCTCGAACAGATTGGGTGACAACCCTCTGTGTATGAACACGTGTTTGCCGTCACAATCCAAATCAATCTCACCCTCAAAGTGCTTGTTCACTCGGTTCGGTATATCACTCTGCGTGAAGTCGTCAAGTTGACCGTAGAGCATATAGATAATAAAATTGGCAATGCTCGTCTTGCCAGCCCCGTTCTGACCGCAGATGAGGTTCAATCCGCTGTCGGTATCAAAGGACATTTCATTCCAAGCATTGCCCCAACTTGTAAAGTTGCGCCACCTAATTCTGTTAATCTTCATTGTTCACAACGACCTTTTTTCTGTAAACGATTCTTCCGTTGGTCAAGTCGTACACGCTCATTTCCACCGTCACCTCGTCACCGACCAAAATCCGTATGTTATGGCTTCGGATTTTGCCGCCGAGGTAAGCAGTGATTTCGTGTCCGTTGTCAAGGGCAACCTTGTACTTGCCGTTGCTCAAATCCTGCAAGACAACACCTTCGGACTTAATCAATCCTTGTTTCATATTTTCCTTATATTTTCCTTATTTTTCTTCAATTTGTCACGCCACTCATAAAGGTTGAGCGCGTGTTTCAGCAACATAACGACAGCCTCATTGTCCGCGTGCAACCCAGCCTTTAGGTTTGATTCAAACGCTTCCAACGCCTCGTCAATCGTACAATTTAATGTATCGGGGCAGGTTCTTACCGCCATTGGAACTGAATCATCACAATCGGCTGCATCGTCTTCCGTGTAAACACATTCGGGGACATACATATTCGCCTCCCAACGGGTGATGAGTTCCTTAATATATATGAATATGTGCGGACTGCTGTTTCCGAACCTATTCATAACATAGGTTATGGAATTTTCAAGGTGCGGGCTATTCATCCTGCAAATAGGAATCCAAATGCGGTGTCCGTCTTTGTCAAATGTACCCCTGCGGATTGAAGTGCGTATCTCTGCAAACGGGCTGTCCGTATAGACGCACATATCCTTCATTTTCTCCTTGTTGTCAGAGATTCTGATATACTCATTGCCGCCGTCAACAAAATAGTCGTCACCGTTCTTATCCGTATGCTGCACGTAGTCGTGCGTGTAGTACGAAGTCAGAACCGTGCCATCGGGGGTCTGCCATCTGTTGAGCAAAAGTTTTCTTTCCATTATTCTTCCTCCACTTGTTCATATTGGACATCGCCGTATGCCATATCCTTGATACGCAGGTTTTCCGACACGGCTATCGAATCCATATCCTCGTCATTTACCGCACAAGTCCACTTTTGAACACCATTGCCGTCAAGCATAAGCGGGTCGAAAACGTCATAAATTGCCTTAATGACATTTTCCTCAAACTCAATGGCGTAAAGATATTCGCCTTTCTCCCCCTTGTTCCAAACAGCCTGCGCGGTGTGACCGTTGTGGGCGAGAACCCCGTTCAGTTCATTTATCGCAAATCCGTTTGCGAGGAAATCGTCCTTCGTGATTTCCGTAATCAAAAAAATTGTGTTCATATTCGTTATAATGTTTTTCGCTATTTTCTTCCTATACTGTGGTTGTAAAAATTGCCGTCAGACCATATATAAGGTACGTTGGCGTGTTGGTGTGAATCCCAAGTGTCGTCATAAAACGCATCCCACATCTTGTTTTCAATGTATGAATTGGCGTTGCCATCGTGATAGAACACAAAATGTATCACGGGTACATTGCCTTTCGGGTCGGCTTTCTCGTTCATTCTCTCCATAAGCGAGACGAACTCGTTTACCGACTTGCCGTGGAAGTTCGATATTATGTTCTCGTGTTCCCTAACCGAAGCGAACCAAGCGAGTATTTCGGGTACTTCCTTCATCTCATTTTTAATTTCTTCAAGTGTCATACAGATTCAGTTTATCACTATAATATAATAAAAAAATCAAAATTCGTGTGTGTTGTTCAAAAATAATTTATATGCGCGTCCGAGATTGGAAAAATGCCAATTTCAACCATTATAAATAATATAAAATATTTTAATCAATATGGCACTATCAACAGAACTTTACGGTCTCAAATCAGCAGGTACATACAGATTTGAAAGAGACCAGTCCGTGACAATGGACACCGCCACTCCGTTGGAAAATGTCAGAATGTTGGTCGGATTCTCAAAGGTCGGCCCCTTTAACACACCCGTGTTTATCCAAAACACTCGTGAGTTCATCAACACATTCGGTGACATTGACCGCACGTTGGAAAAAAGAGGTTCATACTTCCACAGAAGTTGTCTCGCCGCTTTGAGTGCTGGACCAATCTACGCGCTCAATCTTCTTAAACTCACCGATGAAGACAAGGTGGACGCTATGCGTTTCTCAACCTCTGTCGCTTCAGAGGCGCAGGACGAGAACCCGCAAGCGGAAGGCAACCTTTTCGACTACCGTGGAATGTATAACATCGAAAACTTCTACACTCCTTCAGAGGAGTCTTTCCTCTACACTATCGGCAGAAAGAACTACTATGAGGAAAACAGCACCAACTGCATCCTCAACTTCACCAACATCGGCAAGTCACCCGTTTCAGTCATCGTGACAAGGGCTAACGAGTACAACTCAACCAACTTCAAGGTAACTGCACAAGAATGGTACGGCAAGGGCAATGTTCCCGAATACCTCCACGAGACCTCTTATATGAGCGACTATATGGTTGACGTTTATGTTCTCGCAGGAAATTGGGGCGGCGACTTCAATGACGAGGAAGGTCATCCTTACAGAAGATTCGCTTCCGACATCAAGTTCGGCAAGTATTTCGACAAAGACAAGGGCTTCATCAGACGCAAGAACGCCGATGACACAACCGACACTATGCTGACACAGTTCCTCAACGAACCCGATGTCAAGTTGATTGGGAAGTACACGGGTTCTCTTATCCCAGGCTTGGTTGACAAGAACGGTCGCAACATCTATATTGAATATATGATTAACAGCGACACCGCAACCAACGGTCTTATGTGTTCTGTGAACGAGCAAATTTTTGACGGCGATGTGAAATTGGACGGCGCACGCTACGGTATTGATATGGTGGGTCACTCACTCTATGACGCTATCCAAAACGAAAACTACTCAAATGTTAGGTTCTTGAGTTACAGCGGCAATGTCAGCGGAAAACTCGAAGACGACATTTTGGGCGGCGCAAGCCTCTCATTGGGAACGGGTACTGACGCTCCTTATTCACTCACTATTGACACAAACATTCCGAAAGACCTCGAACTCGCTTCAAACGCAACCCCACGCAACGGTGCTGCTGTTGACGAATTTAGAGGCGGTATCGCAGTCATCAACACAAAAGAAGGCAACGGCACTATCAGAAAGTATGTTTACTACTATATGGAAAAAATCGGCGAAGATGCCGACCATAACCCAACCTACGAATATGTAGAGCCATCCGCTTCTGCAACCAATACAGAAGACGAGCAAAGGGACGCTGCCGCTTACGAAACCATTTTCGCACAAGTGGCAAAGAACGACAAGGTGTATATGGAGTACAACAACAACTTCTGGCCTATCACCAACATCACCAAAACAACGCTCAACGGTGTGACCGACAATTCAGCAATCCCGCAAGAGGTCGCTAACATAATCAACGGCAACGCCGCACAGCAAACCGACAAATTCTTCAACAACATTGACACCGAGACAAGAATCGCTCACCCAATCGTGAAATACGTCATCACGCTCAAGGCTGACGCAAACCACCAACTGTCCGATTCAAGCGACATCTCAAATGACGGCGGTTCATATCTGATTTCAGAAGACTTTAACGGCGGATTCATTTTCAACGGAAATCCTTTGCCAAACTTTGTGTTCTTGGAAGGCTCTAATGTTTACGCAAACAGAAAGAACCTCTCAACCCACGACAAGATTGACAAAGACGGTGGAATTGACATCGATTGGTACGACAACATCCATCCTATCACAACCGTAAACGGAACTGAAATCGCAAACGCCGCATACGCTCCCGACTATGTTGCCGCATACCTCACCGAAGGCGAGGAAGACGCTCAACAGCAAATCACAAACTTCTCATTCAACGACAACAAAGTGACTGTTCTTCTTGGTGCAGGACACTACGAAATGACAATCACAGTCAAGAGAAGCGTGTACGGAATCGAAGCAAAAGAAAACGAGTTCTTCATCCCCGCAGAGAGCAACGATGAATCATACGACTATGTTAAAATCGGAAACTTCATTCTCTCAAAGGACGGAGACAACCACCGTTTGACAAGAATCGCGGAAATCACGGGTGTCAGCGACCCCGAAAGCGGTATCGTCACTTGGAGAAAAGTCGCCTGCCAAGACAAGGTTGTTCTGAACAACTTCTTCCTTGATTCAACCGACAACACCGAATGGTGTTCAACCGAGTGCTTCTGCGACATTACCGAATACTTCACACACTACAATGTGTTCACTTTGGGTGGCTTCACCTTGAAGAAATCACATATGCCCGATGGCACAAACGAGCGTCAACACGAAATCCTTGACCTCTTGGCAGAGGACTCAAAGGACAGCAACTTGTTCAACGCTCTGATTGACCGCGAACTTATCCAATTCCGTTATTTGGTTGACACCTTCGGATTTGGTATCGAAGAATCCTGCAAAGACCAATACACAAAACTTTGCAAGGAAAGAAAGAGTGCATTCGCCATCATCAACGCTCCGTCAAGCAACGACTTCAAGATTTCGGAGAATCCGTCATTCATTGACAAGAACAAATCCGTATCAGCAGAGTTCATCGCAAAGGGCGGCGACCCCGACAAGAACCCTACATTCTTGTTCTCACTTCCCGATGTGGCACACGGCGCAACTTGGGGCGCATACTACTACCCATACCTCAAAGTGTACAGCAACTACACAACAATCAATGTTCCGCCTGCCGCTTACGTTTCCAACTTGTATGTTGCGAAGTACGAAACGGGTCAACCTTGGAACGCTGTCGCAGGACAGAACAGAGGTGTAATCAGCGGTAACAATGTTGTTGGCGTTGAGTCAACACTCGTAAGAGACAACCGCGATTGGTTAGAACCTGCGGGTATCAACTCAATCATCTACCAAAACGGCGTTGGCTGCGTAATCTACGCTAACAAGACTGCAAAGCAAACTCCGAAGTCCGCTTTGAGCGAAATCAACTGCCGTGAGGCTTGTATCTACATCCAAGACGGTGTTGAAAAGATACTCCGTAACTACTTGTTCGAAGTGAACAACGCACAAACAAGACTTGAAATCAAGACTTTGGTTGACAACTTCATTGATATGGTGAAGAACAACGGCGGCGTTTACGACTTCAAGACCGTTATGGATAAATCAAACAACACCAACGAGGTCATTGACCACAATATGGGTGTGATTGACATCTTCATCGAACCTGCCCGCGCAATGGACATCCTCGTTCAAAAACTCACAATTTTGAGAACGGGTGTTATCGAAAGCGGTACGTTTGAATAAACCACACGATTATAAACCAAAGAGGGACGTTAAAAACGCCCTTCTTTTTTGTTATAAATATTACAATAAAATAGATTATGAAAATATATTCAATAGACGAATTTGTAAACGAGAAATTGGATATACAACCAATCTCGAAAAAGAGACTGCAAGACCTGCAAATAGAAAGCCTGCCTGGGTGGAGCGACCACAAACTCAAGCAAGAGGCTATGAAGTGGGCGGAAGAATCCGCGCAATGGCTTGTTGACAACAAGGAAAATGGCGGATGCTGCTTCTTCAAACTCGGCGCGTCAAAATGCAAGACGGGTGAAATGTATATCGTTATGGGTTGGAGCGGCGGCTTTGACGAAGACGACACGCAGAACCCCTATGCCGATGGCGAATACAGAATCTGTACCAAACTCGCGTACAATGAAAGTTCAATGCAAAGCGACTATGAGTTTGATTGGGAAATGCCATACGATGAGAACACGGGTGACGTTGACGACACCGACACGGAGTACAGCGAACCCAATGATGTCTTGTGGCAGATAGAGCATTGGCAGGAACTTTACAAAGAAAACGATGACGAATAGTCAGAGGCTCGCAGACGCGAGCCTTTTTTTTGTGTTGATAAGATTGTTGATAACTTTTCTGAAAAAAATGATGCGCGTATAAAAACATTTTGTATTTTTGCGGCGTAATCTGTTTATAAGCAAAATCGCTTATAAAACACATATATAAGTCATATAACTTATAAAGTATGAAGATAAAGAATCTGAAATCAACAATCACCCTAATCAAGAAGCACTTGATTGACTGCGGGTGCGAGTTCGACCACAGCAGCGACAAGTCGAACTCCGTATATCTGAAACTGCTGAAAAAGACAATCCGCATTTCAGACCACTTCGGCCCGCTTGCCTGCAAGGACATCAACATCGTTGTCTCCGTGAACGGCAAATACTCCGTTGTCATAAACGGAGGTCTGCTTATTTACGACAAAATCAGCGAACTGAAATCCTTTATGAAGAATTACTGCGAACTCCAAATCTGCAACAACACCGTTGATATGAACCTCGTAAGCGAGAAAATCGTGTTACAAAAGGAAAAACTTGCCAAAATCAACAGCGACCTTGCCGATTCAAACAGCAAACTTATGCAGTTGCAAAGCAAGGTGAACAAGGCAAACATACAAATATCGCAAGTGTCACACCTCAAATTCAGTGATGACAGAACCGTTGACGTGTCAACACTCACGAGCAAACAAAAAGCGAAACTGTTTCAAGTTGCAAACAGTTTCGCGAAGCAGTTGTCACAGAATTAGTTTGAATCCTCGAAGCATTGAATAGGAATCTTGACAATGCCCAAGTCCGATTCGACTTTCGGATGCAGGGTGTTCCACCCCTGCGCAAGACCCGTCCACGCATAACTCGTGAAGTAGTTGAACGGGTTTTTGTATTTTTCGGGGTCGAAGTTGCGCCAATACCGCAGTATGTTCATCATAGCGTGAGCCTTGCAGTCCTCCGCATCTTCCTTTGAGTCGTAGTGGTTGCAACGGCTCACACGCTCAATAAGCATCTGACAATAGTTGATTGCGTTGTTCGTCAACTCGTCTTTTTCCAATGATATGAGCATTTCATTATAAAAGTCGGTCGGGTCAATATAATTCTTTCCTCTCTTGCGTCCCATATTGAATATTATGTTTATTACTATATAATAAAAAACACGAATGTTTGTTCGTGTTTTCGTATTTGATTAGTCCGATTTACTTATTGTGCTTTCTTCTTTTCGGCGGGTATGTCACCTTCAGTTTCTTGTATATCGGATATTTCGGTTTGCGCTTTTTCTTTTCCAATTCGGGATACGCACTGACCAACCTGCTGTAACTCGAATAGGTCTCCACAATGTTCACACCCTTTTTCTTCACTCTGAACTGACGGAAGTTGTTTCTCTCCAAATCCCAATACTGTATGTAACCCATAGCCTTCAGCACCTCAATCGAATAGCAGTACACCCCTTTCGGTTTCCAATATTGTAGTATGTAACTGCCCATAAGCGTGCCGAATGCCTTTCTGTGAGAGCCGTCCTTCTTCGTGTACTCGAACACGACAAACCCCCTGCGCAGTGCATCCTTGATTGTCTTGCGCTTATAGGTCATTGATTCAAACAGTTCCTCGAATGTGTAGATTTCCATTGTTAGTCTTTGTTGAAGTATATACCGTTGTACTTGGAATCAGAACCCTTGTTGATTCTCACATAGCCTTTCGGCTTCTTTGTAACCAAGAATGTGACGGAAGTGTCAACCATAACGTGAGCGGTGTTCATAAACAGTCTGTTCACGAGCATCTTCACATAGTTCTTTGAACGGTCAACGAGAGCAAACGGAATCTTGTAGTCCTTGCCTCTGAAAGCGATGTCAAGCATAACACTAACCCTTTCCTCATCGTTTCTGTTTCTCACAACGGACTTGCCGCATTTTTTGGAGCGCATCTTGATTCCATTGATTTCCCAATTCACATAGTCGCCGTCAACCTCGTATTTGTCGCACATAATGGACGACACCGTTCCGTTGCCGCTGTCGAACTTGGCAACGAAATCACCGATTTCGGGAACGCTTATCATTTCAAGATAGCCAACCCTCGTTAGTTCATCGGAGGACTTGTGGCGTTTCACACGCTTCTTTTCGCCACCGTTCTCATAAACAAGTTTCTCGCAGATAAAATTATCGTATGTCTTTATTTCCATAATTCAAATATGTCATAATATTTATATCGGCTAACTTGCCGCCATTGAGACATTACCGACAATCTCGGTGTTGATAACTTTGTTGATAACTTATTTCAAAAACCCGTTTTTCCGTATCTCATTTTTTTGTATTTTTGCGGCATTGATTCAAACAACGTTATTATGGTTAAAACAAGCCCAATTATGAAACAGATAACCCTTTCGGCAGCAATAAACAATATTAAAACGCAAATCTAAAACCTACGATTATGAAAAATGTAGTATTCATTAACGAGGTGTTCGACAATGTGAACGGATACCTAAAATCACCAAATTTCCAAAAGTATGTGAGCGCAATAGCAAGACGACTATCGGTAAATGAAAACAGCGAGTTCTATGACGACATCTCGCAAGAGTGTGCAATCGCCGTGATTGAGGCATTCAACACATTCGACCCGCAGAAGTGCGGTGGATTCAACTTCTTTTGGGGTCACGCCTACCCCCGTATGTACGAGTACGCAAAAAAGGAGTTGAACAAGCAAATCAATGTGGTGCATATCCCAATCAACAGAGCCAACTCCGCGTTCTCAAACGAGAAAAGGAAGTACGCTTACGAGCAGATAAAGCACACCTACGTGCGCGGTCTTATGTTCGAGAAAGTCACCGATTTGAACTGCGACATAGAGACCATTGAGGATAACGAATCAGCATCGCACAACTTCCGTGCGTTAGTGCCAGAGAACAGAGATGTTTCCGATTTCAACGCATACCAAATTGCTATGTCATCAGACAACGATGCCATAATTGACATTGCCGAAGCATTCAAACTGCTGCCAAACGATTGCAGGGATGTCGTGGGTATGAGGGTCGGAAGCATTCCAACGAACAACGGCAAGAACGACTACGATAGCATAGCGAAAACGCTTGGCATATCAAAGCGCAACGCCCAATACCTATACGCAAAGGGACGGGATTTCCTAAAAGAGAAACTGTCCTGCTACACAAAATGACAATTCGACAAAGCAAAGACCGCAACGGGAATCCATTGCGGTCTTTTTACATATCGTCAAAGCCGTTGGCTACAAATCCTCAAAGGAACACAACCGAATCGTATCGGTCTTCAACTTCAACCGTATTTGCGGGGAACAGCATATTGCGGTAACTTTGCAGGATTGTCGTGTGTGTAGTCCAACCTGGCTCCGCGTAGCAAACGCTGTAAACCCCGTGGAGGTAAATGTCGTACAGTTCACGGAAATAAACGTGATAGCGGCTAACGGTATCGTCCAAGTAACCCCATTGGCGTTCCTTTGATGTAGCCCAAACGGAGTTGCGTTGGTTGTCAAACTCGGATATGTCCCTCAAATAGTGGTTGCCCGAAACGTCATACGCGCCGAATGCCATAGTGTAAGTCGGGTCAAGTTCGCTGTCAACCGTGAACCAATTGACACCCCAAATGTCGCCGAACACCCTACACAAGTCAAACGGGGCATATCTGTTGACATAAAAGTCGTACAGAGCGTCATATCCGTCAAACGTGAAATACTGATATTGGCGTGTTTGCTTTTTCCAAAGGAAAACCTGCACCTCTTTGAGTTCCATCTTGTAAACCCGAAGGGTGTCGAATAGGTCAATAATCAGTTTGAATGTAAGCAGTTCTATCATATATCGCTGTAATATACGATATATTTATAAGACCGCCGCCGTCAACGAGTTAGAATCGTGCGAAAATCCTATCCTCCTTCAGACACTCGTAATCCTTATTTCCTATCCTTACGGGGGTGGTATGACCTATCGGTTTAAGTATCTTATCACCGACCTTGAAGTGAGAGCCTTCGCATACCGCAACAACCACGGCTACCCTTTGGTAGTTCTGCTTCGGCAATATGATTCCGCTTTCAGTTTTTTCTTCCATAATAGGCTCGTCCTTAATCATAACGTAGCCGTTTTTCATATCAATCTTCATATATGTTCGTGTTAAAACAATTTCGGTTCTTTCGGTTCTTCCGCCACTTCGCCGTTCTGCATTTCAGCCTTTACCTTTGAAGCGGCAGCGTCTATCAGTTTCATCAAATCCCTCGAACTGCGGGTCTTTGCACTTATGGCATCGGCATCTTCCGCAGTCTCCACCTCAACAGCAGCGGTCATTTCGACATCAGAGGTGATTTGCTTGAACGATTCCTCTATCGAAGTGAGGTACATATTTTTCGTTTTGAGGAGTTCGACCTCCGTTTTCTGCAAGTCGGTAAAGCATTTAACAAGGTTCGGGTTTATGAACCCGACCAATATGCTGTTGGCGACTGCCTTGATTACGTCCTCGGTCAGTTCGACTTGGTAGATTATCTTGCCAAGACTGTCGGCATCCGCTTTCGCCTTGAACTGAACATAGTCAATGTCGTTTGAATTTTTGCTGTAAAGGTTCTTTGCCGATGACACAATCTCATCAGCAGCCTTTTTTGCTGTAATGGCACGCTCTATCATTTCCTTGTCGCGTTCCTCACGCGCCCTGCGCAGGGTTTCCTCGTCATTTTCCTCGAACACAAGCGTATTGTCTTCGAGCAAATTGTCAACCGTGCCGTCATTGAAATCGTCAAGGATTTCCTTTATTTCATCTGCGTTACTGCTCATTTTCGTTTATCAATGTTGTATTGCCTCCCGTTGAGGTTGACCAACCGCCGCTACCATATCCACGCAACGGGCAGTTGATACAATCCCTGCAAGGATTAGGACAGTGCGCCCAATCGGTACAATTCTGATTGTCTTGTGTGGGAACGGGAACATAAATTGGATTCCTGCTGCCCAACAACGCCGCATCAAGCGCGTCATTGCAGGCAATAAGCATATCAATCAACTCGGCTTTTGATTTCTTCGAGTAGATTTTCCTCGCTTCCTCACGGGTAAGTTGTCTTATTGTTACAATATCTGAATTTTCCATATCCTTTTATTTATATCAACAACCTTATAAATATATAATAAAAATCTCAAAAAAGTGAATATATGAAAACTTTTCAAGAAACCATACAATCAAACGGGCTTGAATTTGTAAGAGACCTTATGAACGGCTACACGATGGTGTACGAGAAAATCAACGCATCAACCCTATCGTTCAAACGAATTGACGACACCCTCTATTTCTACAAGGGTCGCAACAACGAGGAAATCAACAGCATCAATTCTATGCTGTACTCCTACTTCCAAAACGGAATAGACCACGTTAAGAGAACAAGCCTCATTTGGTACAAGGAACTCCCAGAGAATTGGCTGTTCAGAATGCAATATGTCATTCAGAACGACAACAATATGATTAACTACAACAATATGCCGCAGAACAATCTGATTCTGTCCTGCATAGACACGGGCAACACGATTATCGAAGACCCCAATGTGCTGAAGAAATGGGCTGACCGATTGCAGATTGACTACACGCAACCCGTGTTCAACGGATTCCTTTCGGAGTTCCAAAAGGAGAGATTGGTCGAATACCTGCAAAACGGAGACCTCAACGGAATATCGTTCTCGCAGTATGTCATCAGCCTGCTCAACCCGAATCTCACGCACAGCGCGTTAAGCGATGAGTTTATGGGCGGCATTGACAGTTTCATATTCAAGTTCTACAAGCCAGGCGCGAAGAAATCAACAACACTTAAACTCATTGACCCGTATATGTCCGCACTCATCAAGCAAAACAAGCACGAGTTCGGAAAGATAGACGGCACTGAATCCGAGGTCATTCTTGCCAACTTCATAGCATACTTGCAAACGGTGAATCTCAACGACATAAAGGCTGACGGCGAAACCGAGGACGAAAGGTACATTGACGTTATCTGCAAACTCTTCAACAACTACATCAAGAAAGAGCAGGAACTTATCAAGGGTATGAAAGGCGGCGTGAACGAATCCTATTCGGTGAACCTTGACAAAATCAAGAACGAGGAAACCGTTGAACTTCTGCGCAGCAACCCAAGCCTAACCACCGTGTTCCAAATCATAACGGGTATGTTTATGAACAAAAAAAGCGAGAACAATCCGAACTCCCTAATCAGCGGCAGCGTTATGGACGCATTCAACAAAGAGGTGAGCGATATTTGGAATCACGTTGCGGACAAAACCACATCAGTTCAATCGTTCAAAGAACTTATGGGCGGTGACAAAACAGAGGAAACACCCGAAAAGGTGCTGACATTCTCCGAGTTTATGACGAGCATCGGCAAGGCTGACGAATACTCTGATGACGACAACGGCGGCAAGGAAACCGAACACAAGGAATCCAAACCAAAAGAGACCGAACATCACGAGGAAGCCCACACCGAACCCGACAAATCCGAAAATACCGACAACGGTGACGGAGGTAAATCCGAACCAAGCAAAACGGAATCTGACGGCGGTGAAAAATCAGAACCCGAACAAAAAACAGAACCCGAACACACGGAAAAGACAGAACCCGAAAAGGAAGAAAAAACCGAAGACGGAGAAAAGAAAGACGATGGTGAATCCGAGAGCAACAAAGAAAACAATGACGGAGAAACAAAGGACAACAAAGACAACAAAGAGGAATCTGACAAAGGAGAGTCCGATAAAGGAGAATCCGACAAAAAAGAAAACGAACACAAGGGTTGGGGTGACGAAGGAGACGGAAAAAAATCAGAAAAGGATTCCGACAAAGGCGAAGGAGAATCCGACAAAGGAGAATCCGATAAATCCGACAAATCCGATGAAGGAAAGTCCAATGACGAGCCAAAGGAAGAAAAAGAACCAAAGACCGAAAAGGACGATACATCAAAAAAGGACAATACATCCAAAAAGGACGATACATCCGAAAAGAAAGAGAAACCCGAAAAGAATGATAAACCAAGCAAAGACGACAAATCAGATGACGGAGGAATAACATTGTAATCCGCTATGGAAATAATGCGTTCAAACGAGTTAAACGAAAAACTTAACATTCAGCCAAGGTCAAAGTCGGACATTGGCAAATGCTTGGATAGGGCTAAAAAGGATGCCTACGCCAAACAGAAGTTCATAGAAGATAACCGTCTCGTTTATAACAAAAAAGAGAATGTCTATGACTGTCACGGCGATGTCACCGTAGAAGAAGAGCATTTGACACAAAACGGCATTATTCCAGTGAAACTCGGACAGGTTCTCGGCAATTTTTTCTGTTACAATACATCCATCAAATCTCTGACAAATTCCCCTGCAAGGGTAAACGGCGGATTCAACTGTCACGAATGTAAAAATCTGAAATCGCTGAAAGGCGCACCCATATATGTAGGCAAGGATTTCGACTGCGTTAAATGCGAAAACCTCGAATCACTCGAAGGCGCACCCGAATATGTCGGTCTCGCATTTATGTGCCACAGTTGCACAAGTCTGAAAAACCTTATAGGCGCACCCGAATATGTTGGCGGAACATTCACTTGCGGCGGTTGCACAAATCTTGAAACTCTTGAAGGCGCACCGAAAAAAGTCGGCGGCGATTTCGCCTGCCACGAATGCGGAAAATTAACATCGCTCAAAGGCGCACCAGAATATGTCGGCAAAGACTTGTTCGTAAGGGACTGTAAAAATCTCGAAACACTTGAAGGCGCACCCGAATATGTCTCCGAAACATTTTACTGCCTATTCTGCAAAAAACTCACAATAGATACCGAACACTTCTATTCAAAAATGCCTAAACACATAAAAGACATTCGCATAAAGGGCATAGGGTTCGGCAGATTTGTCACAAGAATAGCCAAAAGGTATTCACAGTTTAACAGTGTGTACGAGCGTTAAAATATAAATATATAAACAAATAACAATTATGAAAATATTACTCACCGAACAATATTCGGAACTTATAACCGAAATGGCGGCTATCAAAAAAGTCGCGCAGGAAATTGACGACTTCTTTGAAATGCTTAAAGCACACAAAAACACATTCGCCTACGTATATACGGCTAACACTATGGACGGCAAACTCAAAAAGAAATTCGTGAACGCCGAGGGATTGACTGTTGAAAACCCTATGCTTGGCAAACTGTTCAAGGTCACTACATACAAGTTCAACTTCGGTCGCACATACAGAGAGGCTGTCAACAGAAAGAACCCCCAATGGCAGGTTCAGAACAGACGCGAGTGGAATGCCAAACTGCAAGGGTTCAGAATGACGGAGTTCAACGAGAAAGGTGACTTGTTCTTCACTATTGCCGACTTCACATCAAAAACAAGGTATTTTATGCTTGACGACAACAGCATTCCGTATGAAGTGACAATGAACGATATTGACGGGTATTTGAAACCATCGTCAAAAACAACAAAAGTGAGCGGGTCTGGCGTTAATTTCCGCAAATTAAATGTGAATAAAATATACCGTTTCAACGCGGGTGGTAAAACTTGGAACAACAAGATTTTCCTCTATCCGATTCTTGACCCAATTTTACGGAAATAACAAACATATTCAATAACCAACCAAATCAAAACACTATGGGAATCATATCAAGACTGTTCCACAAATGCGGCGAACACCTTGAATACATTGAAGGAACGCGCTTCCCCGAAAAAGGAACAACGGGCTTGGGCAAAGTATGGAAAAACTACCGTTGCAATGTATGCGGCAAAATGTATATGTCTTGTGGAAACAAGTTGCATAGAATCCAATTCCAAGATGCGAAACCTATCAAAATGACGATAGGCGGCTGCACGGTGACAAAACAAATAAAATTTGACAAAACAGTATATGAAAAAGTTGTCGGACTACACCAAAAAGAAGGAACAACAACCGATTGACGTATCACTCGGAAAATGCTTCGGCGATGGCGGGTACTGCTGCACCAATGTAAGTGCGGCAGATTTGTTTCTGCGTATAATGCCGCAACTGAACAGTCTGTTCAAATCCGAACTTCTGCAACTGAAGGATAACCCGAAATTCTCCAACGAACTGTCACCCGCCGCCGTGAACTACTACGGAAGCGACAACAAAATCATAGCGACATACAAGCGCGAGGTTATGCGCAAGATACCGACACGATTGACACCATTCGCAAAATCTGCGACATACGTGCCTACGGTCACACACAATGTCATAAGTTTCGGCGACAGTTGCGACAGAGACAAGTTCATTGAGAAATGCAAGGAACTGTCAAACGGTGTGATTGACTTCGACAAGTACATAGCGCAATCAATACAGAACAAAGAACAACAATAGGCAAAAATGGAAATACTCAAATCAGAACAATACATAAACGAGAAACTGAACATCAAGCCCGTCACGAAAGATAGGATTGATAGCATATATGCTGAAATGTATAAAGACCTTGCTAAAAAATACAACCTTGTTTGGAACAAAAGTACAAAAAGGTTTGACTGTGACGGTGACGTGGAAATTGATGCAGACGATATTGTTGACGGAAAATTACCTTTGCCATTCGGCGTAATAAAAGGCAACTTCTACTGTTCTGGACGCACTGACAAAAAAGTATTCGATGACCCACTTGCATACACGGGCAAAGAACTTACAACACTCGAAAACGCGCCAACAGAAGTTGGAAAAACATTTGATTGTTCATATAATAAACTGACAACACTTGAAGGCGCACCAAAGAAAGTTGGTATGGATTTTTATTGCCCATATAATTTACTAACATCTCTTAAAGGTTCTTCAGAATATGTCGGACACGATTTTAGTTGCTATGGGAATAAACTGACAACACTTGAAGGCGCACCAAAGAAAGTAGAATACAGTTTTTATTGTAGTAATAACAAACTAACATCGCTAAAAGGCGCACCTCAAAGATTAAAAGTTGATTTTGATTGCAGTCACAACAATCTGACAACACTCGAAGGCGCACCGTCAAAAATAGGATGTATGGAAGATTGCACATTTGATTGCAGTTATAACCAACTAACATCACTTGAACACGCACCTTGGGGCGGTAATGGTGGAATAAGATATTTTATTTGTGACAACAACAAATTAACAACACTCGAAGGAGCGTGTAATTACATAGAACGTGATTTCAGTTGCAAAAACAATGAACTCAAATCCCTTGAAGGCGCACCACAAACAGTTGGAAGAAATTTTGATTGTTCAAATAACAACCTAAAAACACTTGACATACATCCCGAAATTGTTGAAGGCTCATTCACTTGTAAAAACAACAAAGATTTAGTGTTGCCGAAAAGAAAACCGAGATGGATAAAAGACAAATTTATAAAATAAGTTATGGAAATACAAAAATCTGACAGATACATAAACGAGAAAATCGGCATACAACCCGTCACAAAAGACCGACTTTCAACAAATATGGAATCAATTTCGCAGAATTATTCCATAATGGTTTGGCTTGACTTCGAAGAGGTCAAAAAGAAATTCCACGAAATCGTGGAAAAAGACAACGAGTTGTTGATACAGTCGGAATTGGCGGGGAACAGCGTAAACAATTTCTATTCTTTCTTGGTAATCTGCCAAGAAATCAAAGACAAACTCGGTGCTGAAATAAAACTCGAACATTCAACCTATGCGGACACCCCCGTAGGAACGATGTATATGAACAATGAGGAAATCGGCTCTTTTGTCATATCGAACAACAGCGATGTGAAACGACTACTCAAATCAACAAATATGTCAGTATAAAACAACAGCCGTCAGATTTGACGGCTGTTTTATTATTACCAATGTTGGTAGATTATATCAAATCCACCGTCCTTTCTCTGCGTCACGCCGATAGCCCGATTCATAATGTCGGCTGAACCGTCACTTCGATTATACCAAGCGTCAAGATACATTTCGGGATTGCCGTCATCATTGTTCTCGAACTTGCCTTTCTTGAACCCGCTAACTATGTCATTCCACAAATTTCTGATATCGCTTTCGCTTTTAGGCAAGTTGTATATTTCATTGTTCCACGGAAAACGCAAGTCCAAATTTTCCATTTTCCTGCGCTCACCCCTGCTGTTACCGCCATCAATGTCATCTTCCAAATCAGCAAGCAATTCTTCAAGGTTTTTCTTGAACGTCATATATGGTATGTCGTCTTTCAGACTTTCCAACCTATCCTTGCCTATCGGTTGAATACCAAGCCTCTCGCAAACACCGAACTCCGAAAATTTCTTTATACGAACCATAGTGAATTATTTTGAGTATTTATAAAGCAAGAGCCGCCAAAAACTGACGGCTCGGTAACTTTTTCAACAACTTGGTTGATAAGATTAAGTATTCACAACGGTCGGTTTAATCTCCATCGCTTATAAATGACTTATATATAAACATTCTGACTTACCACATCGGGATTCATAGACGGGTTGGGCGGCTCACTCTCCATACCATTAACCATATGCGTATGCTTGTTGAAATACTTTAAGAATGTGTCGCCTTTAAGCAGACCCTCAACAGCGTCCTGCCCAAGTTTAACACAAGGGGCGTTTATCTTTATCTCCTTATCGGAGTTTATCGTTATGTCGCCGTTCTTCAACGAAACGCTGTCACCGTTTGAGTTATACATAGTGATTTCACCCTCTGGTGTAAGGTTGAATGTGGCTGAACCGTATGCGTTCTTGAAGTCTATGACGAATCCTTTTTCCTCCGTGAAAAAAACCTTTATGTACTCGCCCTTTCTGAAATTGTCGGCATCATTTGCAAGGTTGGTGTCATATATGAGAACGTGAGCATTGGGATAGTAGTCCGTGCCTATCTCGGCAGAAACCTCATCCGACACATACATATTGCCGCCCCATTCGGGAGTGTTGATAGTGCCGCCGACCTTTACGATAGAACCTATCTTCGGAACGGAGAAACTGCCCGCGCCGCTCGAACTTCCGCTCTGCGGCAGGCAGGTAGGCATAGCCCACGGAAGCATCTCCGCAGGAATCACATAAGAACCGTCAGCGTTCTTTTGGTCGGTAACGCCGAATATTCTGACGCGCACCCTTCCCTTGAATGTGGGGTCGTAATTGTCTTCTACTCTTCCTATCATATTGTTTGGCTTCTCATTATCCAATAGGCATCAATCAAGTCGTCTATCGGCTTTATATTATTATAGTCAAGTTCATTTTCCGTGACATATTTATACAAAGCGGTCTTTGCAAGCATTTCGTCATTGAGTTTGTTGTCAATGAAAGCCTTTATCATATACTCCTTGTTTGCGTTGCCCTTTCCCGCAAGTTTCTTCGCGGAAGTCGGGGCGACAATCATAAGTCTGTCATAGCCGAACATTCTGATAATATCCTTACGAAGAAACGAGTTGAACATAATGAGGTCAATAAAAGCCGCGCCCTTGCTTTGGAATGCGAAGCCTTCAAGTGAAATCATACTCTCGCCGCTCATATAACGGGTAAGCCGTTCCGTGATGATGCTGTTCATAATCGAAGCGTCACGCATTTTCGACATCTGCTCCGTCTGATATGACGATTTGTCAGTCTCCCTATTGTAAGGTATGACTTCGATTATGTTTGAGAGAATGTTGTGATAATGGAATTTTTTAAGCGGTTTCTCACGTTTCCATTCAGCACCCTCGGCATTGAAAAAAGAAATGAAGTTGATTTCCTCGCCATTGTCTATGCAGACGGCGGGTGAGTTAAGTGAATAGTCTATACCAATTCTTATCATTGTTATTGATTTTGCTTGTTTTTGAGGTATTCGTTATATGTTAAAAGACCTTCACGCCACTTGTTCTTGCAGGCGGCGTACTCGCTCCTTGCGGAATCCCGCAGATTTCTGCCGTGCCTTTTCGACAACACCGTGCCGTCCTTTGCTATGACGGTATTGCCGTCTTCCGTGACGGTGCATCCATTGGAAGCGACAAACGGTTTTACGGAATCGAATTTGTCGTGTTCCTTTCTATACTGTTCAACATACTTGTTGTATTCTTTCAGACTGTCATCAAGTTCCTTTCTTTCCCTCTCCATTTTTTCATTGTAGGATTCGATATAGTCCTCGAACAACTGCTGAACGCCAAGTATGTTGTTCTTACGGAAAAGTGCTTTTATTTCATTCGACTTATCCTCCCAACAGTATCGGCAGGCATCGTCCAAAAAGGAATAGAACGGCGTTTTGTTACCGAACTTCGATGTATGATGCCATTCGTTATTTGTCACATAACCGAGTGTAATCAGCAAATTCAAAACACTGTCGCTTATGCCATAATTGCTCTTGAACTCTGTTTTCGGAAACCTGCCGTTGTCTTTCGCCTTTGCCGCACGGACGCTAATAGAGTAACCTATGTAACCCGAATTTCCGCCAAATGATTCCGATACAAACTCGTTGAAAGATAGCATATTCATAGTTTTTCTTTATTTATACATTCTCAAAATCAACACGCATAAGAACTTCCTTTGTTATCATACGCTTGGAATCCTTGAATGTTATGCTTTTCAGAAAGTCAGCGACACAATCCGTGTTCAGCATTTTCCAAGCGCGGACAGCCTCTTCCAACGTGTCAAATCCAATATAATAGCAAGTGTCGTCAAGCATAACGGGCTTGCAGTCCTGCGGCTTCACCAAACAGAAATGATAGGTCTTATACAAACCCGATATGGCAACCTTGTACGGCTTGAACGCATAGTCGCCTATACCGAATATGGAAAAGTCACACTTGTCACGATATATTTTCGACTTCCTTCCACGGAACATACCTATATGGTCGTTGAGATAACTGAAAGTGTTTGGATAATCCGTTATGTATGAAGTGTCCTGCCCGACATACCGTTGCGTTACTATGGTGCGCCTATCTGTATCACGGGCGACATCGTGTTTCAAGTCGGAACTTTTCAGCAGCGGATATACCATATCGCGTTCAAGCACAAACCGCTCGCCCAATTTGTTGCGATACATATCGCCGTCACGGACAAACTCCATAACTTTAGAACAGTCGTGCTTCATACCCTGCCGCCACTCATAAGGGCAAACCCCGTCAACCCTGCTTTTACCGAAAGACAAATCCGAAACAAATCTGCCGTCACTATAACCGAATGTCCGTTTCTCTTTCAACGTGTACAAGTCAAACTCTCGGCAAGACAGTTCGCAACCGCTGTTAAGTCTGCAAAGGAACAATGATGCGTCCGCACTTATACCGAACTCCGACTTCGCGTCAAAATCATACTTGCGCATATCCGACACGCGGAGACCGCTGCGTTTCAAGTCACGGACAACCGCCCGTATGACAGACCCCTTTACAAGAAACGCCATACGACCGTCACAATCGCAGAAATTGGCGAGCAAATCGGTTGTTATATATTCCGCTATGTCGAAGTTTCCTTTGCCCGTCATAGCCTCAATTCCTCGAACACATTTTTCGTTGCTCTTGGCGGGAACATTGTCTGAACCAATCGAACACAACTTTGTATTAGTCACCCAAGGCGGATTGCCTATAATCAGAAGCCTGCCGCCCACTGCGGATTCCCTTATCGGCGAAAAGTCGAATCCGAATATGCTTGACCGCAGTATGTGTATGCGTGGCTTTTTCCTTTCGGGTCTGTTTAAGAAATAATCCAAAATTCTGAACTTCGCCTGCCAAACATATCCGTCTTGTATCTCAACGCCAAACACCTCATCCACATTCGGAAAAGCGTCCAACGCGGCGATTATGAAATCGCCCCTCCCGCAAGTAGGCTCGAACACAACGCTCGGCTCAAACCCGCTTCCCGATACAAGGAAGACCACACGTTCAGCCAAATTGTCGCCCGTCTGATAGTCACCATATTCGGTTCTGTCATAACCGTCCGAAGAATGGCATACAGAGCCAAGTTCCGAATCACTGCCGAAGAATCCGACAATGCCGCAGGCATTTTCAATCATAATGTTCGCCGATTCATAAGAATTGCAAGACGACAAAACAGAGGAAATAAAATTTCGTGACAATTCAAATGCGTTCATATTGTGAAATTAAAAAAGATATGCCGAATACCCGTATTTGCCCCCTATGGTCTGGTATTTCGGCATATCTCCGTTATTGTGGTACAATCTGTCGTGCGGCATTAAAAAACCGATTTAATGGAGTTTTTTGATTCCTTTGAATCGCCAAAAACAGACTTCAAATTGGAAACCTCCATCCTGCTTGCGAGATTTTCAAGGTTCATATCCGTCTCGTTACCGCTGTTCTCTTTCGGTATGGTTCTGTCCTCAATAATGTTCGCCTCAATGTATTCCTGCGAACTCACAAGTGATTCCAATTCGGTGAGTTTCGCACTCAAAGCAGCCTTTTCCGCTTCAAGTGAATCAATCTTGTTTTGCATATCGGCGACCTTTTCGTCATATTCCGCGACAGTTGAGGTCAGTTGCGCACGCAGACTGTTGACCGTGTTGTTAAGTGTAGTGATTGTTTCGGTAAGTGAAGTCTCCATCACATTGGCATAGTCGCCCCAACGACCACTGTACAAAACGGTTTCATCGGAAGATGTCCTGCCGTCCTCTATCACGGTTGATATGTAAAACGTCTTGTCGGAGAGGTTCAATATCCTCTCGGCTTCCGATTCGCTTATGCGGAACACAACCTCGCCGTTAGCCATATCCACATTCTCCGCATCCTTGTAGTGGGGGATACGGATTTTGGTGTCGCCAGAGACAAAGGAGAGATACACAGTTCCGAGATTCGTCAGATTCAACGGGACGTGGTTGTCAACCTCCTTATCCTCGCTTTCACGGTATATGGTGAAGAGGTAGTAGTTCGTGAACGGGGAAATCTCCATACAAATATCCCCGCGATAGTACATAGTTGCATTGGACGCTAACTGCTGTATGCGTGTTGACATTACCTTTTCTTTTGTTCTTCAAGTTTTTGCAACTCGGCATCAATCTGCTTTTCACGCTCCAAGTCGAAACGCTTTCTGTCGGTTGACTGAATCATACGCTTCTCGCTTTTCAAGCCTTCAATGCGCAGGTCGGTGTCGGTTATCTGATATTTGTTTATACTGTCAATTCGGTCGTTGATTACCGCAATCTGCTCGGTCTGACGCTTGTCAAACTTTTTAATCTTCTTGTTGGTTGAGCAAGTTTTCAGCATAACGACAGCCATAAGGCACATAATGATTATGATGCCGTATTTGTTCAGAAAGTCAAGTATCTTTTTCATAGTATTCAATTAAAATTGTTCGTTGTCAAGCGGAATGTAGGAGTTGATTTTCTCACGGAGTGTGACTTCCTTGATTTCCTTTCCGTCTTTGTCATACACTTTGACCTTTTCTTTCATAAGGTCTTCATAGTCGCGGTAGTCCTTACCCGCTTCCTTGCACTTGATAGCGCAGAAGTCAGAAACATACTTTCCGCCGTTTGGCGAAGACATTTGTTTGGCATCACCCGTGTAGGTACTGCCGAAGTAAATCCAAACATCGCCGCCGACAATATCGTGACCCTTTCCGTATTTGAGAATTCCGAGCATTTGTTCGGCGCAACCCTTGTGGGTCTTTTCAAGGATTTTGTCGGCTACCTTACGGCTGCGCATTTGGTTCTGTTTCTTCGCGGTGTCGAAGTTGTTGAGAACCCAAACGAGGTGGATGTTGTTAATGTCGTATCCGCCTATACCCGCAAGAACGGCAATATCTTCGAGTTTAGGATAACTCTTGAGGGTGACATCGAACATAACATTCTGTTTGTCCTTTCTTGTTGACTGCTGTCTGAACAGAGTGTTGTTCACTTTCTTGGCAAGTCTGTTGGTGTCGGAAAACTCGTGGAGGTTTGAAACGTCAGTCGGATTGGTCATATCAACCTCACCGAGAAACTTTCCATATTTCTCCTTGTATTGCTTGCTCAACGGCTCGTCATCTTTCATCTTGACAAGTGTTTCCTTGATGTCGTCAACATTGAGAACCTTGCAGTCAATGCCGAGTACGTTATTGGCAACGAATCCCTTCCCGCTGCCGCCACCACCGCAGAGAATGACAATCTGCCCGCTCTTCGGATAAGCCTTCTTGTTGAATGTTATGAGTTTTTCATTGATTTGTGAAAACTCGTTGTAAAGCATTATTTTCATTTCAGTTCATTTATTTTTTCCATAATCTGTTGTTCGGTTTGGAGACCCGCAGCAATACCCATAACCTCGCCGTCTTTGAAATAAACAAGCAACGGTATGTTGCGCACACCGAATTTTTCCGCGAGTTCCTTGTTGTCCTCAATGTCGCATTTCGCTATTTTGAACTCATTGTGTTCCTCTGATATTTTGTCAAGGGTTTTACCCAACACCCTGCAAGGGGAACACCATTCGGCGTAAAAGTCAACAATCGCAATACCATCAGCGATGGTTTCGGGTAAATTTTCTTCGTTTACTGTTGTAATCATATCAATATGTTTTAGTTGTTATATTTTTCCAAAATAGATTTTTTCCAACTGTTTGTCATCCAAATCAAAATCCTCTTTTACACGGGCAATGTAATCTTCAATTACCGTTTCATATTTCGGGTCACTTTTGTAATACACAAACGCCTCCCAAAGCGTAGCGAACACCTTGACTTTCGTGAGTTTCTGTTTCGAACGGGTCTTGTGCTTTTTCAATTGTTCAGCCATAGACAATTTATCCCACGAGTCAAACCTCTTGCTTGTGTCATCGCAAGCCTTTGTGAAATTAAGCCAGCACTCCTTTGAAAAACCGAGTTTCATTATATTGAAGACCACCTGCTCCTCACCGACAGTCCTTTTTCCCGTCCAAAAATGTTTTTTACCCAAAACATCGCCCATCTTGTTAAGCCTATCCTTGGACACGGGCTGTATGTTCAGTTTCTCCGAAACAAATCCTCTGTATGATAACACTTTCATAATTTCCGTTATTTGTTATATTTATATCGGATTAGAACGGGAGTTTGAAGAAAATCTGTATTATTTTCTCGAATGTCATAAACTTCACGTCTGTCATAAGACGCTTCACATACCAAAATATGACAGACTTGTAATCATCGTCATTCCCATACATTTTGAAAGCCGCCCAAAGAGAAGTGTACAATTCGGTCTCGGTCATATTTTTGTTGACGCGAACGGCGTGTTTATTCAGTTGGATGCGAAGTGGAAGCGAATGCCATTTCTTGAACAACGCCAACACTTCGTCAGATGTTTTCTTCATTTTCTCGCTGTTCCAAGCGATGAAACTGTTAGTCCACATATTCCTTCCGAGTTGGTCAAGGTCAACCAACACATCAATCGGGTAGTTGTAACCAAACAACTTGTTTTTCATATCGGAAAGCCGTTCAACAGTCCGTTTCAACCTATCCGCAGTAACGGGCTGTATGTTCAGTTTTTTCTTCTGTTCATTGGGATTTGCCTGCATACCAACGGAATATTAAAGTGAAAGCATATCGCCGAACATTCTGTCAATGTCGGGGTTAGTCCATTTTATGAACCCCGTGTTCGGTGTGAATGTCATCTCTCCGAGATACACACGACCGTTCACCTCGTAGAAGTCAACCCTAACGAATCTGAAGTCGGCAGACAGAATCTCCGCATATTCCTTCATAGTGTGAAAGCACAACGGCTTGCTGTCAAGCATAGCGGGATTGTTTGGAAAGTCGGTACGGCAGATGTCAACGAACTTGAAATCCATATCGTAATAGTTGAGACGCTTGGTTTTCTTGTGTCTGTCGTTGATTATCTGAACGAATGTCGGCTTTCCGTTGAAACAGATGAACTTGTAATCCGTCACATCAGCCTTGCCACGATTCTCTATGAATTTCTCGGCGAAACACTTTCTCGGTATGTTGAGGTAGTGCGGCTCTATTGTTTCGAGTCCGAATGGTATGTTTAACCATTCTTTCAGTTTGCTGACACAAGTCAGTCTGTTCAGAGTCGTCTTGCTTCTGCATATTATGTTATACCCGTAACCGTGGTTGCATTTCAGAACGAACCTGCTCGGCAGTTCCTTGAAGTCAAGCCTTTCGGGAAAATCATAGATTTTGAGCAGAGGCACACATATATCGCTGCCAAGTTTAGACCTGCAATAATGGTGAACCTTTATTTTGTCGGCGCAAACCGATTTCAATGGATTCTTGTCATCGTAGATTTGCAGCCATTGCATTTTCTCACACCAAGTCTTCGGATTGTCTATGTCGAAGTCTTGAAATTCTTTTAGGCGGGCGCGTTCAATGATAGCCTGCTTCAGTTGTTCGCTGTCGCCGAATGGTTTATTGTCCATAACTTGTTTAGTTTGAGATTACTATTTTGTTATACGGTATTTGTCAATCCCGATAAGGGGCCAAATCCTCTTGCACACTTCCTCCGTGTGCGTTATCTTGATTGCATTATAGAAATTTCTCTCTTTGTCGCGCATACCGTTTGCAACAACCCTCTTGTTGAGATTCCAAAGCGAATCGTTCTGTGAATCCTCCAATGTCGGATAGAACCTGCTGTTGAAAACCTCCATACCGTTGACCTTGATATTGTGCTTGATGAAATGCGGTCTGTACCAACTCTCGTCACAGTTCAGCACGTACTCATTGCGCATCGTTTCATTATTGTATGAATCAAACGGGAATATGAAAGGAGGGAAGCAGGAACATCCTGCCATAAACATATTCTTGTGTGACGGTTCTTCGGACAGCGGTATTTCGACAAACCTATTGCCTCTGTAATCGCCGCCCCTTGAAGAATACACACTCAAACAATCTTGATGACGCTTCGCCTCATTGTAAAGTTCCTCAATGAATGTAGGCTTGTAGAGAATGTCATCGTCAAGCAGGAAGTTGTAGCAGTTCGGAAAATACTTGAAACAGTTGTAACGCTTGTGACCCTTTGTGTTCTTTTCAACCCACATAATGTCGGTGAGCAGATTCTCTTCGATGCACCTGCGTATGTTTTTCGGCAGGTTCTTGTCGTTGTATTCCTCCCTGCAAAGCCAAAGCACAATCCTGCTCGGATAAAGCGTCTGCTTTTTGAGATTTTTCAACATAGGATACAAACACCAATCGCGCTTAATCCAAGTTGTGATGTTCACGACAATCTCGCCGTCAAGCAAGTCGGAATAAGTCTTTCCGAATCTCTCATATATGTACTCTCTGAAAAGTTCGTGGCAGCGTTGCAGGTTCGGGGCGTAAACCTCCGAATATGCGTGCATCTTGTTGATGTCGCTGTTGTCACGCCTATCCTGCATATCAAGACCGTCAAGACCGAATGTGTAACGCTTGCCGTTAAGCAATGCGGCATAGGTATAAAGCAAATCGTCATTGCCGAAAAAGTCTATGCCGTATTTGAGAACCACATTCTCGTATAGGTCTTGCAGATAGTCCCCGAAAAACTCCTTTTTCACCAAAGAGAACGCCCCGTGGTGGGAATACAATCCGCACTCCCATCTGCAATTCTCACCGCCGCCCGTAACGGGTGCGTGCTTGCCGTTGTATTGGTAACGCTCGTACATTTTCTCAACGAAATTGTTGGGGTATTCAATGTCGTCATCAATACTGATGATAACGTCATTCGGATAGCGTTCAAGCGTTGGGATAATCTTCTTGTATGTCTTTGTGTTTTCAGCAACCCAATGAATTTCGAACACGCTGTTCTGCTTGCGCACGAGTTCGTATGGCAATTCCTTTTCCTTGCGGGGGAACTCTTCTGACGAAAGGTTAAGGACAATCTTGTTTGGTCTGATTGTCTGCCGCATCATCAAATCAACAATGTGTGCGCAATTCCAAATACGCTTTTTCCAAGAGGTGAACGATACCACAATCCTATCGTTTCTGTTGAGCCACTTGGACGGCAAGTCCTCGCAAAGAAACACCTCTTTGCAGGAAGTCGTCACCATTTCGTCAAGTATAGGCTTTGATTCCGAAACCGTGTCAATGTAATGTTTATGCTCGGCACGTTTCTGCGACTTTAACCCAAGGTCTTTCGACAGCGTGAGTTTGTTACAGTTGTCAACCCTCAAATTGTAAAGAGCCTTTTTGATTGTGAATATCTTTATGACTTTGCGAAGCCTTGTGCGCAATTCAGTATCGCCACTCATACGCCAAGGCATATAGCCACCGTATTTAAGCAACACGCTTTTCTTTATGCAAACACTGCCCTCGGCAAAACAGTTAGTTCCAACAACAGTGTTTTCATCACTGAATCTGTCCTGCGCATACTTAATCATATCGGCATTCTCCTTCTCGGCGGCGAGCATAACTTCGGAAACCATATCCTCGTACATTCTGTCATCGCTGTCAAAACGGAGAATCCAATCATACTGCGCTTTTTTCATAATGGTATTGCAGGTGATATATGTACCCACATTTTCGTCCATCATAAAGACGCGCAGGTTTTTGTATTTGTACATTATGCCCTTGATTTTGGCAAGCGTGGTCTCGCAGCCGTCAATGCCAATCAAAACCTCCCAATTATCGTTTTCTTTGAGCCAAGACTGCGCGTACACAGAATCCAAGCATTCTCCAATGTATTTTTCCGTATGCCAAGCGGAAATGCAAATGCTGACACCGAATGTTGAAGACTGTTTCTTTATGACGGGAATTGCCGTCTGCTTAACAGCCTTGACCGCTTCGGGCGGCGTGTGTTTTATTGCAGGGTTTGAAATGCGTTTAGCACCAGGGCAGATGGCGCGTTCCTGCGGTGTTGAAAAACTTGCGTTGCCAAGGCTTTTCTTCGGCTCAACAACGGGAATCTCAACCTTTGGCGTTTCAACTGAAACATCTTTCTTTTCCGTTACTGCGGGTTTCGGCGTTGGCGCGTTCTGTATATTCGGGACGTTCTTTATGATTGGTGTTGTCGGAGGGAAATTCGGTTTTTTCTTGTTTGTTTCAAGAGCCTTGAAATAAGCATCGAAATACCTTGACTTATCCTCGGTCATCATATTGTACTTGAAATAGAACGCCTTGTTTAGACGAGTCTTTGAACTGCCGTTGCTTCTGCGCTTGTACTTTATGTCAATGAACTCCTCCATTGACTTCGTTACATAGTGACGGATATAGCCGACATCGTGCCGTATGTTGGAATCCGTTGTCTGCAACATATACTTCGCCTCGCTCCCATCGGGATAGCGTATGCCCATCATATAGTCGCAATAATGGACATTCAACATTCTGAATCTGTTGATATTTGTTCTGTAAATCTGCTTGTAGTATTTGTTGACCTCTCTGTTTTGGCACAGTTCAGTGAACCTCTCCAACACGGGGGCATCCTCGTAACGAAGTTGCTCCGAATCGGAATAGCACAGCCAATGGAAACGGACGGCATTAGCCTTCCTGCACCAATCCTGCGCCAAGAAATCCTTTATCGTGTCGTGGTCATTCAGCGTAAGGAACTCATCAATGTCAAGGAACATTATCCAATCGTATTCCTTGCCATAAGTCTTGTAACACTCGTTGTACGCCTTGACCTGCATTTCACACGACAACTGATGCCTGCCGCGATAATTGACTATCGTGACACGCTCGTCTTTGATGACATCGGAGATTCGTTCCCCGTCAACCTCGTTGTTGTCGTAAATGTAGATATGGTCGAAACCCAATTTGAGGTGGTAGTCCACCCACTCTTTAATGTATAAATTTTCACACTTCGCAATAGCGCATAAAGAAACTCTCATTTTCAAATGCTTTTAGTACAGAAATATTTATAAAAAAGCAAAATTGTGGTGGTCTGCAAAAGAGCAGGTTTTATGGATTTAACAAAAGCACGCCATATTCTACCGATTTTTATTGAATCCCTAAATATTGAATTAAACAAACAGCGTATAAATACCAAAAATTTTAGTAATGAACATAATATGCAACAACTGTGTGGGGGCAAGGCTATATGAGACTACGGGCGTTCAATTCAACAACCCGTTTATGTGGTCAATAACAGAACACAAGCATTACATAAACCTCGTGAAAAAATTTGAAAGCATTAACTTCTCAAACGTAAAATTCAGCCTTGAATATTACAAGTACAAAGACAGACAAAATGTATTTTGCAACATAGATGATACCATACAAACTCATTTCACCCATTACATATACGACACCAATTTGTCAGAGCCTACAAAAAGAGGGCTGGACATTATGTACGAAAACATACTGAAATATACAAATGAAAAATACTTCAGCAGACTGTCAAGAATGAATGAAAGTCCAATCTTTGTGTATTCATTCAACGGGTTCAAATTCAGTGACGAAGAATACGCAAAACGATTCAATGACATACTCAAAATAAAAGACAAACCGATACACATATTGGCATACAAATCAAAAGGCGAAAGAGACAACATATCAAACAACATAAAAGTGATTTATCTTGACGATGCCATTCTAAACGGAACAACGGGCAGCGTTGCAAAAAATTCATACAAACAAATAATTAACTATGAAGAATAGCAAGTTAAATGAATACTTTTTCGTATTCGATTCAGACAACTTTGACAAAATCGAACCAAAGGTGTACGGATTCACATTAAGCGAAACCGATGGAAAACTGTTTGTTTCAAACAAAACGGAAAACGTAATCGGCGGTTGCTACATATCCGTAGAGAGAAAAAACGATGAGGTCTGCATAAAGCAGGACGAACTTTCGTCACTATATATCTATTACTATAATAAAGACGGATATTGGGCAATAAGTAACTCATTCTATGAATTATGCAAACTGCTCACCGAAAAAGGAAAAAAACTAACGGTCAGAAACCTTTACATAGACCAATATATTCAACAATCTTTGCAAATTCACTCACGAACAAAAAGTATGGTTGAAGAAATCAAAATAATGGAATGCTTCCGCGAAATGCACCTTACAAAAAACGGAATATCCATATCAAAAAAAGACGAAAACTTCAACACCATTGACCTTTTATCAGAGGAAGGCATCACACTTATTGACGAATGGATTGACAAATGGTCAAGTATAATGAAAGCGTTATGTAACAGTGGAGTCAATGTCCGCATTGATTTATCTGGCGGTTTCGACAGCAGGGCAATATTCACCCTTTCCCACTATGCGGGTATCAATCTTATGTCAGATAACATAAACGTGTTCTCAAAAATAGGCAATTCAAAAGGTATGGTAAAACATTTGGATAACGACTATCAAATAGCAGAACAAATTTCAAAACGGCTTGGATTCAAATTAAATGCACAAAATAAAAAAAATATACCACAAACAATAGATAATAAAGGTGAAACACAATATGAAATTATGCGTAATTTGTTTATGTTTACACATAAAGAGGGATACCATTGTATTGGTGTAAAAAAATCACCAATAATAACATTTGGAGGAACAAACGGTGAATTAGTAAGACGTAAATTCGATTGGATAACAGATGTAAAAAAACATACAACTGACCCATTTAGAATATCACAAGATGTAATAGATGAACAAAATAAAGATATAGAGGAATTAAAAAACATATATAAAACAGAAAAAGAAATATTTATAAAAATTTCTTTAGAAACTGAAGCAAAATCTCATTTTGGTTCATCTATATACAACAACTTTATAGCAAACACATTAGCCATATCACCATTTAGTGACAAAAATCTGTTAAAATTAAATATTAAAGATGGTATTAATACAAACATTATATTTGCTATAATTATATATAGAACAACACCAGAAATATTTGACATACCATTTTCAAGCAACAGAAGTTTTGACGATGAAGTAAAGCAACTCGCCGTTGAATTATGCAGCAAATACCCGAAGCAAAAGCATACACGCGATTATGTATGTGAGTTTGACACAAACCTCGTCAAACAATTAGATGAAATTGGTGACGGTAAAAAAGGTGAAGATATTATGTACGAGGTATTTTCAAACAACAGAGAATTGTTTGTAAACTACATAAGCGGCGTTTGGGGCGAACAATATGCCAATGATATATACGACTATGCGGATAAATTCTATCTAAATAAAGACAATTTTTTTCCAAACAAATGGATAACACCTTTAACATCCGTAATTGAACTACTGAAACTGATTGAAAACAAATAAACGAAAGACGAAGCATTTGCTTCGCCTTTTCTTATCTTATCAATGCCATTATCTTGTCTATCTGACCGTTCAGTTTGTTTTGAACTTTCTTTCCCTTTTCGTTTCTATCCCTATAACTGCCTTTAGGTTTTGACGGTGTTGACGAATCCGTCTCATTCGGGTCTTTGACACCGCCCTTAACGTGCATAGGTATATTCTTCCTGCCTTCGGCAATCTGTTTGTAATACTGCTCCAATTCCGCTGTGTTCGGATTGTCTTTGTCAACATTGCCGAGATACGGAGTGTGGAAGTAACGACCCCTGCCCGCATTGAACATTGATTCAATGTCACCCGCGTCACGGGGCTTTCCGTGTTTGAGTTGGCAGGTGAACGCAACATTAACGGGGAAGTCGTCATATCCAAGACCCTCGCCCATTTGCATTTCGATTTGGTTGCAGACCATATTGCCCATCATAGCGATTGGGTTGAGCGGGTTTCCGATTGTAACGTGCCACATACCCGTAGGCTCGCCCGAAAGCAATGCGTTTGCAGGTTGGGTGACACCGAGTTTACCGAGTTTTCCGTTGATAAGACCGCCGATAATGTTCTGCAACCCCCCCTTGATGACATTCTTCGCCAAGTTAGCCCATTCCTCAAGGCTCTGCGGGAACTCACCGCCGTTCCAACTCTCAATCTGACCCATAACGTGGTCAACAAGACTCTTGCCGTATGCGGCGTAGTCTCCACGGGCGAAAGCGGCAAGGTCGCCAGGCTGCTTGCCGTAGCCACCGCCGTTGCCATAGTAACGTGTAGCACCGCCCCACCAAGTACCCGTGTTAGTACCCATAAGAATCATATTGCCGATAATGTCAAGCATAGCGATTTTAGGGTTCACATATTGGAGAGACTTCAACTCGTACTCGAATTTGAGATTGAAGTTCTGCTCAAAGTTCAGACCAATGTCACGGATGTTGGTTTTCATCACCGTATCAACAGGTCCCTGCGTGTACTTGGAGTATTTGTCCCACGGGTTTATCTGCGCAGCCTGCGCAGCAATGCTCATTTGTTGGGGTGAATAGTTGTGACCCGAAAGCATACTGAAGAACGTAGCACCCATACCCGCAGCAACCGCGCTGTCGCCTTGTGAATCGTTATGCCATTTAGCACCGATACCGAAACTTGACGCACCTGGCGTACCGCCCGTAATGGTCTGAATCTCCGAGGTCTGCTCTTTCCAATTCGTACCCCAAGTGAATTTGAGTATATCTTCCATCTTATTACCCGCAAACTCCGACATATATGTCGTTGCCGTTGCGATAGGAAGTATTGCTGAACGCACATCCATATCGGCGTGTACGTCTTCGGGATAGGCGAGAACAAACGGAATGTCCGTACAAGGCATACCATAACGCCTCAATGTGATAAGGTAGTTGGGCGGGATATGCTTGTAGTATTTGTTGTAAATGAAGTCTTGTATCTTGTATCTGCCTGCCTTTATGTTCTCGAAAGCGTCAATGATATTCTTGTATGTGGGTTCTGCGTTAGACCACATAACACCGCCACGGGCAAGACCCGTATCGAAATTCTTGGTGAGTACGGTTTCGTCACACACACGCATAACGCCGAGCATACCCATATAATCCATAAGCATATGCCTTGCGAATATGCTGAACGGGGCATAGAGGCGGTCAGTCCTTATGTCATAAAAATCCTTTGAAACGACCTTGCCGTTCTCGTCCTTTGTGTCCATTGTGGTATATGTGTCACCCACAACAACACCGCCGTCAGCACCCTTTGACACCATCCAAGTCCAAGTAGGCGCAGACGTACCCGAAACCTCCCACACTTCTGAATAGGGGTTGAACATATCAGCATAGGCTTTATCAATGGTACTCATTCTCTCTCAATATATTCTAAAACGACAGTTTGGAATCCTCCGTTATGAACTTGTATTCCATACCGTGCAAATCGCAATAGTTGCGGCAAGCCTTCGCCTTCTCCATATTCTTTATGTAGGTCTTGGCTTGGTATCTGTAATTCTCCAACGCTTTCTCGGTTTCGCGTTTCGGTTTCTTCGGCTCGGTCAAATCCTTCTTCGGCTTGACCTCCGCGATTATCTTCCTAATGCCGTTTTTCGTCTTGTACTCAAAATAGAAGTCGGGAAAATACTCGTGGTACTTTTCATCGGTGATACTGAAATACGAAATCCGTATGCACTCGCTGCCCCATCTGACAACGGTGGCACACTCATCGAGGAACTTACAAACCTTGTACTCCCAACTTGAACGGTAGATAATTGGCATCTTACCGCAATACTTGCTCGGAAACAGAGGATTGTAGATTCCCTGCCTAAACGGACTGTTCTTCGTGGTTCTCGGTTTTAACGATTTAATGTCCATAAATGATAAATTCCCATATATTTATAAAGGAAAAAAGACGGGTTGCCCCGTCTTTGCTCATTGTGGTTAAGTTCACGATTAAATGTCAAGACAGTTGATGATTAAATACTCAACAATCTCTTTGCACATACCATCATTATCACACCGTGAATCCGCGATTGCAGACAAACGGTCTTTCAATGATTCCACCAAAGGCTCAACATCGGTGTCATTTGTGCAGTTGCCTTTCACCTCGTCCCACCAACCGAATACCATATTTGCCATTTCGTCAACCTTTGTTTGGATTGAACGAAAATATGGATTGTAGGTTTTGATGGTATTCACAACGTCATCCCAAGCGATAGGATTTTCCTCGTTAAAGGTGTCGGGTGTGTACTTACCCTCGGCTTGCGACCAATTCTGCGCAGCCATTTCGTCAATTTTCATAATGTGTGTCATAATTAAAATCTATCCTTTTCTTTTTGATATTCGTCCATAAACGCAGAAACTGCGGCATCCTTGATTTCGTCAAGGATTTTGTTGTACTCGTCAATGCCAAGTTTGTCGTCAAGTTCGTCAGCGATATCGCTGCCTGCATTCGCGCCCTCGTCCCAACTGTCTGAAACAACTTCACGCAAGGTGTCGTCATTCACGTTGTAATCTTCGAGCATATTAACAAACTCTTTCATTTTCTTCGTGTACTTGACATCAATGTCGTAATCGTCATTCGACATATCGCTCCAATGCAGGTTCACAAGCATTTCGACAGTGCAGGAATCAAGTTCTTCATCCTCATAATCCGTCTTTTTGTTAATGTCAAAATAGAATTTGAGGTACATTTCAAAGTTGGTGTTCTTGTTTTTATCCAACGCCTTAAAATCTTCAAGAGTACCCTTGTGTTCTCTGTCGAAATAGTACCAATGCTCGCCGTCCCACTTGCAGTCAGCACTCACGGTGTCCAAGTCAAGCACATTGGTCTCTGTGCGGCTGATAAACATAGCCGCCTCCTTTATGTACTCGGTGCTTTTAAGTATCTTCGTCATATTTTTTATTATGTTCAATCATTAAATTTAGGTTGTCTTGACTTATCATTTTCCAAAGGTGTTCCGTCAAAACAATTTTGATGTAAATCAACATTAGAAACATCCCAAGAAGAAAGATTCCCGTCAAATGCAGAATCAGTAAACATAAACGACATATCAATAAGATTTGACACATTCCATTTAGAAATGTCACCATTGAAATCCGATTCATAGAACATTTCAGTCATATCTGTAACATTTGAGACATCCCAAAGCGATATGTCTCCATTAAATTCAGATTTACTGAATATTCCAATCATATCAGTTATGGCAGAAACGTCAATGTTATTCAGATTGCAGTTACAACCTTCTTCATCAATGCGCTCTTTCACCAATTCAATAAGTTCATCCCTTGTTTTCGGAAAATATTTGTAAATAAGACCCTTTCCTTTTGAAAGTTGTTCTTTTGATATTGGTTGTATTCCCATTTTTTCAAATATAAACCTTTCCGAATTAAGTATCTTCGTCATATTATATATGTTTTTTATATAAGTCCTAATTGTCGAAATATCCCTCCACGTCTTCGCCTTTCCAAACATACAGCGTCTCTTGGTAGAATATCTTGACGCTTGCATATCCGTCACTGCCTATTTTCGCACGCTTTGTCTCGTCTTCGTAAACAACATCGGAATCGGGCTGCACCGAATATGTCGAAGAGTTTTTCGACCCCTTTGTCAACTTTTCGCCAATGCGCACAAGCCAAAGCCAACTTTTTGTCCTTTTGGTAATCTCATAGAAATAAACCCTGCCGAGATAAGTGCAATACACAATATCACCAACACGATAGATTTTACGGGAGACATCAGTCTTGGCAAGCCGTTCTTTCGTAACGGGCTGTATTGTCAGTTTCTCGGAAACATACCTATTGCCTCTGCTCCAAATAAGATTGGCATTACTTTTTGAAAAAATTGAAACAAATTCTTTTATAAGAAAATTGTTTTCATTATCCCTGCATTTTAGATTAGGAATCCGATAAACATTCATTATGTCACATATACCAACACTCTTTATATCTTTCAGTCTATTTGCATTAGATTGAAAAACTTTTCTTGGAACATTCCAATTCAAATTTGAATCATAATCTTCCAAAAATGTGTATGTTTCCCAAGCAACCGAATACACAGTATTTGCAAAACCATCGCCAAAACCTATGAATACACCACTTTCGTTTTTATCGCCATCATAATATGTTTTAGTGTATTTTGCAAGCAAAGATGTATAATCAGAAAATGCGACATATAAAAATGTTCTATTGGCATCCCCTCTGAATGTCACAACGTCACCCGTTTGGAAATTATTACGCATATCATCCGAAGAAACTATGTTGCGGTTTTTAAGAGAATTTTTCGTAACGGGCTGTATTGTCAGTTTCTCGGAAACGAAGTTGACTTTCCTGCTCCAAACAACAACCGCCCTTTTCTTTTGAAATTCAAAAGTATCCTCGTCAAAAAGCAAAGTGCCGTCATCGTTTCCGCTTCTGTTACATTTGAAATCCAACATTCTGTAAACGCGGAGAATATTACCTACATATCCGCCGCTCCAATCCAATTTGGAATTATAGTCCTGCAAAAACGTATAGTTGTTCCAATCGAAAGAAGTCTTTCCGTTTTCGTCAATAAGGAAAACCACAAAGACACCCATCTTCTGTGTGTCTTTTCTATCAAAATTCATACCCGTATGCCAATCCAAATAATCATAATCCGATGGAGCAATATACATAAGTGTCTGCAATTCGGTGTATTCACCGCTGCGCTCATCAATTACCGAGCCGAATGTGACAACATCGCCCGTTTGGAAATTATCCTTCATTTCATCTGATGAATTATAATGGACTATGCCCTTTTTCACCATCCTCTCCTTTGTCACGGGCTGTATGGATAATTTTTCCAAGACATTATTGGTAAACTCTGCAAACTTAAACACTTTTGCCATAGGTCGGTTTATTTCTATATTTATACACGCTCAAACAGCGGAACAAGCAAACTCGCGTCAACATTATTGAAAAAATCAATGTCAAACGGCTGACTTGGAAGTTTCTCGTATCGGTATATGCCGTCAACAAAAAGCGCACCGCCAGTTGATTGCATACGGTCGTCTCTGAAAATATCCATAGACGTATAGCCCGAACCAATATCACCGCCACCCTTGTATTTGCAACTAACAAACACACCTTCCATAAAACTGTTTTCTGTGATATGACCTATTCTAACAATATCATTGTACTTGTACCTCATTATGTCATCGTGGGAAATGTAAACGAACAGATATTCCATTTTGCGCGAATTGCTCGTTTTCGACATAGAAAATATGTCACCCGTCCGAACCATAGATTTCCAACCTTCCTTATCCTCTATCTTTCGGAATGCCACCTCCCTATAAAGCCTATCGGAAGTAACAGGCTGTATGTTCAGTTTCTCTGATATGTATTGTTCGGATTTGAGTATTTCCATAAGTTATTAAAATATTATAATTTAAACTTGCCGTGCAACCAATTTGGTTTTATTTTCGGCAAAACAAGATTTGGATTATTCTTATAATAAAAATCGCCGTTCACATTATTTGGAGCATAATCAAAGGATTTTAACTGATTATGTTCACAATGAACATCTCCGCCGATTTCAAGTGGTAAATAATTAAAAGATTTTACGCTATTATATGCAAACACAAAATCTCCACCGACTTTCTGCGGTGCGCCTTTTAATGATTCCAAACCAGTGCTGTTGGCAAAAAAACCGCCTCCTACTTCCTGCGGTGCGCCTTCAAGTGTTTTCAATGTATTTACATAACATCGAAATGCTCCTCCTACTTTCTGCGGTGCGCCTTTGAGTGACGTGAGTTTATTACCACTGCAATCAAAGTACCCTCCGACTTCCTGCGGTGCGCCTTCAAGATTTATTAAATTATTCGTCTGACATACAAAATTCCCTTTAACACGACCAAATCTGATGACAAGGACTCCATCAGACACAACATTTTCATCAATTTCAACACTTTCGTCACAATCATAGCATTTCGTATGCTTATTCCATTTAAGACTGTGGTCTTCTATGAATTTTTTAACCTTATTGTCAACCGAAGGCTCGTTTGTCCATTCAGCAAGCCTATTTTTTGAAACGGGCTGTATGTTCAGTTTTTCGCCAATATATTGTTCGGATTTGAGTATTTTCATATTATTCGTCTGTTTTCCACTTGTATTCTATCGTAACATCGCCAAACACATAGGTCACATTTTTCAAACCATAGCCCGCGTCCTCGAACTTCTGTGAATACTCGCCGACAGAAAAGTCTCTCTGCTCCACAATAAGCGGGCGTTCCTTGTGCGATACGCGGCGGTCGTCCGTTGTAGGTATCTTATAGTCAACTCCGTCATAGGTGAAATTGGTAAACACTATGTTCTTACCGTTGTAGAGCATATCAATCAAATCGCCGATGTTCACCTTGGTTTCTATTGAACCCGCGTACCATCTCGGAAGCATACGCTTGACAAAGCCCGCGCCCTTCTCAATGTAAGAAACATCGCGCTTCAGCACCTTGTCGCCGACATAACTCAATCCAAAAAAGATTCCACGGTCATTCACATATTTATCCCCGAACAAACTGAACCCGAAAATGTCCTTGTTCTCTATGACATAATAGCATTTGTTTTTATGTTTGTACCAAGTGCCTGCCATACCCTTGCTCTTGTCATTTCGGACTTTCGCCATCATATTGTTCGCCTCCTTGAACGGTGCATTCCATTCGGTCTCAAACTCCTCGTCTGGCAAATCAACCAAATGCGACACGCATTCATTGCCAACGTGGAATATCTGACCTTTCGGGTTTCGTATAACCATAACATTCACAATGGGGTCTTTCCCGCAATGCTCGCAAACCTCGCCAGCGTGGGTTCTGTAATAGTCAACCAACTCATAATGGTCTTTCGGAAGATTGCGTTCTGTATAACGGGAAACATAGGGTTTGGAATCATCCAAGTTCTTCATATCCGATGTATCGGGATGGATTTCATTGTCACGCTCGTATTGCAACGTTAGTTTGGCATTCAACGAAAATGCGTACCTTATGTTCAAAGCAGAGTCAACAGACCAAGCCGATTCAATTTTCCTTATTTCTTTGCCTTTGTAATACACGGTCATAACAGCACCCTTGTTGCGAATGCTATTCCGCATAGTTTCCTCCATCTCCTTGTTTTCACGGGCAACACGCTCTTTCTCGTCACGCTCAACTTTCTTCGCATAAACGTCTTTTACAATGGCTGCGAGTTCGTCATTCTTTTCGGCATACAATCTGTCAAACCCCCAAGACTTAACATAGTCATTCATAATGGAAACAACTTTGTCCGAACTCTTGGTATCACTATGCGATTTGAAATTGTTGTCGGCAAGATAATAGTGGTTGAACTCGCCGTCAATCTTCGTAGCCTTTCCATTTGCGACAGCATACATAACAAGAACGCTGTATTTCGGGTCGGTGACTGTGTTAGTGTCGGGATTCTTCCTCAATTCATTACCGCCTTTTTTCTCATCGCACATAGGATAGAACACGAAACTGTGCTTGTCGTCAAGAGAAAACACGAATTTGTCGCCTTTCTCGGTTTCGACAAACTCCGTCTTTATGCCGTAGAAGTCAAGCATATCGAACATTTTGCCGTAAGCCTTTTCATATTCCCAAGAAAAATAAAAATAAGAGTTGCCGCTTTTCGTGTTTTCTGCGATAATATCCTTGTACCCCGTAATCTTGTCGGCACAATATCCAAAGAATTTTTCCAACGAATACCAACGGAAAGTGTGCAGTTTGCAGTACACATTCTCATTCAACAACTCGTCAGAATTAAGTACATATTTTTTCATACTGTTATCTGTCTTTGTTCTGCTGCGGTTCGTTATAGCCCGCCGTCTTTATCGTATAATCCAAGTCTTTGCCTCTGTTGGATTCCATATATGTCTTCGGGAACTCCCGCTCGGTTATCACATTTTTGTCAACCTCGCCGCCCTTTATTCTATCAGCGAGTTCGGGTATGTCACGCTCGTCATAATGGTCGTCTCCAAGGTGGAATTTGGTGATAAGACCGCCTGGATATACACCAACATTACCGTATTCATCTGAACGGAACATCATAACAGAGCCGTCCTTACCATTAATCATATCGTTTATCTCGTCAAGCAGTATGCCGTTCTCGAACACGGGATAGAAACTCTTTACCTCTATGCTGAACGACACCTTGTACTCCTTCTGTTGGTCAATGCCGAACTCAATGGGTCTGTCCTGCGAATAGTCATTCGGCAAAGTGTACGCCGACTGAACCTGCATCATACCCAAGTCAACGAAAAACGTGTTCACAGCATAGAGTTTGCTCAATATGCTTTCTGTCACTTTCAGCATTTCGATTTGTGACGAACATACCATATTGCAGGTGAACGACATATTGATTGGCAGGAAGCAGCACCTCATATAGAAAGTCTTGAGAATGCCGTCAACCTCGTGTACGAATTTAGCCTGCGTGAACTTGTTGACTTGGCTTCCCGAATCAATGGCTACGTTTTCAAGGTTGATTACACCCCTCGGAACTTTCTCGTAGTCACCAATAGCCTTGCCGTTGTTTATGGCATCATATTGGAACTCGTCTTTCAAGAAACGCTCGCCACCAGTGACGGAAAAGAAAAACGGGATGTCAATCTTTTCCATAACCTCGTTTGTCGGGTGCTGATAGACATATATCCTTTTGTTGAGTTCAGCCAACAAAGCGACAATAATGTAGCGTATCACACTATTGTCGTAATTCATTGTCTGATTGTAAACATTCATTGCCATATTTGCGAATTACATATTGTTTTTGTGTTGAACATCGGCTAAATAGTCATTGAGAAGTTTCAAATGCTCTTCCTCGTCAGCCAAGATATGAACAGCCATATCGTATGTCGTTGTGTCTTTGCCGCGTGTGAAGTCAAGGAGTTGCTGATACCCGTTGATAGCGCATTTCTCGTGTGCGATGTTCATCACAACGAGGGAAAGCGTGTCGTATGGCTTCGCGGGAATCGCATAGTCACACTCGCTCAATTCCGTAAGATTGCGGATGTCTTTCAGTTTCTCAACATCGCCGCCGAGTTCGGATATGCGGTTCAATATCTTCGCCGCGTGGTCGTTGAGTTCATCATCAGCCATTTCAGCGAATGTCTTTTCAATGTTCGGTCTCTCATTGCCTACAAGGAACGGGGCTATGATATTGTAGTGATACCATTGCAGCACTTCCTCCGCATAGCGTTTTTCGAGCATAGAGATGAGAACAGCCGTGTCTATTCTGTCCCCAACGGCTTCGTTCACTTTATTCTTGAAATAGTCTTTGCTTGTGTATTGACTCAAATTTTTCATATTTTATTGTGTTTTTTATTATATTATATCTGAACACGCAATTTATTTTTGCAGCGTAATCAATATATTTATACAAATATGGAAAGACTATACACATTACCCGAAGATTCAAACCGTCTGATAGCGGGCGGGTTGTCACCCGAAACGTCTGACGGATGGGTGAATGAACGGAACGATTTTGAATCTCGCAAAAGCCAAACATCCATTGCGAGAAGTTGGAGCGTTGCCAAACTGCTTGACCTTATGCCGCCGTTTATCAGAGTAGGAAAAGACGACTACGGGTTCACCCATTGGAAGTGCGCCGTGAACACAGAGGACGGGTTGGAAATCCAAGAAGGCATATCGTACCACAGCGAAACCGCCGAACTGCGTGGCGACTTCGTTGGGTTCTCAACAACAACTGAAAAATGCACATTCCTCGAATGCTGCGTCAAGATGATGTGTTGGATTAACAGCCAACACAAAATCAGAATCGAAGCGGCGTTGAACATATAGACTCTCTTGACTGCCGCCCCGAAGACAAGAAAGCCCTGCCGATTGGCAGGGTTTTCTTTTTAGTTCACAGCGAGATTACTGCTAAATCGCTTCGGCACGTTTCTTCTCTATGATAGCCATAAGTTCCTCTTTTGTGCTGAAATATTCATCTTCATAGTGGAACTCAATCGGGTTGTAGTCCATTTCGATTCTTTCGGACTCTTCCTCGGTTATGTCACCGTTATCAACAAGGCTTTTGATGTAAGTGTCGAAAATAGACCAATAGTATTGACGCGCTATTTTCCTCATATCGTCAATTCCGATTTCGCTCATTGCGAATTTAAGGTCATCCTCGCCATAGTCCAAGTCTGGGCAAAGTTTATCGAATTTGTCCAACTCACCCATTCCCGTACACAATTGGAAGAATTCAATGTATGAATCATCCCCGAATCCTTCATTGATTCTACGGGTAGGCTGTGCCATTTCGTCAACTCTTTTAATATGTGTCATAATTCAATTATATGTTCTAAATATTTATGCTAACTGTAAAACGGGCTTTCCTTGCCTTGGTTTTTCTTGCACTCCTCGTCAAGTTCGATATAGCACTTCGACAATTGGTCGAAATTCGGGTCAACACACCATTTCAATCTCTTCTCAAATTTCTTCATAATGTTGTAGTTGTAAATAACAAGCATCAACTTGGTTTTTATAGGGATGAGTTTTGAAAGAGGTTTTGCGTTAAACTCGCCGTCCGTCAAGAAAAGCCAAACGGAAAATCTGTCCGTCTGAACATTCTTCAGTATGTAGTCAACACAGTCGGTAACACGTGTACCGCCGCCTGCCTCATTGTTTTCAACCATATCCAATACTTTTGAAATGGCTGCGCCTCTGTCCTTTTTGACATCCTCAACTTTCAAATAAACAGCGGCATTGGTATCAATGGTGGTTGCAAACGGTATAAGGGTTATGCCCGAATATTCGAGTTTGTCGCAGCAACTGACAATGGTGTCGGCAAAAAGTTCAACGGTGTCTCGGTTGACGGAAGTTGATGTGTCAACAAACACATTGATATTCTGCGGTGCTGCGTCATTCTTCGGGTGATACGGCTGCATAATCTCGTGAGCAAGCGTTCTTTTGTTACCCCAACGAATCTTGTTTCTGTCGGCAATCTTGTGCTTTCTGTTGGCGAACATTGTGTTGGCTTCAAGGAATTTCTGTATGATTTCCTGCCACAAGTCATTGATGGTCGCCTCGCTCATCTTGATTTTGGTGAACAGTTTGCCGAGTTCGCTTTTCGGTTTATTGCGGACAATATCGTCACGGAGTTTCTTGATTGAATCCTCGTCCATAATAGGTCTGCCGCCCAACTCGCCCATCAAGTCTTTAACGTCTTCATCACTGAATCCGCTTCGTCTCAATGATTCGCCAAGCCTTGCATTGACATCGGACTGCTTTATCATTTCACCGACAACCTTTTGCTGTGTCGGCTCTTGACTATGATGTATTCTTGCGGTACTTTCATTCGGATTGTTCTTTCTGTTACGGTTTCTGATTTTCCGCATATCGCCGTTTGAATAACCGTTTGGTTTCCTATGCTCACCGCGTTCACCGCCTTCACCATTGCCAGGCTCACGGTCGGAATCGTCATTTGACTCATCGCCGTTTTCACCGCTTTGCTGTTCACTTTGCTCGCCCGACTGCTGACTGCCTTGCTGATTGTTCTGACCACTTTGACTTTTCTGACCACTATTACCTGCTTCAGAAGCATCGTCAGCAAAGTCAACTGCCTTGTCTGCGGAATCCTGCGCCTTCTCATCTTCACCCTGCGCTTTCTTCGCATTGTCTTTTGCACCTTGGGTGTCACCTTTGTCGGCAGCGTCCTTTGCGGCATCAGCAGCGTCCTGCGCTTCATTGGCAGCGTCTTGTGCGTCATTGGCAGCGTCTTGCGCTTTATCAGCCGCTTTCTGTGCCTTGTCAGCCTTGGACTTCGCATTTTTATATTCCTGCGAATCCTCACCGAATTTGCGTTTAACCTTTTCAGCGTTTTCATTCGCTTGGTCTGCTATGTCCTGCGCATCATTGGCTGCTTCCTGCGCATCGTTTGCAGCGTCTTGCGCTCTGTCGGCAGCGTCCTGCGCTTCCTTCGCAGCCTCGTCAGCGTTCATATTGGAGACATCTTTCTTCTGATTGCCGCCGTTACCGCCTTCTCCGCCGTTGCTTTCTTTTGCTTCGTCAGCAGCATCTTTTGCGAACCAAGAGTTCATTTTGGAATCAGCCTCGGCGTTCTTTGCGTCATCAGCGTTTTCCTTTGCACTCTGCGCCGCACTCTGTGCGCCTTTGGTATCGCCGTTCTTTGCAGCCTCGCTTGCCTTTTTAGCATCGTCACGAGCCTTGTCAGCGGAATCCTGCGCTTGGTCTGCCGCGTCTTGAGCGTCATTTGCCGCTTCCTGCGCTTCGTCAGCAAGACTTTTTGCATTCTTGTATTCCTGCGAATCCTCGCCGAACTGTGACTTCGCGGATTCAGCCTCGTTCTTTGCTGAATCGGCAGCGTTCTGTGCGCCGATAGCGGACTTACGTGCATTGTCGGCTGACTTCTGTGCCTTGTCTGCCGACTGTTGTGCGCTTTCGGAAGCCTCCTGCGCGTTCATATCGGAAATATCCTTTTTACTACTACTCGGACTACCTTGGTCTTGTTGTTGGTTGTCACTTTTCTCGTCAGAAGGTAGCAGGCTGTCATCACCATCAGACGAATCACCGCCCCCATTATTCTTTTGCGGAACAATGGCTCTTTCCTTGTACGTTTCGGGTTTCTTTTCCTTTGGCTGCTCACCACCCCCCATTGGAGGGGGTGTACCGCCTTTCAGTTCCCCGATACTGTCGGAAATGCCTTGCACCAAACCATCTTCATATTTTTTGTATTCAGCGGATTCGTTTATGTATTCCATATTGATTTCTTTGATTGTTTTTAATTACGTTGCAAAAATACAATTTTTTTATACACGCCGCACTTTTTTATCAAAAAAGTTATCAACAGCAAACCAATGATTGTTCATTAAGCACCAAAGCGGTTTTTAAGTTCATCGGCAACTTTCTTAATGTCACCATTGTATTTTTTCATAAGCGTTTCGATTTCCTCCATTGTCTTTGTAGCATTACGCTTGTTGGACTTGTAAAGTTTTCTGATAAGTTCGCGTCCGTCACGATGTCCGTCCTTCCATTCAACTGAAGTCGGAATTTTGTCGTTCTTTTCCTTCTGCTTATCACCCTGCTGTTGCTGCTGTTGTCGCTGCTGTTTCTTTGCCTGCTTCGCGGCATACTGCTGTTTCTTTCGGTCAATGTAGAACTTATAATGCCGCATAATGGTCTCCATAGGAATACCTATGAATTTTTCTTCATACCAACAGTCAAGATTAGGCCAGAAATCGGGCGGACAGAGATTGTCACTGACCATCATACCGTTAATCTCCAAGTCACCTGCAATGTTCAAATCACCCCAAGTGGCAGGCGGAGTGTTCACTTCGTTGTATGCGTGCATTCTCGCTATGTGGGCGAGCATAGAGTGCATAGCCTCGTGATACAGACATCTGAACACGTTGATTGCGCTCATTTTAAGTCCATCGTACAAAAAGCCGACATTTATCATATAAATCATTCGACTGTCAACACACATAGTGGGAGTGACATAATCGTCAAGAAGATAGATTATGGTAGCACCGCGAATGTATTTGTATTCGTATGGATGTGTATTCTTAAAGTATGCCAACGCCGTATTAACAAGGTCAACAAAACTGCTGCCTTCAACATAAGTGCCGTCATCCATTTGGATTCTTCCAAGCGCAATAAGTTGTTCGGCATTACCGCCCTCTATATTGTTGTAACTTTCGAGGATTATCGAATACTTCGATGAATCATATACATAGTTTTTCATTTCGGGAAAATATTTCAAAACTCCCGACCGAAAGTCGGGAGTTCGTTAAACATATTAAATCATTGAGTTTGGAATGGATTTGTAGATTCCCTCCATATCAATCTCTGGGTGGTTCTTTTGAAAGTTCTTCCAAATTTCAAGATACTTCTTACTGTTCGGGTCGTCCTCTTTGTAGTTGATACCCGTGAGGTCACAATATTTGTAAACCCTTGCGATGAAATCACTTGTTGTGTTTCCGCCTTTCTTGTCGAAATTGATTTCCAAGAATCTGACAAGTTTCTCCAATTCTTCGGCAGGAATTGGTTTCTTGACACTATATCTCTTCATAATGTCGCGTTTCAAGTGGTTGGTCATAACGGAAGATTTCATTTTGTCGTCAACTTTCATAGTCGGGTCAGCCATAATGTCCTCGTATGTGTACTTGAACGAACCGCCGCTGAAGTTATCCATATAATCCTCAACATATTCCTCTGCCGTCTTGTCGGGGAGGAACTTCTTTACGATACGCAGAAATTCCTTTTCACCAAGTTCGGTATAGGACTTGAATCCACGAAGCCTGCAAACGCGGTTAAGTTCCTCAATACAGAACGACCAAGAACGCGGGCTGATTTGTCTTGTCTTGTTTTGTGTGGTTGATTCAGTAGGGTCAATATTGTGCCATCTTGAATTTTTATTATCAGCACCTCTTGCTTGGATATGTTCGATTGTGAAGTCGTCAAATCCGCCTTTTTCTTTCGCCCATTTAGCCCATTCGTTAAAATCTGGAACGAAATTTACTGAAACGAAACGCTGTTTCAAAGCATCGCTCAACAACTGCCAATTCTGATTCACTTGAATATCGTCAGTAGGTCTGTTTGAACAAGCCATACAATACCACTTGCTACCAAGTCTGTAACCCGAAGTGGTTTTGCGGTTCATCATAATCTGCGCGATACCGAACAATGTATCGGGGTCTGCACGCAGGAACTCGTCAAACATCAAAATACCGCCGCCACCGTGAAACTCGCTGTCCATTTCGATTCCGTCTTTGTCATAAACGACATCAACAGCACCGTTTGCTGTGGCATTACGAGCCTTGTCAATTTCACGGTCGCCAGTTGGTTGCCACATAGGAAGCCAACTCTTCGGAGCGTCAGTCGCGTGCGCCGAAATGTATTTTTCAAAATCAGCGTTAGTCATATTACGACCTTTCACCATTTCCTTTATGACGGGGTTGTTTTTCACGTTTTCGATGTCGGCATCCGTTATTTTGACTGGCATAGGCATAAACAAGTCGCCCGCTTGGAGTGTTGAACAGTCAATTACTATGATTGACATCATATCCTTGCTCGTTCCGCCGCTTTCCGCTATGCGTTTGTTTGCCGCTTCAATCAAAGTGGTTGGAATTGTTGTCTTACCGATACCTGGCGCACCCCACACCAACATAGGCTTACCCGATGGACGACCATCCATAATGATTTCGTTGATGTTGTCGTTCAAGTCAGCCTCCAACTCACTTGTGGAAACATCAACAGCGTCAATGTTCATATAGGTTTGATTGCCCTCCTTGTCGAAACTCCTCAAACCGACACGGCGTTCATTCACTTCTTTAAGGGATTCGCTGACACCCGCAGCCTTGGAAACATAGTCCAAGAATTTGAGATAATTGTCGTATTCCCTACTTCCCTTTTCGATTTTTTCGTAATAACCGCTCTTTTCGGGATAGTTGACTGGCTTGCCGATTTCGGCATACACACCCTTAATGTTGTTTTTGTGGATGAATTCAACAATGTTCTGCGGCAAGTTAGCACCGAACATATCAAATGTCTTGCCGACAACGAATGTGAATCCGTCTTTGAGTTTTATACCAACGCTCTTGAAAGCCTCTTTGATTTTGCCAAACGCTTTCTTGGCGAAGTCACCTATAACACCCTCGTTCACCCCGTAGTTTTCCTTGATAAACTCGGCTGTGTCCATAATGTATCTTTTGCTTTCGTCAGTATCCATAATTCCCTTATTTTTGTATGATTTCAAATTTTTCACTTTGCGTTTAACGTCCTCGGCGTTTCCGACCATCGCACTCATTTGCTTTCTTGAAATTTCGGCATCGTCAACACTCATCTGACCGATAACGGGCATATAACCGAGCATCGGGTTGATTGAAGCACCCCAACCGTCAATCACATCCTGCTTGTCAAAATCAGAACCGATAAACATATTCTTGATATTCTCCGCGCTTGCAAGTTCCCAACCACGGATTGAATCGTTGTTGAAAGTTGATTTGTAGAACATTCCCTCGAAACTTGTTGCGTTCGACACATCCCAACCGCTCAAATCAACATTCGGCAAATCCTTGAATGCGAACACAGCGCAGAAATTCTTAACGTCTTTCACATTGAAAATAGAGTAGGGGAGTTCGACATCCTGCGTTGTCATACCCTCCAAGTCACCTTTAAGCAACATATCGTAAACAAGGTCGGAAGCGTAGTTAATGTCACGCTTGTCGCCTTGGATATACGCATTGTCGCCACGGTTTCTCATTGCAATCTCCCAATGTGAAAGCCAATCAGCCTGCTCGTCAGAAAGGGTTTTACCCGCAGCCGCGTTCTCGGCACGGTTCTTCCGTCTCTCATATTCGTCCATAGACTTAACGCCGTCCATATCATCGGGAATGCTGTCCTCAAGTGAATCGCCGCCCACAACGGTGTCTTTCACGTCATCGAAGAAACCCTCGTTGACCACCATTTTCGTATTCCTGCTTGCAAGCAGTTCGTTCACAGATTCGGAAATCTGCTGTGCGTTTTCAGCAAAGAACTGTTCGTAAAGTTTACGCTTTTCGGAAATAGGCAGGCTCTTGTCAACCTTGTTCCAAAAGTTTTCCCTCGCGTACTTTGAAACAATACCTATATTATAATCAAATGCGTTCATATATTTTGCTTATGTTTTTTCTTATTCTTCGGGTATATTGATTTGTGAAATCAAGTCGTCTCTCCAATCAAGACCGTTCAAGAAACTCTCTTTCAGAGAACCGTTCACGAAAGCACGCCAAGTCAGATACTGACCGCGACCATTTGCAAACTCTTCTTCAACAGCCTCAATAACCTCATCAACGTGTTCGGGTGGAACAGCCCAACTGTTGTCATTGTTAGCCTTGACCTCATTCAGTTTAGCCTTGACCTTTGTCCAAATCACAAGAACGGGAGGTGCGATTCTGTAAAACTTGCATCTTCCTCTGATTGCGCCCCAACTGTCACCCAACTGACTTGAAAGTTTCTTTTCGGAAAGGTTGGTGATAATAATGAACCTACTCATAATGCTCATTTCATCGGGAATCATACGCTCAACGGTCTTGACTTTATCTTCCTCATCGTCAGATACAGTAGCACCTTTCTTGCCCTTGCTTACCTTTTTCAGCATTTCTTGTGACGGACATTCCTTCAGATACCTTTTCTTGTAGTTCACAATGCCGCCTTCCTTGCAACTTTCCATACTGTAAAAGTTACCTCTGATGACATCGCCCATATCCGAAACGGTAGGACACTTCACTATCGGGAAGTCGCCTTTCGGTTCGAGAGCCTTTTTCCAAAATCCGATTTGGAAATCGCTGTCAAACAACTTCGGGGTGTCGTCAAACACAAGCACCTTGCCGTTGTTGTTGTATATGAAGTTGTAAAGTTCCTTTGCGTTACAAGTCGTGTTGTCACGCTCGGCATAGTCCTTACCCTTCACGAGTTTCATTTCTTTCTTGATTTCATTCCAAGTCTCTGACTTACCGATACCGCCGACACCCGAAATAAAAATGGCGGGCGCACCCGTGTCAAGGGTTTCAAGTTTTTTAACCCTTGTTCTCTTACAGAACTCAACAAGGAACTGTGTTCTCACTTTCAAATCGTCCATCTGCTTGAAATACAAGTCAACAAGTCTCTTGAACTCGCTGAAATTGTTTCCGTACATAAGATTCACGAGGCTTATGTCAATGCCACGGTACTCCGTACCGTATTCACTTGTCACACCGCTTTCAACACTGACAGTCTCGTTTGTGAGAACATTGGCGTTGATGCCGAAAATAGGCATTGTGCATATTGCATAGACAACAGCACAATATGTATCGGGGTTGCTGCTTCTTTTGATGGGAACGCCGCAGGAAAGAATCTCACGGTATTTTCTTCCGTCAGCGTCTCCAACGCAAAGTGATTCGGCAACGTCAAGCGGTCTGAAGTCAATGGTCTTGAAATATTCAGCCAACTTACCAATACCTTCGAGTGTGATTTTGTCACCGAGGTCGCCAGGTCTTGAAAACTTCCTGCCGCTTCCAAGTTCGCCGTTAAGCCAATCTATGATTTTCAAAGTTTTTGGATTCTTCGCGGTGTTATTCCAAACTTTCAAAATATCGTCTCTGCTAAAAGCAGCCTCGTTAATCATAGGTTCGGAATACTCAACATCCATACCCTCGTACAAGCCGTTCTTGTAACCTTCGGGATGGTTGATGATGTCGAACAAAAGGTCAAGCATACGAACCAATCCCATATTGGTAGCCTTGACTGTGTAATTGGCGTTTTGTGAATCCTGCTTCAAATCATAGTTGGTGTAATAACGAAGCACGGCAATGTTTTCGTTTCCAACGGGCGTAACTGTGACAGCCTTTCCGTCACCGTGTCCGCTCATAATAAGAACTGTTGACACGCCGTCAATGAGTTTGAAGAAAGTGTTGTAATACGCTTTCCAACCGCAATTCTTGTTCAAAAGGCTTATAACAAGTTCAGCCATCTTCTTCATTTTCGGATTGTCCGAAACAACAAGATTCGGATTGGCTGCAATCGGATTTGCATTGAGTTCGTCAGCAATCTTAACGGTGTCTATTTCAGAACCGTTTGCCTCAAGAATCAGATTCTCGCTCTCAACAACAGCGTGTTTGCCTAAACGGTTTATTGATTCAGATAATTTTTTCATATTATATTGTATTTTCAGCAAATATATTTATATAGCGGTATGCTTTGTCCTTCGTGTGAAATCCATAATATCAACAGTCATAATCGGATTATCATCATAACTGTTCGAAATTATGCCCCAAGCACCCTTTTTATTGTTCCAACGAAGTCTTGCATAATAAATCTCCCTTCCGTGCAAATCCTCTGTCGGATATGTGAAATGACCGTCAGAACTTATTTTGGTGACATTCGCATATTTTTTATATTTGTCTGGAACATAGTCCTCCCTCACATAAATCCCAAGAACGCTCTCCTGCTCATATTTTTTCACACGTTTGGCAAGGTCTTCATATTCATATATGGTTGTTTTTAGCGTCTTGTTTGCATAAGTAAACCCGTTGTTAAATATATTGGTGATGATTGGCATAAGACAGCAAAAGCCGTCCATCGGTTTGACACCTATGACATAGCCGTTCAGTTCAAGAATACGCATAGCGTCATTCTGCTCGTCCCAAGTGATTGGAAGTTTCCAAACCTCGTTCTCAATGTCATTGTCGTAATCTATATAAAGTCCGCCGACAGACGACTTGAACACACTGACACCGCCGTCTGAATTTGAGCGGTCAAACTTGTTTTCGTCCCAATACCACATAATAGACGATACAAGGGCTGACGCGATAGCCTTCAGTTTCTCGGCTCTGCTTTTCGGCATTTCGGGAAACCCTTTCAAATCCGCCTCGGTTATTTTCAGATTTGACAACGCCGCACCCTCGCTTGCAAGCCTCGCCTTTGTAACGGGTGATATTTTCAGTTTACTTACGCTTTCCATACTGCCAACTTTATTTCAACCTCCTGCGCACGGAATGTGCAGTTAAAGGTTTTCATATCAATCATATTGCTCGAATAGTTGAAGTCAAGACCGTCAATGCTTGTAAACAGCACGTTCTTGAACTCTATCGTAAACACCTCATAGCCGCTGCCGTCAAATATCCTAATGAAAGGAACTCCGTTTATGAATTTGTCCTCCGCCGAAGAATAATAGTAGTTGAACAAATCGCACATAAGGAAATAATTTATATATCCGTCATATAACTGCTGTGTCACCGTAAACTCCTTTGACACGAGTTTTTCGGGTGACATAGCGGAACGGTATATCCTCGAATACGGGGTTTTTCTGTCGTATTGCTCAACGACATCGAATTGGATATTCTGCATATTGAATCCCTGCACGCCGTAGTTCACATAGTCAATGCAACGGTCGAACATCGTGCCTGGGATTCTTTGCAGATAAGGCATATACTTGTCGTTTATCTCATCGGGAACGAGTGTCTTTGAAAAAAAGAACTCGAACATATTGTTTCTTGCAGGTTGTAGCATATAAAAACAGTTTTCAATATTTATAAATCCGCCGACTATAAACAGAAAAAACGCCTCCGAATAATCAGAGGCGTTTTCTAATTTAGAATGGAAAGTATTTGAAAGTTACAGATTTTCTTTATTTTCTTGCGGTTCTCCGCCTTTTTCTTCCTTCTCGTTGAAATAGTTTGGCAACAACACACGGATTGCTGCATAAATCAACGCGGAATCTTTGATTGTGTACGCACCTGCCTTCTGCCCAAATTCAGCAGCCTGCACAAGTACATTGATTGCTTCTTTTTCGTTCATATCTTATGTATTATTGAATTGTTATCGCTTTTTTTGAATCTTTTTTAGCACGTTTCGGCATATAGATTGTCATAACGCCGTTGCGCAGTTGAGCCTTGATTTCAGAATCGTCAATGTCGTAGCCAAACGGGATTTTAATGTCCTCGTCAGACTTCATATTTACGAATGTGCGCTTGATGTCAGTCTTGGCAAAGATTCGGACATAATTCACGCCGTTCTTTTCGGTCGATATCTCCATACCGAGACAATCCTTTTCAATTTCGGGCATAAGGATTTGGACAACCCTCATATCGTCCGATTCGGTCATCTTGACGCTCATATTGTCGTAACAGCAGGAACACCCGCATTCGTTTTTTGAAGAGAACATTTTTGTAAACGCATCGTTCAGTTCTTCAAAGTTTGTGCCGAAGTTGGCAAACAGTTCTTCTAAATTTTTAATACCGCTCATAGTCTTGTGTTTAATAGTATATAATAAATTTTTGGATTTTTTGTTTGTGTTGGAATTTTTTTTTTTTCAACGGGGAACTGCCAGCAATTTATGTGCCAAAGCACAAAAACTGACATTTTGTCAGTTCTTCATAATGCTCTTACGCAAAGTTTTCAAGTCGTCCATATACATATCTTTCGGCACACGTTTGTTCATATCCGAAAGTTCAGCCTTTTTTAACTTGCATTCTTCAAGCAGTTCGGCATACCTCTCCTTTGTAAGAGAGTATATCGGCATATTGATTAGGTAGTCGTATGAATTGGAAACCTTATCGAACTTGTTTGCTTCAAGCCAAGCGCACACATCCTTTTTCGGAACGTTGTTGACTTTGAGTTTCTTGTCTATGATTGACTTGACGAAACGAGCCTTGTTGGTAAGAATCATAAGTTCCTTTTCGAGTTTGGCAACAAGGTATGCCTTGCGCTTCGCATACCAAGTAAGTCGGTAATCACAGAAATAAGGAACAATGTCCTCCGCCTTGCTGAATTGTCTCAACTTGCCGTTCTCGTCAATCGTAACGATATTCTCCGTGTCGGAAGTGTTGACACACAACACCTTTTCGAGTTTGCCGCTGTCAATGAGTTCCTTCAGCCCTGCACGTGTGAATTTGAGAACATAGTCAACCACAGACGAACTGTTGTTGTCATAGTCAACAATCACTTTTTTGTCAACAAGACTGTCAAGGTATTCCTCGTATTTCTCAAATGTGATTTGCGGCGGCAGGTCTTTCACTCTGACCGTGGTCGTGTTCACAACTGTATAGACACCCGATATGTTCCACTTGTTAGGGTTGTCCTTATCCCTCGTGAATGTACCGCCGAACTCCGACAGCCAAGGTTTCAACTCCTTCTGCTTCTTTCCGTTGAGGTGCGCTATGCAAGCGTCAACAACATCAAGGGGGTTTCGGTTGAAAATGTTGGTCGAATACCCGACAGCGATTCCTGGGCTTCCATTCAACAGCAGTGTCGGAACTATCGGCAGAAAGAAATTTGGTTCTATCTCATAGCCTTCCTCAATCTTGTTTTCAAGCAACTCGAAATCCTTATAGAGCATTCGGAAGTTCTTTGACAACTTCGTGCTTATGTAACGCGGCGCACCCGCAGACGGAACACGCAGACTTCCATACTGACCCGAACCTTCGAGCAGCGGCAGGCTGTTCTTGAATGTCTGACCCATATACGTTATGGCATCGCACATACTCTTGTCACCGTGCGCATACAACGCCATAGAGGAAACCTGCCCGCTCAACTGAAAGACCTTCATAGGCTTTTCGCTGCCGCTTTTCCAAATCTTGTTGGCGACATACACGATTTTCCTCTGAACGGGTTTGAACCCATCTATACAACTCGGAATCGCTCTGTCCTCAACAACGGACTTTGCGAACAGAAGTTGGTCAACGTCAAGAAAATTGTCTATTGTACGAAATCTCATTATTACATTGAAAGTTTTTTAGAGAAGATGAAGTCTCGGATTTCCATAATCTCGGCGTATTCATTAACTGAAAAGCCTTCATATATGGTATTAAGAAAATCCGTAAATGTCATAAACGACTGCATATCTTCATACTTCGGATATGTTTTGGTGTCGAATATATAGTCATTAGCCAAAAAGCAAATGGCTGTGCGCATACCGTACAAGTCGGGTTCGTAAAAACCGCAATGCGGTATGCTGTGCGAGGTTAGGAATCTGTCAACCTCATCCAAGTCGGCTGATGTTCCAGCGTCAAGAACAATCATAGTCTTATGGCGGTTAGCCCACTCGTGATAGATTCTCCTTGTTTTCTCGTCAGCGAGAATCGGGTCTTTAATCATTTCAGAAAAATCAACAACCGCGTGAAGCGACTGTATGCCTTTCTGCATAGGGTTCAGTTGGCGAAGCACCATAGAGTACATCCTTACCTCTTGACCCTTGTATTCTTTCTTTTCTTCTTCAGACATTCTGTTAGGGTTTTTGATGAAATCTATAAAATCTTTTATACAGTCAATCTATTCGGCAAACGCAGGTCTGCTCATTTCAGATTCTCCTTGTATGAGTTGCGGAACACCGTGTCAAACACACCGCCATAGTAACCGCTTTCCTCCATTATATCCAACGCCTCATCGAAAGTCCATTCGCCTACTTTGAAATATTCTTCATTGGTAGTATCAAAAAGGAACTCACGAGTAACGTCAAAATAATAGTCACCTACCTTATTGAATGCGTGTTCTATCGGTATAACGCTGTAACACATATAACCTTCGACATATTCAACATCAACGCTCCCGACATTCTCGCCAAGGAAAGTGACATTATCCATATTGTTCAGAATCTGCGCAGCGTGAAGTGCGTTGGCATAGCATTTCTTTCTCTTGAATTTACCTATCGCTTTAAGACGCTCCACGGTCTGCGGGTCGAACAAATCCCTTACGGAACTGATTTCGACCCGTTTCAAGCATTCGAGTTTATGGTTAAAGTAATCACGCTGATAGCCAGATGAAAGTTTGGCGAACTGCTTTAACATATTGACGACCGAATAGTCTTCGTTTTCCGTGATAAACTCAATATACTTTTTGACCATAGAACATTTTTGTTGACTTATTTATACCTGCTTCGAAGCATCGGTAAACAAGTCAAACTTTATAGTTGGATAAGATTCGTAGTCGGTGATTCTGATGTCATTCGGTTCGAGTTTGGCAAGTCTGTCATATCCGCCGATTGGTTCGGGCAAACCCAACGCCTCGGTGACTGTGATATGAGCCGCATCGAACAGATATGGGTTTCTGTCAAGCATACGCTTCACGCCCTCAATGTGGCTTGTGTAGATATGCGCGTTGCCGAGTGAACCCGCGAGCATCTTCGGAAGCATATTGACGGTCTTGGCAATGATAGTCAGCATAATCGCGTAACTCAAAATGTTGAACGGAACACCCAACGCCATATCGCAGGAACGCTGAATCCAACGCATACTCAAATAGTATTTCGGAACATCGTGTTCGTCAAACACGTCAACGATTGACCTGCCGCCAATTTCACCTCCGACATTCTTGTTGAAATAGTCAATTCTGTCGTTAATCGGAATAGGCTCTGTGTAGAACTCCATAGCGTAATGGCAGGGCGGCAACGCCATTTCGGGAATGCGTTTCGGATTCCACGCGGTGACAATAAGCCGTCTGTTGAACGGGTCGGTTTTCAGTTTGTTGACAACCTCTTTGAGTTGGTCTATGCCGCTGTGGTCGAAGTCAGTCCATTGCGAACCGTAGATTGGACCGACATCCCCGAAGGTGTATGCGCCATCTTCCCAATTCATAGAACCACCTACGTCAACATATTTCATAAATCCATCGAATCCGAGCGGTTCTGTCACGCCGTGCTTTTCGGCAAGTTTCAGATAATGGGCGTATGCGTCCTTATCCCAAATGTGGACATTTCTGTCGTTGAGGTAATTGATGTTCTTGCAGCCTTGGAAGAACCAAAGCAATTCAACAATGACGGCTTTCATAGCCATTTTCTTCGTTGTCAGAACGGGCAAGCCCTTGCGCAAGTCGAAATGCAGATGCGCGTCAAACAGACTTCTCGCCGTGCCGACCCTTGTCGGGGTGTCAACACCATTTTCAATAATATCGCGGAGCAAGTCCAAATACTGAACGTCACAATGTGACTCGTGGCGTTTGCGAAACACGTTATAGAACGAGCAGCCGTCTCCGTTACCTGCCCATCTCACCACATATCTCGCCGTGCGGAGTTTGTCGAACATAGGGAAGTATGTATCCAACCTCTTTTCCTCGCAATCCTTTATGATTGAAAGATAGATTGTGTCAGCCATATCCCTTTCCATAAGGTATTCAAAAACCTTTGCACCGCCGATATAGAAGATTTCGTCTTTGTAACCCGCTGATTCGGCAGCGGCTTCCGCTTCATCAATATTGGTGGCAATGGTCGGAATGACACCATTCTCGGACAATCCCTGCGGCTTGTAGTTTCTGTCGCTTGTGAGAATGATATTCAGTCTGTTTTTTAGCGGATGACCTATTGATTCATAGGTCTTTCTACCCATAACAACGGCTTGTCCTTTCGTAAGGCTAACAAACCGCTGCATATCGTCTTTGTTTTTCCACGGGAGTCTGCCGTCAACTCCGATGCCACCGTCTTCTGTGGTGGCGACAACAATGTTTCTAATCATATCATTTAAGGTTTTTCTGTAAATAGTCCTGCGCTTTCTTGAACAGTTCGCGTGTCTTTGATAGGGATATTCCCATAGTCTCGGATATGCTGATAAAATCGGTCTTGCCGTTGTGCGTCTGCTTGAATCCGAACTTCATATCCACGATGTCCCTGCTCTTACTGTCAAGTTCGCCGACAAGACGCTTGTAGTCCATAAGCAGTTCCTCGTAAACTCTGTCACTGTACTGTCCAAAATCAATGTCATCGCCGTTCTCATACGATATGCCCGTATAGGAATGGACGATATTCTCATAGTCTTTGAATCCAGAATTTAATCTGTTGTAGGGGATTTTCACAATGTTCCGTTGCAGGTTGATTTCGTTCTTCGCATACTCCGTCATAAGCGGCTTACAGTAAACCCAAAAATTAGGGTTCTTTGACGAATCATAACGCTCTATGCTCTTTGCAACGGCAATGCAACAAACCTGCCGCACGTCATTCTGCGTGTCGGCGTTGAAGCAATTGAACTTACAAAATATGTAATTCAGTATTCTGCTGAAATCTTTTGAGTTGATAAGTTCCTCGAATTTCATAATGTGTCAACTTTTTTGTACATAGCATTAGTGACAGTTTCGACAACGATTTTGTCGTCAGTGTTCGCGGTTCGCGAACAGACTTCAAATACGCCCTTTCGCTTGTTATAAAAGGCGAAAGCGTATTGCTTTAATTTCGTCACCGCACTCAAAATCGGGTCGTCATCCGACTTCGAGTCGCTAAACAAATCAAGTTGAACATTTCGTTTGATGGCGTACAAAACGCCATAGCCGCCTTCAAGCGGCTTTTCCTTTCTCGAATCTTTCCATTCCATAATACATTATCTTTAAGGTTAATCTTTAACTATTTCAACATTATTGTAATCTATTGGTGTGTAAAACTTTCTGTTCCTTATCAAATTATCAGCCTCTCTGTAATATGATTCAAATTCATCCTTTGCGATAGGCTCTATCTCGTCTTTCGGCGGGATATTCTTGACATTCGGCACAATCTCGGTACACGAATAGTCGAATCGGTTTATCTTCACAAGAATCCTGCCGCCGTCTTTCATAAGACCGTAACAGTCCGTGTAGAGATAATCTTTTGTCTTTTTCATAAAGTAGTCGGGGTATCCGTCCGTTGCGTGGACAGACGAATCCTGCGGAGTGATTGACGGCATAGCGGCAGAATGCCTTGTCTGCACGGGTGCTTCTGTAACTTGGGGTTGCACCTCGGCGGGTTCTTGACGTTTCTGCGCTGCGGGTTTCTTGACCTCGTTCTTCGGATAAAGTGTATCCTTGAAATTAGGATTCACACTTTTCCACACAAACTCGCCGTCAACCTTGGTGATGAAGTTATTACGCTTCTGACAGATGGATTCCAACGATTCCTCACCAAATCCAATGTCATTGGCACAGTTGGTCTCTATTCTCTCAATGAGTTTAAACAGTTCCTCCGCAATACGCTTCGGACTGTAAAAATCGCAGTATTGCATATACAACGCCTCGCAGCATTCCTGCAAATTCTCGCTTACAACAAATGTTTGAAAAACACCGTCATTGTAGGTGGCACGCCAACCACCCTTGTCGAACTGAATGTTTACATTCTTGCCGTCATCTCCGAAAAGACCTATGATTTTTGTTGTTATGTCCATAATTAAAGATTGAATACTTTGATTACATCGGTCAGATAGTCGCAGCGCACAATCTGCTCGCAGCCGCCAAGCGTGCGGACATCAATGCCTCTGTTGTACGGTGCTGAAATCAGAATACCGAACTTTGCGTCAACCCCTTGGAATTTCTTGGGATTGTCGTCAATGAAAAATTCAAGCCTGCCGAATCTGTTTTTGTCGTGCAGGAAACACAAATCGTCAAACTTGAACCCGTTTTTGGTGAGCCATTCAATAGTGTGTACCTTCTGCGCAACATTGGGCTGCGTGGTAAGCACAACGACATCGTGCCTTGACACGAGTTCGTTGAACGCCTCTCTCGCCCCCTTGATTACGGGCGCGTCAAAAAACAGTTCCTTGACGTGCTTTCTGAAAAAGAAGTCGTCAGCATCGTCAACCAACGGGAAAGACTTTTTCAAATCATAGTGAACGACATCATCCATAGTTTTGTTGTCGTTGTATTCCCTATTGTAAACTTCGACAGCGGCGAGGGTGAAATCCCTCAACACACCGTCAACATCTATGCCAATTCTCTGTCTCATAATTTTTTATTTGAAAAAAGCACACAAGAACCAAAATCAATTACCTTATCACAATGCAATTCGTCAAGTTTGCTGAAAGGTTCTTTATCGTGCAACGAGGAACTGTGTTGTCTCTGCATTTTAGATACAATGGAATCGCTGCGTGTTCCTCTGTAAAGTTAATATAATAAAAATAACGGAAAAATGATTGTCTTATCTGCAATAAATTTTACGTTCAAGCAGTTCACCAAACTCCGTGTCGTAAACCACATAGTATTGGCAAGGCTCTTCGTATGAGAAACCGTTTGACATAGCAAACGTGTTGTAACCTATGATACTGCCGTTCACCGCCGCATTCGGAATTGATGTGTATGAATGGAAGTGACCGAGGAAGATTCTGTCTTGGTCGAATGTGTTGTTCCATTTAAGGCTCAATCTGTTTAAAGCGGGGTAGATTCCGCACACCGTTCCCGTTCCGCTGCCGCGTATCTGATAGCCGTGGCAGAAAATGAAGCGTCTGTTGTCATCCGTGTCAACAATTGCAAGTTCACTATCGGGTATGTTGAACTCAATGGGGAGTTTAGCACCGCTGCAATATTTCTCAATGTTCTTATACATCAGCCACTCATAACTCATCTTTACGGCGTTTGCGTGCTGAATCTTCTTTGTCGTGCGGGAGTGGTTGCCAACAATGCCGATAAACTGAATCTGCTTCAGTTTGGTGTTATTGCAGAGGAAGTCCAAACCGCTGATGATGAGGTTCTGCGCAACCCAAGTCGCTTCAAGCGGGGAAAGCCCGTTTGTCTGCGCGAGTTCATCGTGGATGTATCCGCTGATGGTGTCGCCCAAACTTGCGAAGATAAGACGCTCAACCCCGTCCGTGTTCAAACAAGCGGCAAGGTTGTCAAAGTAACGCTCAATCCTCTGCTTTGCGACTTCAATGTTGTACTCATTCTTTCCGAGAACGGAATCCGCCGTAACGGTTTCCTCAATATGCACATCGGAAAAAAGGGCGATTGCATACCGTCTTCCCGCAACACGGTTTTTTGCCTTGAACTCGAATTTCTCGAAAGGCAATGATTCAACATCCTTGAATTTTTTGAAGTTCTGAAATTCGGGGTCGTTGATTAACGCCTCCATTTCAGCGTTTTTATCGTTTTCTTCAGCAGATATTTGCTTCGGAATAGGATTCTTGAATGTGTATGTCACGCCATTGTACTTGTAAAACCCGTTCAGTTTCAATGTGTCTGCAATACCATCACGGTTCTTGTGAATGTGCTTGGAAAGTTTCCGTATGCTCGGATATTCGCTTCCGTCACTTCCGACAATGACCGAACACACGTTCCGTTTGATTTCAAAATTATTCATATCTATGTTTTGTTTATTAGTATTCGTATATATAACTTATGTATATGAGTTAAAACAGTTTCCGTTCCGAACTGTGCAGTTCAATTCCAGCACGCTCGTTTGATATGCGGCAGTATTCGGCATCCAACTCGAACCCTATGAACCTGCGCTTGCAACTTGCCGCCGCGACAGCCGTAGTGCCACTGCCCATAAACGGGTCAAGCACAATCTCATCTTCAATCGAACTGCACTTGATAAGCGTCTGCATAAGACCAACGGGCTTTTGCGAATTGTGCAGGTTAGTCCCGTCAGCGTTCTTTTCCTTTATGTTCGGGAACGACAAAAGGTCGGAAACCCCGCAATCGTTTATCGGTTTTCCCGCACCTTTCCTCAAAAAGAAAATATGTTCAACCTGCCCCATATAGTATGTGCCGCATATCTTCGTCTCCTTATCCCACACAAGCAGTTTGACAAAATGAAAACCGCTCTGCGAAATAACGTCAAAGAAATGCGGCAAATTGATATTATTGCACATAATGTAGCAATGCGAGTTCGGTTTGAGTATGCGGTAAAATTCGGGCAGGTATTCCTCTATGTCAATGGCATCGTGTTCAAACACCTTGCCCCTGCGCTTCATATCGCTCGCCCAATTACCGCTCATAGTACCCATACTTCCCTTCTGCGTCAACTTGTACGGAGGGTCTGTGACTATGAGGTCTATGCTGCCATCGGGTATGAACTGCATACCCTTGAGACAATCCATATTATATGTCTTATTCAGTTCAAGCATCAACTATATATAATAAAATTTCAATATTTTAGAATAAAGTCTTGCATTTTTCTTTCAAACCGTCAATAAATGTCAACGAATCGGTTGACATTTTTAGAAAACAGAGGCACTATCTGTCCGAGCAACTTGTACTTGTTGCCCGTGTAGTTTATGGGGCTTTTGATATAATCGCTCATATTCTAAAACAGTGACTTTTTGTTGTTCGCAGGCAACTCGAAATTTGTAACAAACACCTCGTCATCTTCAGAATCCTTATCAGTCTTGTGATATGACGAATTGTTGTACTTGCTTCCGAGATGGTATGTCTTATATTTTTCACACAGTTTTTCAAGTATCGGATTACCGTATTTGAGATTGTTCGACACACCGAACCAAACTCCACGGGAATCAAGTTTGTCTATGACATCCGCAAGCGTCTTTTCCTGCTCCTCCGTCCACCCGTTTTTCTCATTATAAACCGCAACGCTTCCAAGATACGGCGGGTCGAAATAAACGAAATCGCCATCGCCGAACATTGAATAGTCAAATCGGTCAAAAGACAGATTGAAGCAGGAGACCTCCTTGTCGGAAATCCTCATTTTCATATTCAATATGTTATCCCTCTGCACATCACTGAAGCAGGAACGGTTCTTTCCGAAAGGCATATTGAATTTGCCGTTGTTTCCGAAACGACCCTGCGAATTGAATGCGTAGCAGCAGAGAACATACAGAGTGACCCAATCCTTGCGACCGCTATTGTAATCGTCCCTTAACTTGGCATAGCCTTCCTCGTTTGTTTTCGTGAGTCCGTACTCTTCAATAACACCATCAACACGAAGTATGATTTCCTCATAACACGTTTCAACAAACCCGCGAAACATATCATACACATACTTTGCATACTCGTTGTAAACCAATCGGCGTGCGGGCGCGTTCAAAACAACAGTACCGCTGCCGCCGAACACATCGACAAACGAACCTATGCGTTTCGGCAGTAGCGGTACTATCTGACCCAAGAGTTTGTATTTGTTGCCCGTATAGTTTATGGGGCTTTTGATATAACCGCCCATTTGATTACAGTTTAACGGCAAGATGGGTGTTTCGGTCAATCCACTTCTCCAATATGGTATATCCCAATGATTCAAGGAAACCGAATGTATTGTCGTGTCTTTCCTGCGACATACCGAACACGCCGACATCAAAACACTCGAACACTATCGGCGGGAATTCGTTTCTCTTTATGGTTTTCTTCGCACCGCACAAAACCTCGTATTCGTGATTTTCGACATCAATCTTTATCATACCGATATTTTTCAAGCGAAAACTGTCAAGCGTGCGGGTTTTCACAACACAAGAATCGTCACCGTCTTTTATGGCAAACCCGTCAAACTTGACCTTTTTCCTCGAATCAGACAAAACCTCTTGGAAGATGTCAATGTCATACACCCGTTCCCACAGCAAAGCATTGGCGCAAAGAGCAAACGCGCTTTCCTTGTTAGGCTCGAATGCGTATGCGTGTGAAAACTGGGTCAACCAACAATACTCACCAAGGTCTGCCCCGATGTCAATTATGCTTTTCGAGAAATCGAAATATCCGTCCTCATTGCGGTTTATCTTGTTAATGCCGTCAACTTCAAGACAAAGCGGAGTTGGGTATGCGGCAGGGTAGTTGCTCTCCAACTGCTCAACATCCCAATCCCGTAAAATGATTGACTTTTTCGGTATGTTTACGGGATACTCGTTGTACTTTTTATAATATAATTCCATAGATGTTAATGTTTACAATTCAAAATAAGAGCGCACCGTGTCGTGTATCGCCGCAAGGCAGGCGTTAAGTTTGTCAATGTAAACGAACCTGCTGTCAATGTCGAACTTCGCGTCCTTCCAAGCGATTCGGTAAGTGACAGATGTCTCGATGTGCGTCCCCTCGGACTTGAAGTCCGTTGTCGGCTTGTTCATAACCTCATATTCATTGGTTATGATTCCAGTGATTTTTCCTTTCGACACGGTGACTACATCGTTCACGTCATCGTAACACTTGAAATAAACGGTGTCTCCGATTGACAGTTCGTGCCAACCGAACTTGTTGTTCGTCTGCGTGTCTTTGATTGCATTGTCGCCCGCCTCCAAAATGGCGCGGAGCGCGTTTTCGGTTTTCTCGAATTTCTTATTGTCCATTTATAAGTTTTTTTGCTATTTTCTTGATGTTAGCCTTCACTTTGTCATCGTATTCAAGAACATTGTCAACATATTTGTCAAGCATATCCTCAATGCTGACACACTCACTCATACTGACTTTCGGCATATCAATGGTCGCCGTGCCTTTCTTCGGCAGAAAGTTTATGTTGTAAATGTCTGAATTGTTGTTTATGTATGCGTAGATTTTGTGGAAACTCAATTTGGACAGCAAGTCGGAGTCAACCATAATCTCAATGTACTTCCGCTTGCAGAAATCCTTGAACTCACCCATAGGGAGTTCCTTGACTTCATCGTAATCAACCCGCATAAACTGCGGGGATATTTTGTTTTCATAAAACACCTCGTCACCACTGTCAGTAAGACACATAACGCCACGTGTGTTGTCACGGTCGTTCTGCGACATCTGATAGGGTGAACCCACATACACCACATTCTTGTATTTCTGTCTGTGGTGAATGTGACCCGAATAGATACGACAACTGACATCAGTGTTCTCCAACTTGATTTTGGATTCGGACTTGGTTCCAGAGGCGTTCATTGTGACACCGAAGAAATCGGCGTGGCAAACAAGGAAGTCGGAATCCGACATATCCTCCAAAATCTCGGTGAACTCATCTGTTCCGTTCACCCACGGAATCATACCGACATTCTTCGTGCCGAGCAGAAAATTCTGCGGCTCTTTCACAACCTCAACATTCGGAACGTATTTCAAACAGTCAATTGAAGTGATGTCGTTGCTGTCGTTCTCATAGGCATCGTGGTTGCCGCAAAGAACATAGACCTTGGAAAAAATCCTGCCAAGACGCTCAAACACGCCCATAGCGAGGTTCATTGTGGAAAGCCCGACAGTCTGTCTGTTGTCGAAAACATCCCCGCAATGTATGAGTATGTCACCGCGTTTCACCTTGCTCTCAAAGAGAGGAAACACGAATTTGTCGAAGCACTCTCTGAAATGCCCCTCCCAAACCTTTGAATTGTTTTTAAGACCGAAGTGGGTGTCTGAAATGAGCCAAATGTTCATTTAGAAAAGTTTTGTCCACCCGTCATCGCAGACGAGCAGGTTGTTCAACAATGATTTGTTTGTCGTATATCTTGAAAGTTCCTCATAGAGTTTCACCTTCGCGCCGTTTGGCAGGTCTTTGATGACTACTTCATATTTCAGATTGAAGTAATCACAATAGATAAGCAAGATATTGCTCAATGAGGTGACATTCTTGAACACACCGTAGATTTTCAAGAGGTTCATCGGTATGTCCGCTATGCCGAGTTTGCGTGAATCCACGTTGAAAATATCGTTACAGTCGCGTATATCCATAGTTTTGATATACTTGACAACGCTATCCTCAATCTCGTCAACAACACCGCCATAGTCATTCACGGCGAACACATCCATATCCTCCGCCATAACGCGCTTCATTGAGGATATGCTGTCCGCTTCTGCATAGGAATCCTTGTCGTTGTTGTAATAGATTCCGCGAAGTTTGTTTACGTCAATTCGTTTTCCCATTTTCTATCATTTTGAAAAAGTCACCGATGGGTATCTTCATAGTCTGACCCGTCTTTTTGTTACGCACGCAAATTTCCGATTCGGCGCAGACGCATTTTCCTATGTTAGACTGACCCACGTAACACACAAGCGTTTTCTCGTCATAGCCGCCCGTAAGCGTATCCATATATTTATAGCCGCTGCGGATTTTCTTGCTCGTGTCTTGGTAGTGGGAATCGGGGTTGAAAAAGTCCAAGCCCTCATCAAAGTTGAAGTTGACCCCGCTCGAAGTGCCGACAGTATCAACAATACGCTGGACAACGGTGTCAACATTGTCTATGGTGACATTCGTCATCTTGGCGAACTCAATACTGTCAACAAGGTTCTTTTGGAGATACTTCCACTTAATCCAAGCCTCGGCAGTCTTTTTCAGCCACTCGCTATCGTAGTTGTCGGTGTCAATGCCATAGACGGTTGAGATAAGGTCGTCCTCAATCTCAATCTTGTCGCTGTCGTGAACCAACGCCTTCATCTGATTCTCCGTAGGCACTTCCTTGTATTTGTCATAGAAACGCTTTGCAATCAGAATGAGGGCGGAGAGCGTCTTGTTTGAAAAGAAACTCTTGTCAACGTGCTTGTAATATGTAGGGTTGTCCAAGATATACTTGAACACCACGCTTTCATTAGTCGTTACTTTCTCCATCCCAAGGTGTATGCAATATGGTTATGTTATCGTCTTTCTTTTTCACAAACCCCCCGTCAGTGAGAACAAGGAGCAGTTCGTCCAATTTGTCGTAATCCAACTTCACGATGTCCGCCAACTTGTCGTATTTGAATTTCTGACCGCAAAGGGAAACCATATCGTACAACAAGTCGCACGCGGTCGGGTAGGTTTCCTCATATTGATAAGTTCCCGTTATGTACTTAACGGGAACTTTATTGTAGTCTATATTCATTAGTCGGAAAGTTGGTCTTTGATAAGGTCGTCAATATCGGGCTTCATATCGCCCTCGTCTTCCAAAATCGTTTCGATTTCGTCATTGGTGTTGCTGTCGCTGTAAGCGAATATGCCGTGGATTACATTGTCGTCAAGTCGTTTAAGCGCATTCTCATTCCACACTTTCGCGGAGCAGACTTCAGCCCACTTGAACGGCTCTAACTGATAGTCGGTGCAAATATTCCTGCCGCTGTCTGACGGTTGGAAGTATGTGTTTTTGTCAAGCGGGTGTTGGCGGCATTTCTCCTTTTCGGCTTCACCGAGTTTTTCATACTCTTTCGCCGTGATGAACTTGCCCCTGCCGATACCGCAGGCATCCCAACTCATATATTCCTGCAAACCGACAAACTTGTTCATACCCTTTTGGAACGAGATATGGAACTTCACGACTGTCGGAACGCAGAAACGGTTTTTCTGCGGCTTCGCCGTAACAATGATACCCGTTTGGTCTGTACCCTCTTTCAGTTTAGCCTTCGACATATTGAGGATGATTGACGCACCGTACACAAGACCCGTGCCGCCGCTCTGAACATCTTGCGAATACAAGTCAAGCGTCTTGTAAATGTGGTTGGTGAAAACAAAAGTGCCGCCAATGATACCGAGTTTTGACATCATAATTCTGAACACGGATTTCATCATTTTGGCACGGCTCATATCAGCCTTGTCTGTGTATGCTTTCGCATCGTCAATTTCTTTCTGCGAGGCAAGGTTGCCCGCACTGTCAAGAGCGATAAACACCTTGGGGATTTCAAGACCCGCTTCCTTTTTCTCAATGAGACCGTCAAGGAATTTCGTGACGTGGCTTCTGAATCCCTGCACGGTCTGCACGGGTTCATACCACATAGTTTCGAGGTCAATGCCGAACTTCAAGGCGAGGTCTTCGTCAACGGCGTTCTCGCTGTCGTAGAACAAAACGAAATAACCTTTCTTCTGCGCTTCACGGCACATATTGAGCAGCAGGTAGGTCTTGCCGCAACCGCTCTCGCCGCTCAAACAAATACTTCTGTTGTTCGGTATGCCTTTGAGCAGGCTTCCGCTCATACAAGCGTTGAGCAGGTAGTTGCCCGTTGAAATGTATTCCGTGATTTTCGACACGCCGCCGCCGTCTGACAACAGCGCACCGAACTTGGTGTTCTTACTCATTTCTTTCGTAAGGTCGGCGATTGAAAACACGCCGCTTTTTGTTTGTTTTGCCATAGTGATAAAGTATTTTGGTTTATATTTTACAATAACTCATATTCTTCCATATCGTCATCGTCATACTGTTCCTCAAACACGTGGTCTTGCTCCAACTCAACGAATTGGTCTTCGTATTCGTCCGTGATATAATCGTAAATCCGTCCGAAAAACTCCATAACCGCATCCTTATCGCCGATAATGTTCAGCGGGCGGCGCGAGCGGCATTCGATACGAAGCGCATACTTGCTGCCTTCAATACCGCCGTCATTTTCGGTAACACTCACTCTCTGAATGTCGTTGTCTTCAATCTGAAGCATAACACCGTTTGGTGATTCTTTTGTTTTGTAACTTATCCACATAACTATCCTTTTTTTAAGTAATATAATAAAAAACTAATTTTTTCATTCAAAACAAGCATCGTTTGCCGCAGCCCTTCAGATAAACGCTCTCGTGAACCACCAAATCCTTTCCGCCTGCCAAAATTCTGCTCAAAGAACTTTTGCCGCTTTGCAAATACTCGTGTCGGTCATACAGATAACGGGGAACTTCATACGTGATATTGTCACCGCCCCTAACACCGTCAAACGAAAGCGCATATCCACATTTCAACCCGTGCATCCACTCCCACAGCAAGTCATAGTCAATCGCCCCGTAATACATACCCCTTGTACTTGCATATGGCGGGTCAAGATAAACAAAGTCGCCAACAGAAGGCTTTATCTCTTCATAAGAACAATGTCTGAACTCAACGTCATTCTCATTCAGCACAGAACTCCATTCCATAAGAACAGTCTCGAAATTCTGCGGTGTTATTCCGTCACGGGTAAGATGAAACGCCGCATTGAACTCACCGTTCAGATTATACCTCGGCAAGCCGTTTGTCACAGTCCGCATAATGAACATAAAGTCAAGCGGGTCTTTAGTCTCGTTATAACGAGAGCGAACCTTGTAAAAATAATTCTTCTTACCCTCAATGTCTTTTATAGCATATAATTCGTTCCAAAGTTTATCGTAGTGGGTGGCTACATCGTATGGTCTGTCCTTTATGGCGTTCCACAATGCAATCAGACTTCCGTTCAAATCGCTGCACACATAACGACCGACCTTGTTACCGCTCGAAATAAGCCTGCGCATCACGGACGCTCCGCCACAGAACGGCTCATAGTAGGTCTCTATTTTCTTCGGAAAGAAGCCCACTATAATTTCCGCTTGGCTTCGCTTGCTTCCGCTCCACTTGATTATAGGCTCGAACATCAGTTTTGCTCCTTTTCTTCTGATTCTTTCTCAAACTCACAAATCAACCCGTACACCTTCAGACCGAGGAAATCCTCCTCTTTCTTCAAGACAGTCTTGCAATCCTCATATACCTTGGTGACTTCTTGGTACTTGCGTGTTTTCATTTTGGATTCAATATCCTCAATGGCACGGTTGCACTTGGTTATGCAATAGTCAAGTTCCTTGATAATGCCGCCGTGCATAATGTACGGGCTGAACTCGTCTTTGCCAAAATAATCATCGGCAGCTGTACCATATTTGAGTCCGAATCCGCCGTTGTCGTCAAACACGGACACGCAAGAAAACTCAAAGCAATTTGAAATGTCGCCGAGCATAGTCTTAAAAGAACCCGACTTGATGAGGTTAAGCATTTTGTAGAACCCCCAATTGAAATCGTCAAGACTTTTGTAAATCTTGTTCAGATGGTCGCGACAGTTCTTGACAATGCTCAAACGCCGAGCGGCTTCAATTCTGTCGTGGTTGATTGATTTCCAACTTTCCTTGAGAACGTGGATGATGAATTTGATTTTTTCCATTATTTCGGGTTTTTGTAAAGTTTCAGAAATTCGTCAACGCTGATTACGTGGAGAATGTTGTCTCTGTCAGCAAGCATCTCATTATAAGTGAGTTTTGATTTGTTCGGAAACACCAAATTCTGCGGATTATCGTGATATTCAATGATGCAGCAGCCGCAGTCAGTATCAACCGTCTTGAACTCAATACCCTGCTCGTGGAGCATAGTGATAGCCTTCCACACATCGCCGTTCCAACCGCCGACAACCCTCGGCACAAGTTGAGCCTCATAGTTGAGCGGTATGCAGTCGTGTACGACAATGCGACCGCCCTTGTTCAAATGCTTCAGTCCGTTGATAATGTCCCTGCCCGCAAATTCCTCGGTGTGCATACCGTCAACGAAAATGATGTCGAACTTTTGCTCGGTCTGCGCGAACAGTTCGTCAGAGGTCATACGCCAAGTCAAGCAGGGCGGAATCATATCCTCATTCTTAATCAAATCACCGAACTCCGTGAACGGGTCAACGCAAAATTTGTTTTCGCATTCAACAAAAACAAAGCAGCGACCGTCATCCAAGCCTATTTCAAGGTAACTCTTGTAGCCGTTCTGCTTAATCAAATAGTTAATTATGTCTGTATGTTTCATATTTGATTTATTTTTTCATACTACAATATAATAAAAAAATCTGAAATCGTGCAGGCGAAGTTTATATAGCAAGCCAAGTTATAAATAAAGCATATATAAGAAAAAAATGGAAATACTGAAAGCAAAAGAATACATCAGAGAAAAATTGACAATACAACCCGTGTCAAAAGACAGACTCGCCCACTTGAAAGACAAGGGGTTTTTCATATACCAAGACAGATGGGGACAGGCGTTCATAAGCCCCGAAGCACTCAAATCAAACAAATTTGAATTTGTCAAAAGGACATATTCAATAAGTGACGCTATGGACTACATAGACAACGAACTCGAACCTACATCGGTTCTGTATTCCGCAAAAATGGTTCAGCAACTTGTTGAATTTTATGGATTCGACAGTATGGACGAACTCATTAAAGCAGCCATAACACTATTCGACCCAGACACAATAAACAATACGGAAACGAAACTAATAGACAATACGTTTGATTTGACAAAATGGTTATTAGAACATTAAACAAACAATGAAAATACTGAAATCAAACGATTACATCAGTGAAAAACTTGGCATAGAACCTATCACAAAAGATAGACTTACCAATTGGAAAAACGGCGCATTTTTCATATATCAAGATAAATCAAGAACTACACTCGTAAGCGCAGAAGCACTAAAGTCAAACAAATTCGATTTTGTCAAAATGTTCCATTCGATAAGTGACGCTATGGATTTCGTTTCATTCGACATCAAACCAAGACCAACCGCCATTTATTATTCAGCCAAAATGACAGAACAACTGATAGAATTTCAAAAACAAATCAACGTTGACATCAAAAACACGGAAGAACTTATTAACGGAGGTATTGTACTGTTCGACCCAGACACGGTAAACGATGCGGAAATAAAACTGATAGACAATACGCTTGATTTTAACAGATGGCTATTAAAACATTAAACAAACAATGAAAATATATAAAGCAGAACAACTCATTCGGATTCTCGAAGGCAAAGAGGGCATTTGCAACGGGATGACCATTGACGAGATTTCAGACAAATACGAAAACTTCAAGGGCAGCGACAAATCACTGCTCCGCTCAATAGTGAAACTGTTTTCCGATATGGAATACACGGAAGACTATCTCGCCGTTCTGAACGAACTGCTCAACGACAAGCGCGTGCGCAACATTATGAGAAAGGGATTCGGTGGAAATTGGGGAGACACCACAATCAAGGTGTCAACGGACACAACCGTCAGAACCGATGCCGTGCAACCGACACAGAACGAGATTGATATGACGAAGAGTCTGAAGTGGGGTCTTATGAACTTCAAGGGTACTATTGACAAACAGATACACGCCGAGCCGCCTATGCTGAAAGGCGTGCCTATTGTCACATTCAACAGAAAGTACATCATTGACGGACACCACCGTTGGTCGCAGATATACTGCTTCAACAAAATCCGCAACGGCGAACCTACAAAGTTCGCGGCAATCAACCTCGTGAACACAGACCTCGAACCAATTGACATTCTGAAGATAACGCAGACCACAATTGGCTTGGACTTGCACCCCGAAGAAATCGAACCGCACGTCACAACGGAAAATCCGAAAAACAACCTGCTCAACAAGCAATGTGACGAAAAGACATTGAGGGAGTTCATAGATAAAAACGCAACTGACGACACAGTTGAACTTATGACGAAATTCCACAAGGAAGACGGCGTTAAAGACAGAAACTCATTTATTGACTTTGTTTTGCAAAACTGTCTTGAAATGAAAGACAAAAACAACTGCATAGAGGACGCTCCCAACCGTGGTGCAATGCCGCAGACCGATGTTGACAACAAACTTCTCAAAAACATCAAACGCACTTCTGACGTTTCATAATTAAACACAAGCGGAATATGGGCAGAAACAATGTTCTTGACTACAACGGCTTTGTAAACGAGAAATTGAAGATACAGCCGATTTCAAAGGAAAGCCTCGAAAATATATCGAATGGCATAGCAAAGGCAAAGTCGTCAGAGATAAAGAAGTTTTGGATATACGCAGGTCAAAACGGAATGTACTATGTGAGCGACATCGAACTTGACGGCGTTGGCGGCATTGTATTGAAACTGAAAACCGACAGTTTCAACACAGTTGAGGAATACATAAATGATTTTGAAGATGAATCGTTTGCATTTTCAATAAATCTATTGTCGCTTGTGAAGAATATGTACGGTTACTTGAACGAAGAGGAAACATTCGACAATCAAATATTCTTCAACACCTCAACTTTGGAATTTGTCGAAAATATTGACGACTATTACGAAATAAGAAAGGCGAAGCAAAAGGCAAGCAAACCGCACAGATAAGAATCATACAGCAAAAACGAAACCTGCGAAGATAAGACAATTATGAAATATATAAAAAATTTCACCGAATACACCAACGAAAAACTTGACATAAAGCCCGTGTCAAAGGAAAGGCTGTCGGACACCATTGCACAGTTGAACAACGGATACGCACAACTGTTCGACAAATGGAAAACTATGGATTTGAGAGAAACGATTGATATAGAACGCAAACTGTTAGCCTATGATATAAATGACACAAAGGGCAGGTATGTCGAAACATTCTCCTATGCAAAATTTAAAGTTGAGGATAAATTCAAAAATTATTCATACTACAAAAAAGACTACGCTAAATTCTACGAAAAACACAAAAAAACAGCAAACAGCAGGGCGACAAAACCACAAACCATAATCATATCCCTATATGTTATACTGAAACAATACCTGCAAGATAGGTCATATTATCCAATAATCGAACTCTACCTAAAACGGTTCGAGGAAACATACGGCGTTGACAACGAAGCAGTCGCCGACATTTTCTTCAAAGAACACGTGAACGAGAAACTTGGCATACAGCCCGTCACAAAAGACAGATTGCAGTCAGCAGCCGACAATATTCCGAAACAAAATGACGATGAGGATACAACAAAAATTATGTTCAGACGCGAACATTACGGAGAGATTGTCGCTATAATTGATATATGGTGGAATGAGGCAAACGGTGAGATGACTTGTTACAGCCATATAGCACAGCATTGCGGATGTACGCGGGATTGGGTTGAAAATGAAACATCACAAGCCTATCCGAAAGAATACGGAAACCTGCTTGATGAATTAAAGGGTCAAGGATATTACAACTTGGAAATTGTTGACAGTCTTGACGATTTCACAGTATGCAAATAACCGACTTGGCAAGAACGCTGACGGAAAACCGTCAAACGGAAACGCCTGCATAACTTGCAGGAGTTTTCTTTATTGTTCAGAAAAGTCTTGAATGCAATCTCCACAAATGGTCTTGTTCACATCCATACTCATTCGGTTATGATAAGTCTGACAAACAAATCGCCGCGCACTCCTTTGTCATAATAGCCAAATTCGGGGACACGGAGGAACATACCGTTGCGCAGGTGGTGCGGGGTCTTTATGTACCTGCCGACATTGTTCACCTGCACATACATAATATCATTGATTTCGGACTTCTTAATCCGCATATCATACACAAGCACATACTTGCCCAAATATTTCTTGAACGAGAAATTCTCGCGAAGGGCGAACTTTACCGACAGAAACAGATTGACCCTCGAACCGCCGACTTTCTTTCCCATATTCTCATAGCAGATAACATCATCAACACCTATCTTCGGCGGAATTGTGACGGTAACACCGTCACCGTTGTCATATGGAATGGTACGGGTGCAGCCGTTGAAACCTTCTTCAAGCGTAATGACAACCTCAACACGGGTGTCACGCTCCGTCATTTTCGGCTTGTATCCTATTGTTTCCTCGTGCTTTTTCTTCGCCTCGCGTTTCTTGACGCGGTATCCGTTTGTTATCTCCTTGTATGCGTTGAGTATTTCCTTGAACTTTTCCTCATCGCCGCCCTTGTCGGGGTGCATACGCAAAGACAGCCGTCTGAACTGACGCTTGACGGCTGATATGTCCGCATTGTCGGGAAGTCCGAGTATTTTGTACGGATTAAAGAGAGTGCCGAATATGCTGTAAGGGTCGCTGCAAGTCATCAGAACAGTTCTTTGGGGCGTTTCTTAACCTTTTCACTATACAAACGCTTTTCGTTGCCACCTTCAAGCAACGCCTGCTTGCGCAAAGCGGAATCACCGCCGAACCACACGTTAAGTTTTTCATCGCTCTTGTCGGTTATGTCGTAGTAGTATAGACGCGGGTTCTTTATGATTTCCTCATATTCGGTGTCGGTGAGGGCTGCAAGACCTTTCTTGTAAGACACATCCCACTTGGTGACATCGTTCTTTTTAGTCCATTCCTCCCACTCGTCATCATAGTAGAAATCAAGACGCTTGCCCGTTTTCTTGTTTTTCGCTATGATAACGGGGGTTTCGCAGCGGGCTATTCTGTGTTCCCTAAACAGTTCTGGCCACCATTTCTCAAACAGATTCACCAACAGACTTGCGCAACTTATGCCGTCAACATCGGCATCGCTGTAAATATGTATCTCGCCGTAGCGCAAATTGTCCTCAACAAGATTGCCTTTCTTATCGTACACAAACGGGCTTTTGCCGAATTGCAAACCGAGTGCGCCGAGTATGCTCTTTATCTCTTGGTTTTCGATAGCCTTCTTTTCCGTAACTTCACGGACATTGAGAGACTTGCCCCTCAACGGGAACGCACCCTGCGTTTCGGGATTTCTGTACTTGCGGAATCCCGCCATAGGAGAATCGCCCTCGCAAAGCATAAGGGTGCATTTCCTACGGTTCTTACCCTTTGCCTCAACGAGTTTGTTTATCTTCAGACGGGCAAGTTCCTTGTTGGCGTTGCGGACAGCCGCTCTGTCGTCAGCCTCCGCTTTCCGTGAAACCCAATCCATAATGGACTGCGTTATCTCCGAACCGAATATAGCCTTCAATGTCTTTTCACTTACCGTGTGGCTCGTGCCGAAGTTCCTCGCATCGGTTATCAGTTTTTCCTTTGTCTGCGAACTGTATGCGGGATTCTCAATGGAGCAGGATACGAACACCCAAAGTTTGTTCCGTATGTCGGCGGGTTTCAAGTCAACCTTGTATTTCTTGTTGATTCGCTCGCGCAGATAGTTCACAACTTGGTCGGTTATGTAGTTGACGTGCGTGCCGCCGTCCTTTGTCTCCGCAGAGTTCACAATGGAAATCTGCGTGAACGAATCGGCAGGCGCGAAACCGACCTCCCAACCCTTGCCTTTCTCGAACACAACATCATCACAGTACATACCGCAGTATGCCTCGAATGACTTGAACGAGAACAGTTTTCCGTTGAACTTTATTTTCAGATTCGGGTTTGTCGCGGCAGCGTCAATAACACGCTTCTGCATCATAAGCAGGTGGTCTTCGTCAATCGAATTTATGCCGAACCTGCTCAAATCGGGTTCAAATGTTATCTCGGTGAATTTCTTGCTGCCCGCCTTTATCTTCGGGGTGGACTGCTTCGACATATTCTTCTCGAAAACCTGCACGAACTCCTTTTTGCCGTCAGCGGTTTTCACCGTGAACTTGGTTGAGAATATGTTGGTGAGTGTCGCTCCGAGACCGTTAGTGCCGACCCAATCGCGTTTCTCCGTGTCATCGAAGTTAGAACCTGCCCGCAGTTTGGAGAATATGAGTGTCGGAACATACATTTTTTCTGTCTTGTGCATTTCAACGGGAATGCCGCCGTTGTCGTAAACACTTATTACATTCTTCTTGGTGTCAACCGTAATGTTTATGGTGTTGAGTTTAGGGTTGCGCTTCGATTCGTCAACCGAGTTGCTGAATATCTCGTCAAACAACTTCAGCAGGGCGGGTACATAACGCACAGTCCGTTCCTCGAACTTGCCTTTACCGTCATACACCCATTCGACAACGGGTTCTGTGAGAACGGTAGAACCGACATAGGTTCCAGGTCTCAAGAGGACGTGTTCGGTCTCGGTCAGACTCTTGTATTTTTCCTCAATGCTTTTCTGTTTTGCCTTTGCCATTTTGTAATTCAGTAGCCTTTTTCAATAGTTGCAATACTTCGCTTACCTTTAATCCCGCAGGCACGGCGATACCGTCACAGCGTCTTCCAGAGCCTATGAAATAAAGCCAAGCGGCTCTGCCCGAATTTATCTCGGCAGCACTCAAACTGTTGTTCGCGTACTCGCAGGGAAGTTTCAGTCTATCCCTATTTATAGGCAGTTCAAGGGAAAGCGTGTATATGTTATAGCAGTTGCGTGTTCCGTTCTCGTCAACATAGGAATCGTATGGCTCGCCCGCCCCTTCATCGTATGGAGCGTCATCCCAATCGTCACCCCATTGGTTGTGCATTTCGGCGACCGTAAACCAAAGTTTGAGTACAATGCTATTGTTTTCCTCGCTGTAATACGGACAGTCGGCGAAACACAGTTTCGTGTTATGGTCTGTGTCGTATGCCTCCGTGTCGGTCATAAACCAATTACGGAAATCGGCATCGTTGAATTTGTCTGTCAAGTCAACTAACATACGTCATTCGGTGTTTCTGTGTACCTTGAAGTATAGGTTATTTTATATGTCACATCGGCTTCGCTTTCGTTCAGCGTGTCAAGAATGGTGATTGCGGGGTTTTCAAAAACACGGACTTTCGTGACAGTTCCGTCCCTTGCCAACTCAACAATCTTAAACGGCTTCTTGTATTGCCCGCACACTTTCGTTGTATCATACTGCCGTTCCTCCGTTTTGACGAAAATTCCGTTTTTCTTGGTGAACACGTTGCACGGGTTCGAGCAGCGCATAATGATAGACCAAGGATGAAGGTCAAGCGACATAACGGATTCAGTCACCAACCTGCGGTCTATCTCCGTCAAGTCTTCGGGCATCCTCGCCTCAAAAAGACTTTTCTTGCTCCCATCGGCATAGTCGTAAGTGTGTTCGATTTTCATTATGTATCGCATTTTGTTATTTATGTTTTATATATAAGTCACTCAACCTTTTTGACCTTGTTGTCACGGTTTTTTCCAATGTGGTAGCCGTCACAGAACAAGCATTTGTAAGTGCTGAAATGCGTGCCGTGTTTTTTCGACATCGCTTCCGCACTTTTCAACGCGGTCTTTAAGGTGTTATACATCACCTTCGGTTGACCCGTGTGTTGGTTGATGTGGGAATTGATTGAAAACGCTCCCCAAGCGTTTCTTGAAATGAAGAAATTGTAGAAAAATCTCTTCCTTTTGAATTGGTCTTTAAACCATATCTTGAAATTCTTGAACTTTATTTTATTTTTCATAACGATTCTTTATTTATGCTTGCGTTTGAGCAAATTCCAAAGTTTAGGCATACCAAACTATCCTTTCGATATAATGTCCATAAGTCTATTCTTGTGCGCCTCGGTCTGCGGAGTGCCAGAGAAATTGTAATAGTTGAAAATGAGAACCTTAACCTTGTCGGGCATCGGGTCTTGGAAGTCGGAGTAGTAAACCCTGCTGACAAACGAATTGACCCTGCTTCTGAAAAAGATTTTAAGGTCTTCTGAAAAATCACGGTAAAACACGGGATGTCCGTCAACCGTGATTGGAAACTCATTGCGCAAGAACTTGTGTATCGTCATAAGACGCTGCTTGCCGTCTATGACTTCCTTTACACTTATACCGTCCTCCTGCTCGTGTTCAACAATAACAACCTCGTCAATGGGTTTTTCCAAAATTATATTCTTAATCAACTCAACCTTTTGGTAATCCTCCCAAACATAGGGTCTCTGCAAGTTTATGCCGTATGTCGGCAGATATACGTCAAAATCATAACGCTTGTTTCTGAAAGTGAAATCGTCAGATTCAAGCGCGTTTGCGAGTTTGAAGTCAAGAACGACACCCGCGTTCATATCCATTCTTGACGGAAGCCCGCCAAGACCGCAGAAATTTCTGATGTCGTCAACCGTTACATTTTTTCCGTTTTTCATATATTAAAGATTTACGGTGCAAACATACGATTTTTTCAAACGCACAAAGATTTTTTTATGTAAAGTTATCAACAGAGTTGTAAACACTATTTCTTTGTAAGAACCTTGAACTTCAGTTTGTCGTTCTTTTTGTCCATAGTGATGCTAACCGTGTTGTTGGATTCGTTGTCGTTGATGATAAGGTCGGTTATCTCATCGGAAATGTCGTGTTGGATTGCACGAATCAAAGCCCTCGCGCCCATCTTCTCGTCAGCGGATTTCTTAACGATATGCGATTTGGCATCACCGCTGATAGTAAGCGAGTAACCCAAGTCGGACAATGATTGGCGCACTTCGTCAATCTCGTTGTTGAAGATTTTTTCAAGTTCGCCCTCACCGAGTTCGTTGAAATAGCAGATGCTGTCAATTCTGTTCAAGAACTCTGGCGAGAAAATCCTATTCACCGTGTTTTGGATTATCTTCTTTCTGTTTTCCTCGTTCTTTTTGTCCTTGTCGGATTCAAGCGAGGCAAACCCGATAACGCCGCTTGCGTTCTTTGCCTCCTTTACGCCCGCATTGCTCGTGAGGATAATGATGGTGTTCACGGCTGAAATCTTGACACCGTTGGCATCTGTGATATAGCCCTCGTCAAGCAGTTGGAGAATGGTGTTGAAGATTGACGGGTGAGCCTTTTCAATCTCGTCAAACAGAATAACGGAATATGGGTTGTTCTTGATTGCGTTGCAAAGCACGCCGCCCTCGCCGTAGCCTACGTAGCCAGGAGGCGCACCGATGAGTTTGTTCACGCTGATTTCGTCAGCGTACTCACTCATATCAAGACGAACCATAGAATCCTCCGTTCCGAACAGATACTCCGAGAGTTTCTTTGCGAGGAATGTCTTGCCGACACCCGTAGAACCGAGGAAAATGAAATTGCCTACCGTGTGGTTTTTCTTGCGGATTCCGAGTCTGTTTCTCTTGACAGTTCTGCAAACCATAGACACAGCCTCGTCCTGCCCGATGACCTTGCTTGAAATCTCATTCTCCATATTCTTCATTCTCGCCATATCGCTCTCCGTGAGTTTGGCAACGGGAACACCCGCCATATCGCTGATGGCGGAGAACACGTCCTCGTCAGTAATGGCATTCTCATTGTATGACTTGAACACAACCGAACTCAAATCGCGAATGGAGACTTCAAGGTCGGAAGCCTCGCTGTTCAGTTTGAACACACGAAGCATATTGTCCTTAACGTCTTCACCCTTGTTTTTGATTAAATTGTCAATTTCCCGTTTCTTGCTTTCAAGTTCAGCAGCCTTTTTCTCAATCTGCTTGTCGGGGGTGTGTACTCTGTTGGCGTGCCGTGCGTAGATATGCTCCATAACAAGCACAGCCTTCTTCGGCATCTGAAAACCGTTCTTGACATATTTGTCGGAAAGGGCGACAATCTTGTCTGCCGTCTGCTCGTCCATAACGGTTCTGAAGTATTGGTTGAATTTGGCGAGTTTGCCGTGCAAAATCTCCTTTGTGTTCTCTATGCTCTGCGGCTTGATGTTGATTCTCGTGAAGTGGCGCAGCAAATCGTACTTGTGTTCAATGGACTTCAATTCGCCGTTGTTGCAGCAGCAGATGACCTTGACACCGTACTTGATTGCACGCTCAATGTGCTGCCATATCATAATGTTCACCACGTTATCGTTGATGATAGCCGCTATGTTGTCAATGAAAAGCACACGCTTCTCGGTGTTGTCCATAATGTACTCGAACACGCCGTTGAGTCTTTCCTCGTAGTCGGAAACCTTTTGGATTCCATCGGACAGTCTCAACTGAACGAGTTCATATATCTTCATATTGAAGAACGGCATAGGCGACTTGTATGTGTCAGCCAAATGCTGTATGTGCTTAACGAGAGCGGTCTTGCCCACACCGTTAGCACCAGTTATGATAACATTATTGTTTGGAATCAGAAGCGCATCGAACACACGCCTTGAATAGTCTTCAAAATACAATGATTCAACGCCATCCACTTTATTGAGGCATTGGTTTTCGGGTTTGGTGTCGCCGTAAATCTTGACGGGTTCACCGTTTGGCATATCAATCTTCATTTTGATAGATTTAGAAAAAACAAATTATTTGCTGCAATAATATAATAAAAAAATCCGAAAAAAGACGAGCAGAGGATTATTCTTCCTTTTTTGAATCCTCCCACATCTTTTTCAGCATATCAAGTTTTCTCTGTCTTTCAGCCTCGCGTTCCTTGTTTGTTTTCTTTCTCGGACGGTTGCTTACTTGTCTTATTTTTTGTCTTCCACAGTTGCATCCCATAGTCGCATTTATCTTATAATGTCATACACAAAGGCTTCGCCCGTAAGAGTTTCGTTCACACAGACAATCTCAATAATAGGTCTGTTGTGGACTTCGATTGCAGGAATAACAAGACCGCAGTTCCAAGCACCGTTTCCTCCCTTGTCTGTCGCATCGGTCTTGAACACTATGTTGTGTCCGTTGAGCAGGGTGGTGTCCATATCATCGAACACAATCCTCAAAGTCTGACCGTTGCGCCAAGAAACGAATGTGTCGTCAACATAGAACACAATGTCGTATGCGGCGGGGTCTGTCTGTTCAACATAGACACGAACCATATTCGTAGCCTCCGACAGCCTCAACTTTATGTCGTTGTCCGTTCTGTCGGGGTCGTGCAGGCATATAGGGTTCGACTTGTTTATCAAACCGCTGTTGCTTGAAATGGTCGGCAGGTTGTAGCCGTTGTTCTTTGTCCGAAGAGTAATCTCATTCGGTACGCTTGAATCAACCTCAACGCCGTATCCATCGTGGATTATATCAGTATTGTATTGCAGTCTGTTTGTAAGTCTCCCTCTGACGATTGAATTGATGTCATCGCTGTTTTTCGCAATCAAGTCAATCAGAGTGTTTCTGTCGGCAAACGCAAGGTTGGCATTCTCAATGTTGCGCTCCATTTCAAGAACCTTGTTCACCAACATATTATAATTGGTCATAAACAGCAGCACGTTTTCCAAATCGGTCAGCCTTCCGTTCATACTGTTCACACTGTTGTTCATACGGGTGAACATATCCGCCGACTGCAACATACGGGTCATAGCATCGCTGAACAGACTCATTGAGAAAGTGTTGTACTCGTTCACAAGAGTCGTCACGCCCTGCTTGTTGGGTTCAATGTCAATGCGGAGGTTCAGTTTGAATCCGTAACTGTTTCCGTTCTGAACACCGCTTATCGGTTTGTATTTCGGATATCTTTGAAAGTAGTCCCAAATAGTGTCTGAATGGATGTCGTCAAGGAACAGTATGCCGTAAAGGTTTGAAGTCCTCGTACCCGCGCTTCTGTCAACAATGTCATAGTACACAAGAACAGCGTTGAATTCGAAACTCTCGCTCATAACACTCTTGTTGTAGTCGTCCATAGTCACCATACCGCCGCTGACAATATCCTTGTAAGAGTTAGCCTCGAAGTCAATGCACAACCCGTCCATTTCCGTTCTGAACATATATGACGAGCAGTTGCCGCTTGAATGCGATTTTGACGCTGACTGCGGGTCTCCCGTTACCTCGTTGTCAACATTGTAGGTTTGACCGTTTCCGTCATAGAGAGCCAAATATGTTATCCCGTCTTGTGACACATAGGGGTTTTCACTGCTCTGACCGAGTATGTAATCCGCATTCTGACCTGGGATTTGACTTGGACTGTGCGTAGAACCTCCTTCAAAATTCCCGTCAAACTCCTGCTTGAAAAGGACTGAAGGCGTGTTGCCCGCATCACTCGGTATATGCACATAGACTTCCGTGTAAGCCTCCTGCTCAATATCAACATTGTTTGTAATGTCAATCTGACCTATGTATTTCACAACGGGCTTGTATTCACCACTGTCGGCAAATGTCATATCACAACCCTCAACGTATCTCTTTTGGTTATGGCTGATAAGGTAGTCGGCAGTCTTTTCGTCACCGTTCTTCCAATTCACAGCACCCATCTCTTTCAAGAAATGCCAAAACACACGTTCAGCAACCGAGCGGTCTGTATCATTGTCATTGCCTTGAGAGATAAGCAGTTCCTCCATATTGAAAAGGTAGTCCTGCATAAGTTCGGCAAACCTCTTGCTTGATTTCACCTGCTGTGAACCACCGCATCTGTCACACATACTGTCAAGACCTATCAGTTGAAGATAGTTCTGTTTATAGTTTCCACTGTTACGGACATAAGAACTGCTATCCCCCGTGTAACCACTGTCGGGATGTGTGTCTCTGTTCGGGTTTATAATATCGGGTAAATTCAAGCATACGAAGTGTGAGAACACAAACTCCTTGTCATTGTTTGCAAGACACTTTGACAAATCCCTTGCGGCACTTGAAAAAGTATAGAATGTAGTTCCTTGTGTGTTCAACGGTTTTATAACGGGTGTGAATGCTGCCATAAACTTTCTTTGTTTTAATTGTTATTGTCTTAATATTTATATGTTATCCGATTCGGGTCGGGGTTCGGTCGGGAATCGGAAATCGCGGGGCGGTTTAAAAGTCAAAAAACCGCGCCCCATATTAACTATAATTACATATTTTAAATTTTTAAGATAAGGCATTGAAAGACAGTATATTGTAATTGTAATAAAAAATTGTATATGTATATGCGGAGGTATTGATTTTTTTATTGCAATGCTGTGTATGGCATCGGGTCGGGTGTTGATAACTTTGTTGATAACTTTTTTGAAAAAAAGTGTCGTATGTATAAAAAAAGTTGTATTTTTGCAGCGTAATCAAAAACGATAAAAATATGAAGAGCAGAAACAAGTACATCGTATTCTTCGACATTGAAACCACGGGTCTCGAAAAGGATAAGGACAGAATCGTCCAAATCGGTATGCGCAAGGTTGACTATGAGGGCAACTCTATATCAACCTTCGATATGAAGTTCAACCCCTGCGGGGTGAAGTCAACGCCAGAGGCGTTGGAGAAGCACGGTCTTACCGATGAATTTCTCAAGACGCAGCCGAAGTTTTCGGACTACGCCGACCATATCCTGCGTTATATGGACGGCTGTGACCTCGGCGGTCACAACATCATCAAGTTCGACATTCCGTTCCTTATGGCGGAGTTCGAGAGATGCGGGAAGTCGTTCACCATTGAAAAACGCAGAATCATTGACACACGTCTGCTTTACCTCAACTTCAACACGAAGGTTCTGCTTGATATGTACCGTGAGTATTGCGGCGAGCCTGCCTGCAACCCGCACGATGCTATGTGCGACACGTTTATGTGCTACGGTCTGTACGAAGCCCTTGTTGAAAAGCACAATATCACAATGGACGACATTGACGAGATTTGCGGCAACAACACCCGTATTGACATTGAGGGGTTCTTCGTTCTCAACGAGAATATGAAGGTCTGTATGGGCAAGGGCAAGTACAAGGGTAAACCCGTTGAGGAAGTTGACCCGTCCTACTTCGATTGGATGTGCAACAACGCGGGGTTCACCGAGGAGACCCGTGACTTGGCTGCTCGCTGCCGCAAGTACATTCTGTCCAAGCGTTAGAGACTGTTCTTTTTCATCTCATATTCGGAATCGGAATTATTCCTTTAGTATTGTAAATAAAAATCACGCCAAACAACTTTTATGCTAATCAAAAAATTACCAAAACGATTGTCCTTGTTTGACATTTTGCATAACAAGATTGGAATATTGCATCTTGTTAAAACTTTCGGTATGGACATACCAGAAGATGCCGATGGAAAAGAGTTTAGAAAAATATTTGATAAATGGGTGGCACGAGAAGATTTTGAGACAAACTATTATTTTGCCGAAGAACTCCGCAAGGGATTGAATAAGTATTTGTGCAAGACACAAAAAGTCATATAATAAAATGGATAATTCCGTTTGCTTATGCGGGCGGGGCTTCGGCTTCGCCCGTTGTTTATATATAAGTCATACATACGAAATAAAAAACGGGGCTTACGCCCCGTTTTTTGTTAGTCGTTTGAAGTGACGATGACCGCGTGCTTCATATATTTGAGCGTGGTCTTTACCACTTTGTCGTAGGTCAGCCGTTCCAATGAAGGCGGAAGTTTGAGGTTTCCGATAGCCGTGTAACGCCACGGGTCTTGGAACAGAAGGGCATCGTTTTTCTCCCTGCCGATTCTTATGTTCGACATAATCGTGTCGTAGCGTTCCTCTGACAGCAGTGTTTCGGTCTGCTCAATGAGTTCCTGCATACGGCTTTTCAGTTTCTCCGCGTTTTCCGTGTCGGTGCAGGCGTTGATTACCATAACGCCGTTGCTGTGGTTGCGGATAAAGTCGCCGTACACATAGTAGGTCAATCCGAGTTTTTCGCGCAGTTCGGTGTAGTACGGGGATTCGAGACCGTTTGTCAGCATTTCGATTCCGATGTGCAGGAACGGGTAGTCGCTTCTGTTCACGCGCTTGCGGGAGAAAAGGAACACTGATGTCTTGTCGTTTGAGGCAACCTCAACGTCTTCAATGTCCTTTCGTTTTCCGAAACGGTATTTGCTTTCCTCTTTGTCAATGCCTCTGTATTCAAGTTTGGCAAAGAACTCGGTGCTTTTCCTGCCGACCTCAACGACACGGGTAGCGTGGGCGAACCGTTCCTCGTATGCGTTTTTCATATCCTCATAGGTGAAGTTCTCTATATCGGGTTTGTTTCCGATTGTCAGATAGTCGCCCCACCATCTGCGCATAACCTTCATCCAACTTGCGCCGTTGGAATCGAACACGTTGTCCATATACTCTTGCAGCACGACATTGCGCTCGTTGGAGAAATCTTCCTCGCTAACGCAGTCAAGACCTCCCGTGATTCGCGAATACAGTTCCTGCTTCAGTTCGGGGGTCAAGTATTTATCAAGACCCTCGAAGTACACAGTGACGCATTCTGTGTTGGTAAATGCGTTCCACCGTATTCCGAGTTCGGATAGTTTCTTGTATAAGTCCTTGAATGTTTTGCAGATAAGATGCTCCATAAGGTGCATCGTTCCGTGCTGACCGTCTTTCTCGGTTCTTGAACCTGCATCGAATACAATATGCAGGGAAGTCATTTTGAGGCTTTTCTTTTTGAAAATGTAGTTTCTCATTCGGAATTATCTCTTTAGTTTATAATATTTATGAATTAAAGTTCAATAATCGCTTCACAGTTATCTGAATATTCATCAATCAACTTGATTATCACATTCAGTTTGTTTATAACTCCACGATTGTAATCAGCATTCCTTGCTGATGTTTGATTTTTACTGACCAATGTAATATAATTTATACTTATACAAGTTAGTATGTTTATTTATTATAGAGCGCAAGACAATGTATTAAAGAACCATAGATAAACTTATATATTTATATTAGTAATTTCAAGATTAAATAATTTGTATATTGTAATATGTACACATATTTATAATGGTATTGTTACATTTATAAATATAAAGATATATTTTAATTTGATTTATGCCTAAACCCGCAACAATTTCCGATTTGTTCACGCCGATGCAGTCCATACAGACTTGTATGGAAAACAACACCAATGCCATAAAGAGCGGTGTTGAAACGCTGAACGAGTCTGTTCTCGGTTGCTCCGCTTCTATGAGTACCGTGTCAAGGGTGTTCAAGAAAACGGTGGAGACATCGAAGTCTGCGGTTGTAGCGTCAATCAACGACTTGAAAAAGACAACTGAAAAGTCTATAAAGAACGCCGCCACCGAAATCGCAAAGTCGATGTCTGCCGCTATGAGCGGTGTAGCCGCTGCAAGTGCAGCCGCAGCATCCGCTTCCGCCGCGCCTATGTCTATGATAGGCGAGAGTATGCAGCAGAACGCTATGGCAATGGCTAACACGTACAACGAATTGGTGTCAATAGGAAAGGACATCAAGCAGTTGAAGAAAGACTTGAAGAAAAGCGGCAAGGAAAAAAAGGATGTAACCGAAAAACTCAAAGAGGGCGCAGCACCGAAGAAAGAGGAAAGCGCACCCGCGAAGAAAGGCAAGTTCCAAGGTCTGAAGGACTTGGGTGAAGCCGCTTCGACATTCAGCGAGATTTCTATGAAGGATGCAATCCTAATGAAGTCAAAGGTGCAGAAAGTCCTTGAAGCGGCAAAGGAAATGGAGGATTTCGGAAAGGATTTTGATGCCGAAAATGCAGAAGGTCTTGCAAAAACCCTTGCAACGCTCGGCAAATCTGCTATGGAGTTCACGGCATCGCTTGGCAGCGTTGCAATACTTGCTCCGTTTGCTGCATTGACTGCTAAACTGCTTGTGCCTACAATCAGTTCGGTTGCCGAGGCGGTAGAACCTATTGCCGATGCTAATGAAGATGAATATAAAGGAATAAGCGAATCACTCGAAGCACTCGCGCAGGGAACGGGCAAATTTATGGCATATCTTGCGCTCGGTTCTGTTCTCGCCCCGTTTGCTATGGTTACTGCTTTGCTTATGAAACCGACAGTAGGTTTGATGGTCAAGGCACTTGAACCTATTTCGGGCAACGAAGCGGACAAATACAACGGTGCTTCCGAGACGCTTGAAGCGATGGCTACGGGTTCGTTGAAGTTCCTCGCTTCTATGGCGTTGAGCGTTGTACTCGCTCCCGTTGCTATGGTCGGGGCTGGATTGTTTGCATTGCTTTTGCTTGAAACACGAGCCGTGTTCGGTATAATGGCTAAAAAGGAGACCACGCTGGATATGCGCAGGGCTTCAAACAACCTCGAAAAGATGGGCGGTGCTGCTCTGATGTTCGAGGCTACTATGGCGTTGAGTACGATATTAGCCCCCGTTGCTATGGTCGGCGTTGCGTTAAGCACGCTCGTCATAGGCGGCAGTGCGACATTGTTCAACGCGATAGGCAACAGACGTACAAGCCGTGACATAAGGCAGGGTGTCCTTACTCTCGAACTTATGAGCATAGGCATACTCGGTTACACGCTGTCATTGCTCGCAACCACTATGATACTCCGCTACCTTATAACGGGCGGCGGTGAGAAAGTGGATTGGATGAACATTGTGGCGGTTGCATCGGCACTGCCTATGTTCGGCGTTATGATAGGCTCTGCATTCTTGTTTAGGGAGATAGGTAATTCGTCAGTAAGGATAGCGGAAGGCAGTCTTGCCGTTATGATTATGGGTGCTGCCACCGTTATGTTCACATTGAGCCTGCTTGCCACCTATATGATAACAAAGAGTATGGTTGGTGATGTGTTCAAAGACGGCAAGTTCGATATGAAGAATGTGGCGGCACTTGCTTGCATACTGCCCGTGTTCGGTCTTATGCTCGGTGCAAACGCCGTGTTCAAGAGAATCGGAAATGAGAAATCGGTAAAGGACACCCTTATGGGCGGTCTTTCAATTATAGTGATGAGTGTAAGCCTTATCACCTTTGCGGGTGCAATGTGGGTGACTCATCAAATGACAAAGAGCATAATCGGCAAAGCCGACAAGAACGACATATTCGCTGTTATCGCTGATGTCGCCGTTCTTGCCCTTATGCTTGGTGCTAATTACATATACCGCAGGCTCGGCAAGGAGAAATCCGTTCAAGAGACGCTTGCTGGCGGATTGTCCGTTGTCGCTATGAGTGTCGGTCTCGTCACCTTTGCAGGTGCAATGTGGGTCACTCATCAAATGGCAAAGAGCATTATAAAGAACGGAAGCGGTGCTGACATTGGTGCTTTGATAGCCGATGTAGCAATATTCGCCCTTATGCTTGGCGGCAATTACTTATTCCGCAGACTTGGTAGTGAAAAGACTGTCAAGGAATCTATGCAGGGGTTGGTTAGCATTGCCGCTATGAGCGCAGGTATCATAGCGTTCAGCGGCGCAATGTGGGTGTCACACAAGATAGCGAAACAGATAATCGGTGAAGCCGATACAGCAAGCATACTCACAACGCTCGGCATATTCGCTCTGATGGTTGGCTCTGTTTATCTGTTCAAGTTTGCGGGAAGTAACTTCAAAGACATTGCGAAAGGCGCGGGAAGTATGCTTCTTATGGCTGTCGGTATAGGCGCATTCGGATATGGATTGAGTTTCTTCACCGATGCGGTCAAAGACGCTAAATGGTGGCAGTTGCTTGCAATGCCCGCACTCGTTCTATCATTCGGTGTTGAGTTTGCCGCACTCGGCTACCTTGTTGAGTTTGTCGCCTTGGGTGCTGCTTCTGTTGCGCTTATGGGTGCTTCACTCGTTCCGTTTGGTTGGGGTGTCGGTCAGTATGCGAAGTATCTGCAAGAGGCTAACCTTGATTGGAAAACTGTCGGTCAGATGGCGGGATTGATAATGCTGTTCGGTGTTGAGATGTCACTGTTGGGACCCCTCTCCCCGCTTATCGTTATGTCTGACGTTGCTATGGGTGTTATGGGATTGTCTCTGATAGGATTCGGAAAGGGTGTCAGCAGTTACGCAAACGATGTCCGTGAGAGCAAGATAGATTGGAAAACGCTCGGAAAGATGGCGGGTCTTATCGCCGTGTTCGGTGCTGAATTTGCACTCGTTGCCCCGCTTTCCCCGCTTATCCTTATGGCTGACGCTGCAATAGGTGTTATGGGTGCTTCATTGTATTCAATCGGTGTCGGTGTCGGTGAATACGCCACGGCAGTCAACAAGTCGAAAGTCAATGTCAAGACAATCTTGAATATGGCAGGCATAATCGGAACATTCGCAACCGAGTTTTCCGCTATCGCTTTGGTGTCACCGTTTATCATTGCGGGTTCTGCCGCTGCTGCCGCTATGGGTGGCGCGTTGTTGAGTTTGGGCAAGGGATTGCAGGAGTTCGCCGCAGCGAAACTGCAACCGAAGAGTATTGACACATTCTCGAAGATGATGATTACGCTCCGTGACACATTCGCTGTTATGGCAGGCAGCGGTGAGGCAGGCGGCAAGGGAGGCATACTCGGCACGCTGTTCCGTGGTGTTGTTTCGGCAATCAGTCCGAGCAGTGTTGAGAAAGGCGTTGAAGTTTCCCGCAAGATGGGCAACGCTCTTTATGATATTTCAAAAGGCTTGCTCAAATTCCAAGAGGGAATTGGCGACAAGATAATTGACAAACAGTTTATGCAGGATTTCGCGGATTCTGTTTCAACAACCGTTTCGTCAATATCAAGCGCGTTCAGAACTGTCGGCGAGTCTTGGGTCAGCATAAAGTCACCCGAACCGAGAACCGTGTTCGGAAAATTGTTCCGCAAACTTACGGCAGGTGTTTTCGATGAGAAAACCCGTAACTCTGTTGAGGAAGGTATCAAAGCGACAAAGGGAATGGGAAGCAGCCTTGCCGAACTCGCCAAAGGATTGAAAGAATACAAAGACCTCGTTCCGAATGAAAAGGACGCGGGTTGGGTCGGCGCGGTGGCAACGAACATTGCGTTGATGTTGGACGCTTTGGTCGGCCCGCTCACCAAGTTCGGCACAGTTGAGGAATCCGTTTCCTTGGTTCAGTCGCAGTCGTCAGACATAGCGCGGGGATTCGCCTCAATTCAAAGCAGCATTGACAATACCGTAAACTACAACAGCAAGAAAGTTGACATAGCACGCGCTATGGAGAATGTCGGTCAAATCGGAACGCTTATTTCGGGTCTTGCACAAGGTGTCAAGACATTTGCCGAAATCAACCCGAAGAAAGACATAGGAAGCGCGTTTGAGATAAATGACGATTGGACATTGAGCGGAAACGGCGGCGGTATGATTGGTAACATACAGCAGATGCTCTGCGGTTTCTTCCCCGCTTTCATACAACTCGGTAAGAAGTTGGAGGAAACGGGTACGTTTGAGGAAGTCGTTGAGGCTGCTAAATACGAATCCCATTGGTACGGCAACCAAAAGACGCAGGATGCACGGACTGAAAAGAAGTCCTATGTCGGTATGGCTATCGCCGCTGCGCAGGGAATCGGAAGAATAATATCCGATTTGGCGGAGGGTATGAAATCGTTTAACGAGGCATATCCAGACCCGTCAAAACTCGCAACGGGTGTCGGTAATGTGATAAAGGCTATATCAAGTATGTTCACGGGATTCGGCACTATCGGCTATGCCATTGTGAACGGCGGCGGCTTGCAACCCGTTTTGCCTTCGGGTGCTGAAAACGGATTCGACTTCGGTTACATTCACGGTAACGTCAGAATGCTTCGCTACGCCCCCGATGGAAGCGATATGACGGAGGTGTTCAGTTCAATCAGCAGTTCAATGAACAATCTGATTACGGGCATAGGCGAGTCTGTGAACAAAATGAAAGGTCAGATGCCTGCCGTGAACGAGGTCAACAAGAGTATGGAGGCATACATTCTCACTCTGTTGAATCTGTCAACCGCCGCTCATATTATGGGCGACCATACCGCTGAAGAAAGCGCATTCTTCTACACCTCGAAAGGCATAACCACTTATCAAATGCAGAATATGGACAACGCTCTCGTTAAGGGCGCGTACAGCAATGCGAGCGAGTTGAAGAATGTTGTTGAAAAGGTGGTTACTATGGGTAAGTCAATACAGACGATACCCGACAGCGCGGGCAAGAAATTCACCGTGTTCACAACAGACTTGGTTAGGGGTATGAACCAACTTGCGGCAACGCACAACAATGTAACGGCAGCAACCAAGTTCATAGACAGTTTGACAAAGGCTAAAAACGAGCAGGTGTTCGAGAACATCGCGTCCAACACGGAGAGAATCGCGCAAGCGTTGAACTCAATAAACAACAATAATTTGCAGCCATACGCAGAGATGATTGCAGGTATGGGTAAATTGTCCGAAAGCACTTCAAATGCGAAGAAAATTATGGACGAGATACGCGACCTTATCGAAGATATGGTTGACAAAATCGGTGAACTCCGTAACGGTGGAGGCGGCGGAAGCGACACCAACGGCGGCGGCAGCAAACCTACTCCTACGAATGCTCCTCAACAGAGACCGCAACAACCTCAACCCGTTCCGCAGCAAAGGGTTAAGGCTGATGTCTCATTCGACCAAAGCACATTGAACGCTTTGAGCAAACTGACACAAGCGATAAATGAAAAATTCTAACAATGGTAAACGGCAACAAGACAACTGAAAACAATGACCAACTCCTTATAAGCGTCAATACACCCTACACGGGCGTGTCGAAAGTCAATTCGTACACGGCTGTCATAAAGGGGGAGACGGAATCGTTGTATTACAGAAAGGAGTTCAGATGGTCTTATGACGGCATACTTTACAACGATTGGCGCGAACTGACAAACGACAATCTGCGTGTGCTGCTGCCCGACCCGAACAAACCGTTCTATCCGCAGTACAAGTTCACGCAGATAGGTGACGGCGAACTTGAGTTTGAGAGTATAGCCCTTGAAGTCGTTTCAAACAACGGTATAATCAATGATATACCGATGTGCGGCATAAGCGATAACGAGAGTTGCTGCGGTCAGCAGAACCTTGTGTTTGAATGTTGCGGCGGCGGATTCAACCCGTATGCGATAGGCAACTCCGCATTCATTTATTCACAACTCTCGCAGGTTGTCAGCAATATGTTCGGATTCTGTGTCCAATACTTTAAGACAAGTGCCGACCAACGCTCAAAGGATGTCGTGCTGCACGAGTATTCGTTGCTCAATGTCATAGCGGAGGGCAACGTGAAAATACTTGTACCCGACAACCAACTGCCGAGCAGGGAGATAAATTTCAATCCTCTGATGATGGACTACCCGACCATATTCGAGGTGCATATCGTCAAAAACGGATTCAGACAAGTGTTCGGGCAGGACGCGAAACCCGAAGTCGGAGATTATCTTTATTTTGAGCAGTATATGAACAAAATGTACGAGATAAACGCCGTCTCCGAGACGGACGATTATCTTTACAGCGGTTCGTATTGGCGCGTCAGTCTTGTTCAGTACCAAAAGAAAGCGTCCGTCAAATTTGAGGACAAACAGTTCGAGGAAGACGTTGACACCCTCATATTCAATATGGATAAGTTCAACATTGAGGTTGAAAACGAGGAAAAGGATACGAGAAAACCCGAACAATACAACACAATCGGTACTGACGAAAATGATTATGTCAGAAGAATCCTTGACAAGAAACTTCATATCGGAACGGATGCAATCTACAATAATTGGACTATGATTTCAAAATCCTACTACGCATTGAAGTCAATCCCCCGTGGCAAGATGGCGATTCAGTACCGATACAACAAAGGTTGGGAGGATAGTGAGCGTATGTTCACTTTTTGGATAAGACCGAAATACACGAACACGAAGAATATCAGCAGGCGAATTGAAGCCATTGTTGATGTTGACGGATATATGGGTCTGAAGGTTGACAACACAGCCGTTTTTGTTGCGGGAACTTATCTCAACCTAACGGGTACTGACTATCCGAAGTTTGTCAAGATAACTGGTATTGTTGATGACGTTCTTGTTACAAACCAAATCTATGTTGACGATTGTATGAAAAATGCGGTTGCGACACAGATTTCGAGTAACAATTTCTTGTATTCCGAGGGCGGATTCAATCTCATACAGACACCGAACAGTTTCATTGTGTCAATCAACGGGGATGAACATATATTCAATTTCGGAAGCGAGTTGGTTATGAACGCTGACGAATGGTATGGCATCGTTCTCGCCGTCAAGCCCGAAGACAAGAAACTCGGACTTTGGGTTTATCCTCTTGGCAAGGGCGACAGAAATGTACGCAGTATGGATTCAACGATAGACCTCAAATACTATAAGACAATAGGATGCAAGGGCGATATGAGTGTTGATGACGGATATTGGGGATTGCTCGGTTGTGAACTTGACATAACCAACATAAGGATATGGAACGAGATTTGCGAAGAGAGCCTGCACAACATCATACTGTCGCAGTATGTCGTAAAGGATTCTCACCTTTGCGAACTTGTTGACAACGCGCAGCCCGAACTTCTGATTGACCGTGTTACCAATCCGAGGTAATGCTGAAATTTCCTTCAAATACCGCCCGCCTAAAACGGGCGTTTTTTATTTTTGTTCATTTTTTGTGCGTATTTGCGAATTTTTTATTATATTAGTTTGTAACCAAAAATTTAGAATTATGGATTTGAAAGGACTAATGGCGGTTCAAGTGCCGCAAAAAACAAGAACTTACGCTCCGATTTCCTACGAGGAAATTCACTATTCCATTATGGAAAACATTGAGCGTAACAACTTTGTACTCAACGGGACATCTGTCCGTACACGCAACGGCGCGGATGCTGTCGTTATGTACGACCTCGGCGACAAACTCGCCACGGAGGACAACAAGGAACTCGGAATCCGTGTCGGATTCAAGAACTCGTACAACCGAAGGGTCAGTTTCGGTTTCGCTATCGGCAGTGTTGTGTTCATCTGCACAAACGGTATGGTTAGCGGCGAGTATATGATTAAAAAGCAGCATCGTATGAACGATTTGAACGTCTATGTTACCGACCTCATCGGTCAGTATTTCTCCCAAGTCCGTTACGAGCATAATCGGAACATTATGTTTATGAAAGACTTGAAGCAGCAGAGGGTTGACCGTGCGGTCGCCTCCCGCGTAATCGGTGACTTGTTCACGAACAACAGAATCATCAACCAAGGTCAGTTGCGTAAAATGGCTGACGAAATCTACCACTCAACGAACTTCGGCAATCTGACCGACAACGAAACAATCAGCGGGTGGGATTTGTACAACCACGGAACTGAAGCATTGAAATCATCGGCAAATGTCAACTACTTTGCAAAGCATACAACATACAACGACTATTTCAGAGGATTCTTTGGAATCTGAAATGAATGAGGTCATAGACAAGTTGCAGAAACAGAAGGGGTCGCTCAAACTTATGAATGACGGTCTCTTCGGTTGCGACTTGGAAAATGTTGACTTTGACGGTTGCGACATTGAGGTTGAGCCGAAAGAAAAAGAAGTACCAACAATAACTTATATATGATGTACACACTATTGATAGACGGACATAACTTTATGTTTAGGACAATGTATGTTTTTCCGTCAAAGAAGAATGAAAAAATGCTGTCAACGGAGGAATCGCAGAAACTGTTTGTGTCAAAACTTGAACAGAATCTGAACGCTGTGCTGCGTGACTTGGAGAATATCGTTGACAGATGCGTGTTCATTATGGATTCCGCCTCTTGGCGCAAGACCATTGAATCCGATGTTGACTATAAAGGCACTCGCCATCAAGACGAGACCATAGACTTCAACGGGTTTGACAAATGCACGGCGGAATTTATGGAGATTGCAAAGAAATACAATGTCACCGTTTCCAAGACAAAGCGTGCGGAGGCTGACGACTTGATTTTCTATTGGTCTAACGTGTTGACCTCGAAAGGAATCCCCGTCATTATGTACACAAGCGATAAGGATATGCTCCAACTCGTGCGCAGCGTGAATGGTGTTCCCGCCATTCTCTATTCCGATGTCACGAAAAAGATATACACGCCGAGCGATTTTATGAAAGGCAAGGATGTGTCCGAATCAATCTACGAGGCTTTCACGAACAAGCACAAGATTGACGTGTTTGACGAAAAGACGCAGTTCGAGTATCTGTCGAAAAAGCGCAGCCTTGATATGATTGAGGTTGACGCTGACGAATGCTTGTTCACAAAAGTAATCGTTGGCGACAAATCGGACAATATTTCGTCAATCTATTCCTACGAGAAAAACGGCAGGACATTCAACGTGACCGAAAAGAAAGCGGAGAAAATCATTGAAAACTTTAAGGGTAAGGTCGAATCGCTCAATGCGGAGTATCTTTTCCTTGACGATACAATCAAGGCACTTGCGCAATCCTGCTGCGAGGTTGTCGGCGTTGACTGCGTAGATAAGATTGAGGCTAACATAAGACGGAACACACAGTATATTGTGTTAAACACGAATGTCATACCGTCCGATGTCGTCAGCGCAATGCACGAAGACGTTAAGTCTCTCGCAAAGGAAATGCGCAGGGTCAAGTTCAACGCTCTGAAGCCGCAGGAATCTGTCGTGAAGAAAACTGAAAAGATTTTCAAAGGTGTCAAGGATGACGGGGATTTGTCGTTCATAAAAGGCAACAAGGCTCTGTTTTAATTTGCATAAAAATTTGTATAACAAAAGCATATATTATGAAAAAGTTTTTTATTACAGCATTTTTGGTAACGGCATTTGTTATGATGTTCCTATCCGTTTTAGCCATTTTCAAAAACAGATTGGAGTATGCAACGATTTTTACAGCCGCGTCTATGATTGCGATTATCATTTCAAATGTAATATCCTATGTTGATATGTTGGATATGGAATCCGAAATGAAGAAAATGGTGTCGGAAATGAACAACTTTAAGGGTTACTTTTTCCCGCAGGAAAACCAATCCGACTATATCAAGAAAGTATTGGATAGGATTCCCTATGCCGCCCGTGCGGACATTCAGAAGCAGAGCCGTGAGAACGAGGCTGCTCTTGAAAAGGATTTGCTTATGCCGAAGTTGAGCGGATATACGGATGACGAAATCCTCGAACTCAACAAGTGCAACGCGCTCCCGTCCACAATAACGAAAGAAGACATTAACAGACTTCGCAAGATAAATGCGTCAAGGGGTGTCAAGTTCTCGCAATTCGACTTGGGTACTGCCGACACCGATTCAGAGCCGCAGGCTGTTCAAGAACAAACTGAATAGGGAGGTTATATGGAACTGTTTGAATACATAGAACTTTTGTTTGACCGCTCGAAACAGAAAGAGTGGAACAACCTCGTTACGAGTGAAAAAGTCAAGAACCAATTTATGCTCAACCGATTTATGGCGATACGTTATCCCACCTATGCGCAGCAACTGAATGTCATTAAGACAGACGGTCTCGGTGTTGCGGAGGTTTGGCGTATGGTCGCTTCGAGATTCTACAAAGGTGTTCCGAAGTTCATTTACACCAAGACAGCAAAGGGTGCAAAAAAAGACAACCCGCTTGCCAAAATATCGAAGGAGGCAATCAGTTTTTGGTGTGACCGCAACGAGTGCGGACTCCGTGAACTGAACGAGCATTTGGATTTTAACCTTGAGCGCACGCTTGACGAGTTGAAGTACATAGAAAAGAATTACATAACAAAAGACAAATCAAATAAAGAGAACGACAATGACTGATTTATTGAAATTTTTAGTGGTGTTCGCGCTTGCTTGCGTGATAGTGCCGATTTTCGCCCTGCTTGCAGGCTACATTTTCTATCTTGTTTGGAACAACATCTTGGTTGATATCGTTTCCGTGTTCAAGGAAATCACCTATTGGAAATCATTTTTCTTGTGCTTGGCGGTAATGTTCCCGTCAACCTTGGCTAAATACAAGACATACGATGAGTAATTCGATTACGCCCAATGACGTGGCGAAAATGATGGTGAGCGTTTCGGAGATGGAGTTCAAACTTTATCCGAACACATACGATACGGATGCCCGCATCGCGAAGATATTGCGTTTGCGCAGTAGCAGGAATATGTACCGTAACGAGATGTTCGCACACATTGACAACTACTACGGCGGTGTGGCGAAATGGTTTGACTTGTTTAAGAAACGCTTTGGCGATTCCGTTTCGATAGAGGAACACTATGACGAACTCATTAGTAATTTCTCGTCTCCCGAAATCATAGCGTACTACAACATCTACCCGAATTTGAGTTACTATTCGTTCAGAGTTATGGACGAAAAGGACGATAGGGATTGCAGGGAAACCAACAAGACTGTTATGTGTCTGCCCGACACTTCGATAAAGTCTATGTATATCAACCTCCGTAATCTGTTTCAGCAGGATGTTGTTGACAAAATGAACAAGTATTTCATCGCCAACAATATGCTTGTTGACAATGCTATGTTCAAAAAGCCTGCCGTTGTTACGGTTGAGGTTGCCGCATTGCTTGACATTTTCGGGGAGTTTGTGGCGCAGTGCAAAGATGAGAAATTCGCGGATGTTGTGTATGCGGGTATATCGTTTATTGACATTGACGAACTCGCCCACACGAGGGTTACTCTGCTGACCGATTATCCGAGTTATAAATAGAATCGGAACTATCCCTTTTGGTTTTGTAAGAAATCTTGAAAAATATCATATATAAATATATTAAGTGTATGTAGTTATTTGGAGTATTGGTATTGTGGTTTTATACTAAATTAAAAAACAAACTGACTTGTATAAGTAAAACCAAGAAAGTCAGATGACATAGGTCAGTAGAATACTTTAAAATCTCGGTGAGGAACACCGAGTACAGTCGTGGAGTTATGAACAAACCAAGTGGAACACTCAAGTTAACTGATGACTGCTTGGATAACAGTGAAGCGATTATTGAACTTGAAATCTTAATAAATATTACAAGATTAAAAGGAATAATTCCGAATAGAGTTTAACATAGCATTGTTTATGAAACTTTTATCCGATTCCATAAGGAACTTGCAGAACAGTCAGCAGCAGAAGCCCGTCATCAATGATTCACAGACGGAATTGCTGCCCGATATATGTGAATTGCCAAATGGCGAGTACAAGGCTTACTTTTACGCTTGGGTGTTTGAACTTGCTGACGGCAGGAAATTCAAGACCCATATCGGGGTGAAACACGGAAAGCGTTGTGCAAAGTTGCTCAACTATAAAGTTGAAAACGGCGAGTTTCGGGAGATAGAAAAATTCTTCAACGGTTGTGAAAAACACATAACCGAATTGCCTAATGGAACATATAAAGGCAGATGGTTCGCCTATTGCTTCGAATTGGAAAACGGTGAAAAATACAAGACCGACATAGGATTGCTGCGAAGCAGGGAACTTACGCCTATCGGAACGTACTCTCTTGTTGACGGGGCGTTGACTGAATTGGAAATGTGCTAAAAGAAAAGGACTGCGGTTGCAGTCCTTTTTGCTATTGCGCGAGAAGGTCTTTCATTTCCCAATTCGGGAAAGCCTTGTTTATTTTATCTGTTATGTCGTCAACTATTTCTTCGGGCTTCATATCGCGCTGCGGGGTGATTTCGTAGATTCCGCAGTTCGCGCAATCCTCGAACCCGTAGTCGGTTATTCTCATCTTCACAGCGTCTATCGCTTTTGTGATAAATTCATTGTTGTCCGATGTCTTGTTTGGTTGGTCACTGACGATAAGCGTGACGGGAATCGTCATACCGTAACTGTTGAACTCGCCCCATTCCGATTTGTCGGGCAGGGCAATGCACCAATATACCTTTTTGCTATCCATTCCGTTGACAACAATGTCTTTGCTTTCGGTGATGAAGTTCCCAAAACTTTTCAGATTTTCCATACTATTCTTGTTCTTTGAGTTTCCAAAACGTGCAGGTCATATCGTATGATGAGAACACATCATCGGTTGTTCCCGCGCTGTGGCATATCAGTTGACCTTCGACTGTGCCGTATTCTGTTTCGATTGTGAGTTCGTATTTTCTGTAAGCGGGGTGATTGATGTCTGGTGAAGTTCCCGCGAAGTAGTTGTAGTACACGCCCGCGCTTGAAATGACATCGGTTACACCGCGCACTTTTCGGAGTGCCGCTATGTGGTCGCCAACATTCTGCCAACCCGTATCGGAGTATTTGTGTTTTGTGAACGGGCTTGAAGCGGTGTAAAGTCTGTTTATGAGCAGGTTCAGTTGGTATGTTTTATCCATTTTGCCCAATTCGTTGTTCTCGTTTATTATGTCGCTGTATTTTTTGACTTCCATATAGGTGTTTTTCAATATTTATATTGGGTCTTATAAATATTTAAAATTGTGTTTTAATGGGATTTCTTGATACCTCGAAGGTGAAGGCTATTGATTTGTTGAAGCAGGCGTATCTGTATCTGAACAAGATGTACGGTATGTCCGATTCGGTCTTTACTCCGAGTTCACCAACGGGTCAGATACTGTCCGTTGTAGCCAACATTTCGGAGTTGGTTTTCCTTTATCTTGAGCGTGCGGCATCCGAATTGAACATTATGCGTGCGCAAACTGTCGAAAGCGTACACGGTCTTTCGAGGCTGACGGGTCACGACCCGTACAGAGGTTCATCGGCATACGGTATGATGAAGATTAAGTTGAATCCGTCTGCACTGCTTGATTTCAACGGCTCTTATGTGAAAATTCAGAACAACACGGCGTTTGTAATCAAGGAAAACGGCAATCAGTATTTCTTGAATATGGATACCGACTATATAATGCTGCAACAAGATTCCGACCCCGTGAACATAGAGTTCGTGCAGGGTGTCCGTTCTACGCAGACTTTTGTTGCAGATGGAACGAAGTTGCAGTCTTACAACGTGAACATAAAAGGGTTGACTGACCACAACAGAATCAGAGTGTTTGTGGACGGTGCGGAATGGAAGAAAGTGGAAAGCCTTTACGATATGGGTGCTGACGAGGCTTGCTATATGTGCAAGACTTCCGTGAATATGGGTCTTACTGTGTTTTTCGGAAACGGTAATTTCGGAAAGATTCCCGAAAGCGGAAAGAGCATAGAGGTTGAAACAGTGAACCATCTCGGCGATGCGGGCAACCTCTCTGGCACAGCCCTCAACATAGAGTTCCTTGACGCGGGTTTCGACAACGATGGCGAGACCATTGACCTCAACAAGTTCCTTTCGGTTATGGTTGAAAAACCGCCTATGATGGGTGCATACGCAGAGCCTTTGGAACTTACGAGAATGATTGCCCCTCATCAGAGCAAGAGTTTCGTTCTCGCAAACCCCGACAACTATGTGTCGTATCTTTCAAGGTACAGTCAGTTTAACGTGATTGACGCATACAACACAAAGGACGATTCGTATTTGGACGATGACAATGTTATATACTTGCAGATTGTTCCGAACATAAAGGACAAACTTTCCAAGCAGTCCGATTCGATAGACTATTTCAACCTGCCCGAAAATGAGTTCGTGCTTAACGACTTTGAGAAAGATGCCATAATCCGTGCGCTTGATGACAGCGGCAGGCAACTTGTTTCTTCGGAGGTTGTCATAAATGATGTGAAAATCAAACGCTACGCTCTTGTGATAGCGGTCAAATATTTCGAGAACAGCGAAAAAATGAAAGTGTGGACGGCGATACGCTCGAAGTTGAACACATATTTCACCAACATAAACAGAACCGATATGATTCCGAAGTCAGATATCGTTTCTTTGCTTGAAGGCATAGAAGGTATTGACAGTGTGAACGCCTATTTCGTTTCGGAGGAAAACGAGGAGGCTATAAGGAACGGTTATTATATTGAAACCTACGATTATATAAACCCCGATACACATCTCCACGAGAAAGTGGAAAGACGCATAGACCTCGAACCCGATGAAGACCCGTTGGTCGGTCTTGACAGTTTCGGCGACATTGTTTTGAAAAAAGGCGAAGTTGCCATAATAAGGGGTGGATGGAAAGACAGAGACAATAACGAGTATAATAGCGAACTTGATATGAACAATCTTTGCGGTCTTACGGTTGTGTTCACATCGGCTACGGAGAATACCGTTTTCAATAAAATGCAGCAGGAATCTCTGAACAGACTGCTTAACGGCGGATAGTCAGAGACTTTGTGAATCTTTCTTGGGCATCGGCTATTGAGCCGTTCTCGAAGTAATCCTCATCGCAATATATCATCTCGTGTATCAGATTGTAGTTCACGCAACGGCAATCTGATATTTTTGTTATGTCGTACCGCTTTACAGATTCCATTATGTTCACTTTCTTTGAAATCTGCTCTGCGGTGTCCGTTGTGATTTCCTTTATGAAATTCTGTTTGTCCGCGCTGTCAATGTCGGGGTAGTTGGCGATTTCCTTTTCTATCCTGCGCGAATACAAGTCGTATATGTAGCCGAACACTTGAATCCGTATGTTCAGCGGCAGCACTCGCATATCTATTCCGTAAAAGTGTTTCGGGTTCTTTTTTGATTGACCCATAGACATAATGTAGGGGAATGTGTCGTACAAATCATTTCTGTCGGTTGCATATCGAAAGGCGTATAGTTTCCCAGGCAGAAGCCAAGTCTTGTTTATCGGCATATATTGGATTTTGTCGTAGAACTCCGTTTGGATTCTCTTTTCAGAGCCGTAATCCTTCAGCACGTCTCTGACCCTTGATTGGAAATCGTATGTATAATTCATATATATAATTAAAAAGCGTATGAGGTCACAAGATAGTCTTCTATGTATATGTCAACCACGCAGCCGAATGAATAATTGTTCGGTCTCTCGAAGAAATTTACCTTGCAGTAGATATTGATGTTCGAGTCGGTTGTTGACTTGACATATTTTTGGATTTGCAGATTTATTTCGTTCTGTATGTAGTTCGCACTGACATTTGTCTCGAAAATATATTTTTCCAAGTCTATTCCGAAATCGGGCATACACAAAAGGCTTCCTTTTTCGGTATATAACAGAACTTCCAATTTTTGTATGATATTGATTAGTCTGTCGTGTATTTCCAACGCCTTTTCGGAGTATCTTGGTGACTCGTCAGATATTGCGAAAATCTCATTTATGTCGTATGTTTCCATTAGGTGATATGTATAAATATAAAGATAAATCTTGATTATTTATAATTATGACCGATAAAGAATTACGCGACTTGTACATTTTATACAAAAATAGTGGTGCAACTATCCCTTTTAAAGAATGGATTGAACTCCAAGGCGAATCTGGTGATAATGACAACAACAAGCAGGTTGTCATTATCAACGGTGGCGGCGAATGTTGTCCGCCCGCACCTTCCGTAAACGTATGCTGCCCTCCGACAAAGAGAACTGTCGGTAGGGGTAAACAAGGTATCCAAGGTGTCCAAGGCGTTCAAGGTCTGCAAGGTTTGCAGGGCTTGAAAGGTGAATATGCAGCACAAGGCGTGCAGGGCGTGCAGGGTTTGCAGGGTCCAGCAGGCGGCGGTGGCGGCGGCGACCAAGGTATCCAAGGTGTCCAAGGTGAGCAGGGTTTGCAAGGCTTGGCAGGTGAACAAGGTTTGCAAGGCATCCAAGGTATTCAAGGTGCTGAAGGCGAACAAGGTTTGCGCGGTTTCCAAGGTGCAGACGGTACTGACGGAAACCAAGGCGTTCAAGGTATTCAAGGTGCTGACGGAATCCAAGGTGTTGACGGCAAACAAGGATTCCAAGGTGCTGACGGTAAAGACGGCGAGCAAGGTGTTCAAGGCTTGCAAGGTATAGGCGGTACTGACGGTGAACAAGGTTTGCAAGGTTTGAAAGGTGAACAAGGTATTCAAGGTCCAGCAGGCGGAGGCGGCGGTGGCGAACAAGGAATACAAGGTCTCCAAGGTGCGCAAGGTATCCAAGGCAATCAAGGCATTCAAGGTGCAGACGGAATCAAAGGTGCAGACGGAATCCAAGGTGCTGATGGTAAAGACGGCGAGCAGGGTGTTCAAGGTCTCCAAGGTGCAGACGGAATCCAAGGTGCTGACGGCGAGCAAGGCACACAAGGTTTGCAAGGTGAGCAAGGCTTGCAAGGTTTTCAAGGAATCCAAGGTATTCAAGGAACTGAAGGCAACCAAGGTACACAAGGTTTGCAAGGTATAGACGGCAAAGACGGTGAGCAAGGCGTTCAAGGTCTCCAAGGTGCAGACGGAATCCAAGGTGCTGATGGTATTCAAGGTGCTGACGGCAAAGATGGTGAGCAAGGTGTTCAAGGCTTGCAAGGTGCTGACGGTCTCCAAGGTGCTGACGGTATTCAAGGTGCTGACGGCAAAGACGGCGAGCAAGGTGTTCAAGGATTGCAAGGTGCTGACGGTATTCAAGGTGCAGATGGAATCCAAGGTGCAGACGGTGAGCAAGGTTTGCAAGGTGCTGACGGTATTCAAGGTGCAGACGGAATACAAGGTGCAGACGGTGAGCAAGGTTTGCAAGGTGCTGACGGTAAAGACGGTGAGCAAGGTGTTCAAGGTTTGCAAGGTGCAGATGGAATCCAAGGTGCAGATGGAATCCAAGGTGCAGATGGAATCCAAGGTGCAGACGGTATTCAAGGTGCAGATGGAATCCAAGGTGCAGACGGTAAAGATGGTGAGCAAGGTGTTCAAGGCATTCAAGGTGCAGACGGAATACAAGGTGCAGACGGTGAGCAAGGTTTGCAAGGTGCTGACGGTAAAGACGGCGAGCAAGGTGTTCAAGGCTTGCAAGGTGCTGATGGAATACAAGGTGTTGACGGTGAGCAAGGTTTGCAAGGTGCTGACGGTATCCAAGGTGCTGATGGCAAAGATGGTGAACAAGGTGTTCAAGGTATAAAGGGTTTAGATGGGGATGACGGTGAGCAGGGTGTTCAAGGTCTCCAAGGTGTTGGTGGCACACAAGGTGTGCAGGGTGTAGCGGGTGAAGCCGCTTCACAAGGTATTCAAGGTGCAACTGGTGCTGACGGTATTCAAGGTGCTGACGGCAAAGATGGTGAGCAAGGTGTTCAAGGCTTGCAAGGTGCTGACGGCAAAGACGGTGAACAAGGTGTTCAAGGTCTCCAAGGTGTTGACGGTATTCAAGGTGCAGACGGCAAAGACGGAGAGCAAGGTGTTCAAGGTCTTCAAGGTGCTGATGGCATTCAAGGTGCAGACGGCAAAGACGGAGAGCAAGGTGTTCAAGGTCTCCAAGGTGTTCAAGGTGCAGACGGCAAAGACGGTGAACAAGGTGTTCAAGGTCTCCAAGGTGTTGACGGTATTCAAGGTGCAGACGGAATACAAGGTGCAGACGGCGAGCAGGGTGTTCAAGGTTTGCAAGGCGCAGACGGAATCCAAGGTGCTGATGGCACAGACGGCGAGCAGGGTGTTCAAGGTTTGCAAGGTGCTGATGGCATTCAAGGCGTACAAGGTGTAGCGGGCGAAGCCGCTTCGCAAGGTATTCAAGGCGCAACTGGTGCAGATGGCATTCAAGGTGCAGACGGTTCACAAGGTGTTCAAGGTGTGTTGGGTGCTGACGGCGAGCAGGGTGTTCAAGGTCTCCAAGGTGAGCAGGGCGTTCAAGGTTTGCAAGGTGTAGATGGTACACAAGGTATTCAAGGTATAGCAGGCGCAGACGGTGAGCAGGGTGTTCAAGGTCTCCAAGGTGCTGATGGTAAAGATGGAGAGCAAGGTGTTCAAGGCTTGCAAGGTGCTGATGGTATTCAAGGTGCTAATGGTAAAGATGGCGAGCAAGGTGTTCAAGGTTTGCAGGGTGCTGACGGAATACAAGGTGCTGACGGTAAAGACGGTGAACAAGGTGTTCAAGGTTTGCAAGGTGCAGACGGAATCCAAGGTGCTGATGGTACAGACGGCGAGCAGGGTGTTCAAGGTTTGCAAGGTGCTGATGGTAAAGACGGTGAACAAGGTGTTCAAGGTCTCCAAGGTGCTGATGGTATCCAAGGTGCAGACGGAATCCAAGGTGCTGACGGTTCACAAGGTGTTCAAGGTATTCAAGGTGCTGACGGAATACAAGGTGCTGACGGTTCACAAGGTGTTCAAGGTATCCAAGGTGCAGACGGAATCCAAGGTGCTGACGGTTCACAAGGTGTTCAAGGTATTCAAGGTGCTGACGGAATCCAAGGTGCTGACGGTTCACAAGGTGTTCAAGGTATCCAAGGTGCAGACGGAATCCAAGGTGCTGACGGTTCACAAGGTGTTCAAGGTATTCAAGGTGCTGACGGAATACAAGGTGCTGACGGCAAAGACGGTGAACAAGGTGTTCAAGGTATTCAAGGTGCTGATGGTAAAGACGGCGAGCAGGGTGTTCAAGGAATCCAAGGCGCACAAGGTCTCCAAGGCGAGCAGGGCGTTCAAGGTCTGCAAGGTGAGCAGGGCGTTCAAGGAATCCAAGGTGCACAAGGTCTGCAAGGTGAGCAGGGTGTTCAAGGTTTGCAGGGCGAACAAGGTGTTCAAGGAGTTCAAGGTCTGCAAGGCGAGCAGGGTGTTCAAGGAGTTCAAGGAGTTCAAGGTTTGCAAGGCGAACAAGGTGTACAAGGCGAACAAGGTGTTCAAGGAGTTCAAGGTCTGCAAGGTGAGCAGGGTGTTCAAGGAATCCAAGGCACACAAGGTCTGCAAGGCGAACAAGGTGTACAAGGCGAACAAGGTGTTCAAGGAGTTCAAGGTCTGCAAGGTGAGCAGGGTGTTCAAGGAATCCAAGGCACACAAGGTCTGCAAGGTGAGCAGGGTGTTCAAGGAGTTCAAGGCACACAAGGTTTGCAAGGCGAGCAGGGTGTTCAAGGAATCCAAGGCACGCAAGGTCTGCAAGGTGAGCAGGGTGTTCAAGGAGTTCAAGGCACGCAAGGTTTGCAGGGCGAACAAGGTGTTCAAGGAGTTCAAGGCGCACAAGGTCTGCAAGGTGAGCAGGGTGTTCAAGGAATCCAAGGCACACAAGGTCTGCAAGGTGAGCAGGGTGTTCAAGGAGTTCAAGGTTTGCAAGGCGAGCAGGGTGTTCAAGGAATCCAAGGCACACAAGGTCTGCAAGGCGAACAAGGTGTTCAAGGAGTTCAAGGTCTGCAAGGCGAGCAGGGTGTTCAAGGAGTTCAAGGTTTGCAAGGCGAACAAGGTGTGCAAGGCGAACAAGGTGTTCAAGGAGTTCAAGGTCTGCAAGGCGAGCAGGGTGTTCAAGGAGTTCAAGGTTTGCAAGGCGAACAAGGTGTACAAGGCGAACAAGGTGTTCAAGGAGTTCAAGGTCTGCACGGTGAGCA